CTCTGTCTACTCTGACTCCAGCTTGATTAAGTGTTACACCTACACCATTTTCACCACTATTAACTTCTATAATATTATCTTTAACAGTTAGTTCATTTGATGTTACTTGAGTTTGAGTTCCTTCAACAATTAAATTTCCTGTTACTCTAGTATTACCTACACCAACTCCAGTGTCTAGTTTTATTTCTCCACCAGATTGAACTTTTACTTTATAATCACCATTTGGTACTGTAACAAATCTTGACATTTATAAATCCCTATACCGCAGTTAAAACCATTTGGCTAGAAGTTGAGTCATCTGTAACTGACCACTTATAACGGACTCCAGAAAAGTCAATTGCGGTTTTATTAAACACTTTTCTAAGTCTAACTCCGTCACCAGCTCCGCCTATGTAACCTGTTAAAGACATTTCATTATCATTTAAACTATTAATGTCTTTATCAACTAACCTACATACTCCTTCATTTCCGGAATCATCATTAGCATCATCTACCATAAATTTATTAGATCCACGCTGTCTTTTAATGATTCCAACTGCCGAAACTGCGTTTGTACCCACTTTCACAGTAACAACAAAATTGTTGTCTGAACCACTAACGATCCCAAAATGCTTCTTATTAACTGGTCTACCCATATTCTTATTATATTATACTTATTTATGCAAAAAGGGGAAGCGTGAAAACTTCCCCTTACAATGCGTTACTAGTTTATATTATTAAATTACGTCTACAGTTCTAACTGCTGAAGTAGCCGCATTAGCGTCGCTTAACGTATATTTGAAATTAGCTGTTCCTTCTGTTTGAACAGTTCTGTTACGAAGTTTTGTAACTTGCGTAGCAGTTCCACTATCGTCTTTAGCATTGATTATGAATTCACTCGCCGCTAAAGCACCTTGTGCCTTATTAACTAGAGTCATTACTTCTTCTGCACCATTGGCATTAACAAGAAATTTTCTAGTTGATCTTTGTCTAACGATTGAACCAGCTGTTTGTGACTCCGCACCAGCGGCTTTTCTCCAAGATGTAACTTGAATATTGCCTGCACCAGTTCCGAAGTTTCTTTTGTTGATAGGTCTTCCCATTTTTTTTCTCCCTTTAACGTTCTATGTTATACGCAGTTGTGTCTGCATAAGACTAGACAAGGTGTCTAGTTCAATGGTATTTATCCTTTTGAGAGGGAAGTCAAAAGCTCTATTTTACTGAAATATTTTAAGGAATTAATTGCTTGTTGTAGTTTTAGATCAGCACGTTCTTGGTAAATTTGTCTTTTAGTTTGTCTTAACATTATTAATTCATCTAATCTTTCATTTAATAATGCATCTACTGTTCGTTCTAATTTTTGAATATCTTTGATAAAAATGCCATGATTTTTCTTCCAAACATCTAGTCTACTTCTGTATTCTAAATATTCATTATACAGTTCATTTGAAGTTATTTCTATCATACAAATATTTACAAGTAATAAAATTATTCTAGCTTATTCACCAGGTTTCTAGCGCCATATGTCACTAAAAAGGACGCATTGGCTCTTTTGTATATGGTTGCAATTTCTAATTGATGTTGAATAGTTGGTAGTCCTATATATTCATCTGATACTTGAAACAATCCAACTTGTTTATATGTTCCTGCTTTAACTAATCCAAATACATCCATACTGTGACTTGCAGGCTTTAATAATAATGCATCTGCACCATCGGCCACATATTGATGTGATCGTGATGTCATACCCCATTCATTTTTAACATTTAATTGATAAGTTCTTTCACTAGAAGGTTTACTATCTGATACATCTCTAAATGTACTATAAAATACACTTCTCCATTTTACATATGCCATTATTAATTTAGATGTTTCTACTTTAAGATTTTTAACTGTATTTTTTCCCATGTCACTTGGTGCTAAAACATCTGCTCCTGCAGATTCTAATTGTTTTCCTAAATTTACTAATAATTGTTCACTGGTATCTGGTTTATCTAATACGCAACAATGACCATCTGGTAGTGTTGAACATAAACATACATCTACACTTAATTGTATTTTTGGGAATTTTGTTTTAATTTTGTTTACAACTTCTGCTTGGAATTTCCAATCAGGTGTCCAAGTTTTTTTATTAGGTGTTATGAATAATAGAAAATCTTCTAGACCAGAGTCTATGTCTGTTTGAATTCTGTTGTTAATGTCTTTAAGACTATAACTTGAATTGTCTGGGCCTAATCCAGCTTCATATGTTTCACCAGACTGGTTGACAAAGATTGGCTGGAGTAAGTCCATTTATGTTTATTCTGCGATTTGATCGCACATTTCTTTTGTTGCTTTGTTTCCAGCTTCTTTGTCATAAACCCAAAGGTAAGAATATACAATTTGGTCACCTTTTTGCATACATCTTTTACCTAAATCTAATGCAGGATTTTTTACTGAACAAGCTGTTAATACTAACAACGAAAGAAAAAATATAGCTATTGTTTTCATACTAACATTATAGCGTATTTTGGTAAAAAGTCAAGTTTTGATTTACCAAAAAGTAAACCCTAATATGCTAGATAATATGTTGGTGAATAGTACGATTAAAGATATTTGAATTCCAAGTTTTGATAAAATGAATAGTGTAATCATAGTTATAGTTATTGCTTAGGTGGCACCATAAGTACCACCCAAGATTAGGTTAAGTTATCTAAATCTATATTATTTTCTATTGAAGATATGATATAGTATCCAAACCGCTACTAAACCTAGTAATCCTTGATCACTAAATCCAGAGAGTACGCCCTGTACATTTCCTATCACAGAAACATTTGGCCAGAACGGAATACCTTGACCGTTGAAAAGAATTTCTAAAACGATTCCTAATGCGATGAAAGATACACCAACATCAGCAATTCCTTTTGCCCATCCTTTAACTTTTTGTAAAATATCCATTGTGGACCTCCTTTACAAATTTAAATTACATTCCTCTAAACTTGGGAACGTGACATTATTTAGGTAAAGGTATTCTGAAAGATAAAACTACACATTTTTGACAGACATCAAAAATACTGGTTTAATTTATTAAGTGTGTAGATATTAAAGGTTGTAAGGTAGTTTAATCGTGAAAAAAGGCGACCCGAAAGCCGCCTTTTCTCGTATTTTGTTCTACTCGCGATTACGCAAAAGTTACGTTCGCAACAGAGATCTCTCCCAAGTAGTCAGCCGCATTACCTAAAGATGATGCAGTGTTTGACAATTCTACGTAGCCGTATCTAGTCATAAAAGATACAACTGGTTCGAAAGTACCTGGATCAAGAACAACACCACTTGACATTAACGGTATGTATGGGCAGTAGAATGCCGCCGCGTCTGCTTCAGACGAGCCTTTATATCCTACTAATACAGCCGTTCCGTCAGCCGCGTATGTGTCAGCGTACACTTTCATTGAACCATTTAAAGTACCAACCATTTTTTGGTTAGTAGGTGCTTCGAAAGTTCCTTCAGTTGTTCTTGCGAACGCTGAAGTTGTTGCTGATTGAAGAACTGTTAAAGCGTGAGGGCTTACTACAGTCCAGTTACCAGCACCACGTCTTGTACGTTGAGCTATCTTGTTTGCTACTCTGTTAATCATTACAGCCAAAGCCGCGTGTTCATCACCAACGAATGTAGCAGTTCCTGATACCGCCGCTTGGTCATATGCTTCTTCTGTAGGTGCTAGAGATCTTAAAGAATTAATTACTTCTTGATCAATTTCAGCAGTAATTTCTTGGGCTAATGCCGCCATAATTTCTGCTTCTACGTCTACACCTTGCTGTGCTTGAGCATCTTGAGCAGATTCAAAAGTCCATCTAGCTGATAATTTTCTAGTTTTGGCTTCTACAACCTGTTTCAAGATTTGAATTGATAGTCTGTTACCACCAGTGCCTTCTAAGCCGGCTGTTCCGCCACCTTTTCCAACTGTTTTGTCTCCAGAATAGGCTTGACCTATTTTGAATGGTGATAATGCCTCTTCGCCTGCAGTTACATCATTATCTGTATTTGTGGCGTCGTTGGCATCAGCATATCTAACTCTTAGTGTGTGGATTTGACCAACTGGGCCAGTCATCGGTTGAACTCCAACCAATTCGTTAGCTATTACAGTCGGCATAACCCGTCTAATCACCGGTAGGATCACTCTGTTTAAAGTAGCCACGTTACCAGCCGAAGTTGCTCCAGCTGTTGCCGCCTCTGCCAAATACTTTCTAGTATTTTCGAGAGTTGCTTCCATTACAGACTTCTTATTGCCTGCTAGGCCTTCAAGTAACGCACTCTTTGTATCCTGCCAGCGTGTTTCTGTTAGTTCTGACATTGTGTTTTTCTCCTTTTTTAGATTCCTGCGAGTCTTTTTATATCTACAATATTTCTATTGAATTGACTCACATTACCAATGTTATTTTCAATTTTATCGCCTGTTATTTCTGTGCCTGTACTTGAGCTTGCCTTTTTCGCTGGCGTCCTACCGTTTATTACAGCGGGCATATATTTGTCAAATTGCTTACGCAATTTTCCAGTTTCTACGCTCTCCAGTAAATTCGTCATTATTTCTTTTTGTTCTGTGTTTAATGGAGTAATTAACTCATTAACTACAGATTCTCTTTCAGCTTTGTTTTTAAGACCATCGATTTCTGATTGTTTAGACTCGACTATCTTTTCTTTCTCATCAGCTGATTTCTTCGCGTCTTCTAATTGTTGTTTAGTTAAATCAACAACTTTTAAAAGTTTAGACGTTTCAGATTTGCTATTCAAGAATGAATTAGTATATTCTTGTGCATAAACCTCAAACAATCTACGACCAAAGTCGTTTTTACGTGATGCATCAATATCGTCTTTTAATTGGCTTATTTCTTTTTTCAAGTGTTTACCAACTACTTCAGATACTTTTTCAGCACCTTTTTTAATAAAGTTTTGTCTTACTTTTTCAAAATGTGCCTTTGCTTCACGAATTAGACGTACTTTTGTTTCAGCAACGTCTTTCTTATCTTCGTGGAATTCCGCGATTTCTTTAGATAAAGCGTCAACCACAAATTCCTCAAGTTTAGCAAAATTAGTTGCCATAACTTTTTGGTCTTCGTGTAATTCAGCAATTTCAGATTTAAGTTGTTCAAAAACAAATTTTTTCAAATTATCTGAATGTTCTTTCATATGAACCGCATACTTGGCTTTTTGCTCTGCAAGTTGTTTACGGTCATCGGCGAACTCTGCGATCTCTTGTTCAAGTTTTTCTTGAACCATGGCATTTACAGCATCAGTTAATGTTGCTTTATCGTGCTCATACTTCTTTGCAAACTCTTCTCTAAGTTCCGCAGTAACTTCAAGACGGTTTTCACCAATCTTTTTGTTCCATGCTGACTCTATTTCCGCTCTGATCTCTTTCGAAATTGCGTCGTTCTCAAAAAGTGATTTCAGTGCATCTAACATTATGTTTTCTCCTTATGTTATTGGAGTTTGTTAATTATATTAATTAACGAATCCTTTAAATAATTTTCTGCCTGTCCTTCTTTTGCCATGTTTAAAGCCTTATATCCACCTCTTTGGTTTAACAAGTGTTCATAAATGGGAGTTGGATAAGCCCCCGGAGCACTTGGTTGAGCTACGATATCAACGGTAATTATTTCAAAATCTTTAACTTCACCTGAACCATAAGGTCCCATGCCGTCTTCATGAACATTACCACTACCACGCGATGAGACTCCTAATTTAACTCCGCTGTTAAGCATTGTTTCTACTAGTTTTCCCATCGGCGTTGGTAATACTTTTAGTTTTCCGTAACCATTAGGTCCGTCCATCCACATACTTGATAACATATGGGACACACGGTCCAAATTTATTGTAAGACCTTCAGGATGATCAACTTCACCTAGAACTGAATATCCGCCTTCAATTTGATCGTTGAGTGTACTGACAGCCCGTTGGATTTCACTAACAGGATATACCCGTTGGTTAGCGTTTTTAACGCCACCTTGGATACAAATGCCCTTCATATATAAGGACTTCCCGCTCTTTTCATCTTTGGACTCAACGACAATTTTTGCTTGGTCGAAGGTCAGTGTCTCACGTAAAGATATCATCTATACTATGTCCTACTTTTCTTATTATTAACTGCCAATAGCTGATTTCTTAGCAGAACCATCAGTTCCGTCAGCTTTGTTAGCCTTTGCTGGTTTTAATTTAGAACCATCTTTTGAGCCAGGTGTGTTGATGTTTCCACCAGATAGATCTCCTGCTTTAGGAGCCTTTCCACCTTTTTCTTCAGAAGTAGAAGTACTTACTGCTGGCGCTGATGCTGTTGCACCTTTACCACCGTCAGCATTAACTGGAGATTTGCTATTATCAGTACCATCTGTATTAGATGCTGTTACTTTATTAACATATTCTCTCATTTGCTCTCTAGGTGATTGAGTTGCTGTAGCTTTTGCTTCAACTGTTTTACTTTCAACTTTTGGTTGCTCTATTTCCTGCTCTTTTCCAGCAAGTTCGGAAGTAGCTTCTGCTTCTCCCTCTGCATCATCGTCGCCTTCTGCGTCATCACCAGCTTCGTCGTCTGCTGGAGCTTCTGCATCGCCACCATCTGACATCATTGCGTCAAATTCAGCTTTAAGTTCGTCGATTGCATCTTCTAAGTCAACTACACGATCTTCAAGGTCTTCACCATCTGAAGGCGCTTCGTCGCCATTATCTTTGTCACCGTCTACTTCAATATCACCGACCATGTCGTCTGTTGCGTCACCGCCAATACCTATTTCTGAAGTTGGTGTTGTTGCTACTTCTGGAGCCGGTTGTTCAACTGGCTGTATGTCAACAAGTGTTTCTTTAGTTACTTCGTCTTTTTTATCATCTTCTTTAGCAACTTCTTCAACTTTTTCTTCCTTGTCGTCTTCTTTTGTAGCTTCTTTTGTATCTTCATCAGCTTCTGCTTTGTCATCTTCTTTTTTATCTTCAGATGTTACAGCTTCAGCTGTTTTTACGTCCTTACTAGCCTCTGGAGTTTCGATTTCTTTAATATCATCTTCCAATAGGTCTTCGTAAATGCTTCTTGATTTTTCTACCACTATCTCGTGGAATAGATCATCCGCGCCTGCTCTGTCATCAGCAACTAGTTTTTCAAGCATTTGCTCAAATTTACTAGGGGCTTCCACAGATTCAGCTTTTACAGATGTGTTTTCTTTTTTATCTGACATTTTTATCTCCTGTTATGTGTATTCTAGACTGTCCGTCAATTTATTTACACAAAATCGTTATTTTTTAGTCGAAATAGGCCCAACAGGACCTTTTTTGAACAAATTTTATAGATTGTATCTTTGTTTGAACTCAGAAACTTTTAATTCATGATAATTTGTAAATTTCTTAAGATCTACAGCCTTAAATGTAGGATCTGTTCGGTCGGCAATTACACGAATATAAGTTTTGGAAGGATTTTTTTGTAAGATAATGCAACATTGTCTATTCCAATTACCATGGTACGTTGCAACATCAGAGCTTTTTTTATAATTTTTACTATCAGAGTATAAGTTGTTATGTTTACCTTCGGGTGTACCCATAAAATCAAAGCCTAAAATATAGATAAGTTTGTGTCTATGTATACTAGCCAGGTGTAAAGCAGTTGGACCTGAGCTCCAACCTAAACTAGGTTCAAAGAAATTTAAATGTTGAAACTTTTTATATGATCTATTAGGGTTTGTCCAAACTGGAGTTTTATTAGGTATGTTATTTTCAACTAATTCAAAGACCATTTTAGAATCTACAGCAATAATATGATTGCATAAGCCAGGGTAATCTCTATATATGGCATTACACCCGTAAATTTTACCTTTTTCTTTTAATGGTTCTAGTGGAATTACTTTTCTACTGATACCATTGCCTAATACAAAAGCAACGGACATAGATTACATCTCTGGTTGATTAGCGGCACCGTACATTGTTCTCACAAGTTCTAATTCTTTTGATTGTTCTTCCTTATGAAACTCTCCGGCTTTTCTTGCTCTGTTGATTTGTCGTAAAGATAGTCTAGTTTTTCTAGTATCATCTATGTTTATTACAGATTCGTCACTTCCAGCATCGTAGTTTTTAATGTCTACTGGTTGCATACTGTCTTTATCAAAATAAAATAGTTCACGTAATATCATTGTATCAATATTTATGCTCCTGGCGTAGGAGTTCCACCTGGTGGTGTTACCGGTGCTCCACCTTGTTGAGGTGTTGGTGATGCTCCTCCTGTAGGTGCTTCGGGTTCAGCCTCTGCTTCTGCTCCTGCTAAATCCTGTTCTATACCTGCTGTACTAATTCCTTGTGTTCTTAACTCTCCTGAAGAAGCTGTAGGTTTAATTTGTGCGTCTGCATCGTTTTCTTCACGCCATAATCTTTCATTTTCAGCCATTTCTTCTGGTGTTAAACCTAAAAATCTTGATAATGCATATCTTTTAGATATAAAAGGAATATTTGTTAACTGTGAATATGTAGCTATTCTACTATTGTCTACTTCTGCTTGTCTATAACTTGCAAAATTGATAGGTTCTTGAAATTTAAGATCAAACATAGCTATATCTATATTAACACCTTTTTCTAATAGATATTTTTTAAACTCTTGATTAAAATCATCTGAAAGTAAATTTTGTAGTCTTTCACAGTACTTGTTAAATCTTAATTCTTGAATATATGCTGTTCCTACTCTACCATCATTGTGTTGTGCTTGACTATCGTCAGGACCTGTTGGCAAATATGAGCTAGGAATACGTAAACCTCTTACAAGTTTGTTTGTAAAGTATTTTAAATCGTCTATTTCACCTAAATTAGTACCACCTGGTAGTGTTTCTACTTTAGATCCTCTTCCTTCTGCTGTTTGTGGGAAGAAATAATCCTCATTTATTGATAAAGGATTGTATGCACTATCAATGACGTTCTGCCCGCCACCTGTTGCTGATGGAATTCTTCGTTGATGAATTTCAGTCTTAACTCTTTCAACGAATTGCATTGCAAGGTGACTTGGCATATTACCTACGTCAATATAGAATACCCGTCTTTCCGGTGCTCTCTGTACTCTATAAATTATAATTGCATCTTCTAGTAATTCTTTTTGTTTGTAAACTTTGAATATTGATTCAAGTAAGCTATTTCCAAATGGAAAGTTATTATCTAAACCTTCACTTAATGATAAGTGTAAAATATGTGAGGCATCTACAGCAATTTCTCTTTGCCCATGGGCAAATCTTGTTCCTGAAGACTCTTGGAAGTTTGCTCCAACCATTCCTCTAACACCACCAGTTAAATATCCACTACCTCCTCCAGTAATATTACCTGTAGTTTGAAAAGGTGTTGTTGCAACTAAATGTTTAAAGTTAAAATTAATATCTCTAACAATATATTGTTCAGGTTCTTTACCTGTACTTTCATTTACAATTATTTTACTAACTTTTGCTGGGTCAACGTGAAACAATTTTTTAGTTTCAGGGTCTCTAATAAAAAATGAATCACCATATTTGAATACATTTCTTAATATTTTAAACATTCTTTTGTTAAAGTTGTTTAATTTACACCATTGTTGTAGGTATTGTTTTATAATTTGAATTTCTGTGCTTGTTGCTTTTTGTTTAAAGTGAAATATAAATGGAGCATCATTGGATTTGTTTAGTTGTGAGCAAAATTCTGCTAAAATATCTAAAGCCGCATTAACTTCAGAGTCAAGATCCATTACATTGTATTGTCCATATCTCTCAATTCTGTTAGGTGCACCACTATAAACATCAGGTAAAAAAGATGAATAGTTAGTTTTTGCAGGACCAGATGGCATACCTGAAGAACTACCGACAGGACTTAACTGTCCTGTTTGATTATTTCTAACTGGTACTTGCGTAAAATATTTTTTCCAACTCATTTTTATCTAATCCTATGTTAACTACTCAATACTCGCCTGTAAATTACCTGTATGATCTTTACCAGAAGTAATTTTTGCAAACCTTGTGTTAAGTTCTAATTCTAATAAAATTTGCATTAGAGTACTATTTAACGTATCTATCTTATCTCCTGTAGACTTCCCGGAGGCCGATATTGCTCCACCCATATTATTTTTTAGGTTACCGAATGCGTCTCCTAATCCATCTATAGCATTAGCATACTTTACAATGGCTCCTGTGTCAATCTCTTTCATTCCTTTTTTCAAACCTTTAGCAAATTTTGGCATATCTTTTGCCAAAATGGCAAATTGACCTTTAACTGCCATACCAGTAACAGCGTTTGTCATATCCCAAATAGAACTTGCAACTTTTTTCATATTGTCTGCATTAATATCATTAAATGTTTGTAATCCTGTTCCTACTGATTTTAAACCTTTACCAGCCAACCAAGCACCAGCTCCTACTCCTGCACCAGCTAAGGCGGCCCCTGCACCGACACCAGCTCCGATAGCCGCTCCACCTGCCGCAACTCGTACTGGTGCCGCTCCGGCAGTTCTCATTGCACCAACCATACCCATACTGCCTACGCCACCGCCACCACCTATCATTCTCGCGGCGGCTAGTGTTCCTTTGAAAGCTATCATGGCAAGTTTCATTGATCCATATAAAACAATGATACCTCCTAATGCTATACCTAATGCACTGAGTTGTGATTTAAATTCTGGCATTTCACCTCTAGTTAATTTTTCTATTCCTGTCGCCATGTCGTCTATCCAACCTGACACTTTTTCTATAGCAGGAATTAACATATCAATCAACATATTTTTTAATCTTTGCCATGATTGGTTTAAACCAGCCATTGCTTTATCATTAGACTCAACCATTTTTTGTTGTTCAAGTTGTGTTTCATTAAATTTTGTACCAAACTCTGTATATCTTGCCATTTGAGTTGTTGCTGATAAAATACTATTTCCTTGAACATCTAAGATAGATGCTAACCATTTATCTTGTTTGCCTCGTGCTTGGGCCAGTTCAGCTGTTCTTTGTATTTCTTGTGCAAATTGTGATGCATTTATTTCACCATTTCTAGCCTGTTCAGCCATTGCACCTAAGGCTGGATTCAATAGCATTAAAGATTTTCCAAAATCAGTCATTGGTACTCCGCCTGTAGCAATCAAATCTTTTAATCCTTGTTGCATATCTGCGTCTTCAATTCCTTGAATTGCTCCTATAACTCCTTTTAAGTTATCATTAGCACCTGCCTCTAAGGCTTGGAATAATCCAGAAAGTCTTTTGCTAGACACATCTTGTTTCAGTTGTTCGGAAATCATTTTTCTATGTTTACCAGTTATTGTGGCTAATTGATCTAATTGAAGAATATAATTTGTAGTACCGTCAGCTAATTGTCTGTCGGTCATAGTTTGGGATCTACCCATTCTTGTTTGAATATCTAAATAGTCTCCAAGATATTCTATTTGAGTTTCAAATGCAATACCCAGTCTATTCATTGCTGGCCCAAATTCTTTTTGAATTATACCACTAATATTTGCAAATCTTTTAGCTCCGGCAGTAACACTTCCACCAAACAATGCAAGAATGTCTGATGAAGAAGCTACAGCATCTTTAAAAACGTTAAGTCCGACGCCGGCAGTTATTGCCATTTCTCTATATCTTACTAAACTTCCAGAAAATTGTAAACCTGCACCACTTAATTCATGGAACATAGCAATTTGTTTAGTAAGCTCATCCATGAGTAGTCGAATAGTTGTTCCAAGAGCTTGAAAGGCTATATTAGAATCTCTTGTTGAAGCTTCTATGGCGTCTCCAAAATCTGATAACCTAGTTCCACTATTAGTGAGCATTCCGCCCCACTGCATAATGCCTTGACCTAGGCTACGAAGTGAATTACCAAACGTGTCGGCTTGTTCGCCGGCATCGCCTACTGCGTCCCCTAAACCTGATAGATTTTTATTAAACTCAGCAAAATTGACCCCCATCTTTAGAGCAAGTGCTTTTAATGTGGTTTCTTGAGCCGCACCTACTACTTCTATAGCCTTACCACCCCAACCTTCTGGTAAGTCTGACGGTAATCTGATTTCTACTTTAGCCATTCGTTAAAACCCTAGTTAATTGCTCTCATAAATATATGTGTATATTACTATTATTGTTAAACATTAGTAATATTTATACGGAGAAAATATGCCAAAAAAAACAACAAGCGGAAAATCTAATCCATTAGAGAAATATTTTAGACAACCTAAAATATACTTAAAATTACCCAGTGGTGGAGAATTTTACCAAGATGGTACATTGGATTTGCCCTCAAATGGTGAAGTACCTGTGTATCCTATGACGGCAAAAGACGAACTTACATTTAAAACGCCTGATGCCCTAATTAGTGGTCAAGCTACTGTTGAAGTTATTAAAAGTTGTGTTCCTAATATTAAAGATCCTTGGTTAATGCCTAGTATTGATTTAGATGCGGTATTAATAGGAATTAGATTAGCAACATACGGAGAAAAAATGACTTTAAGTGTTAAAGTTCCTGGAACTGGAAGTGATAGAGACTTCGAAGTAGATCTAAGAACTTTATTAGACAGGTTGATTAGTGCAAAATATAATGATGTTTGCTTCTATAATAATATGGAAGTAACAATTAAACCAATAACTTATAAAGAGTTTACTAATAATGCTCTTAAGACTTTTGAAGAACAAAAAATCTTTAGTTTAGTAAATGATAAAACTATACCAGACGAGCAAAAGATGGATATGTTTAACAAAAGTTTTATAAAACTTACAGCATTAACAGTTTCATTGGTTTCGGAAAGCATTGTTAGTATAAAAGTAGACGGTGAAGTTGTTACTGATTCTAAAATGATAGATGAATTTATGAAGAACGCAGAAAAAGGATTTTATCAAACAGTATTAGATCATATAACAGCACAACGTGAAGAATTTGCTATTAAACCTTTTAAAGCTACAACCTCTGAGGAGGATCAAGAAGCAGGTGCACCTAAAGAATTTGACGTTCCAATAACTTTTGACCAATCAAATTTTTTCGCGTAAGGATATTGACAAAAACTCTCCCTGAGATTCTTAAGGAAGTTGATGTCCTAGATAGTGAGAGTAAACAACTTAAAGCTGATTTATTCAGATTAGCTTGGTATATGCGGGGAGGTGTGACTTTAAATGAAGCATTTAATACAACCTACGAAGACCGTGAAATTATGTCAACAATTATAAAAGAAAACCTTGATACAACCAAAAAATCCGGATTACCATTCTTTTAATCCACAATTTTGATACCTATAACATTATATGAATACTTAATTCTGTGAGAATACCGTTCTAAATATGTCTGTAATGGAAATTTACACACAAATTAACAAGCCCGACTGGGTGCATCAAGACGACTCCTGGTTGCCTTGCTTAAAGTCCACGACAGTGGACCACAAAGAAGCAAAAAAACAAGCCTTGTTAATAACTCACATCAAAGCCATCGAGCATTACAAGTATCCCCTTGAGTCGTTGTTCGATCAAAAGATTATATGCGTAGGTTCTAAAACTTACGATAGACTTCATGAGATGGGATTCAAACATATAGACTGGCGCCCCCGCGCCGAAGAAATTCGGATCGTGTCGCGAGACACAGGAGATATTACATGGTTAAGGGGAGACAAATGGGCACGAGATTTTTCACACATACAAAAAGTTACAACAATCCAAACATACAAAAGCGAACCGCACAAAACTAACATTAAAAAAATATTAAAGATGAGTCCAGACATATTGCACGTATACAGCAATACAGTATTAAAAGAATTTGAAATAAGAAGTTGGCCTACAACACTTTTAAACCACACTCAGAGTTGTGATCCAGATCGAGCACTGTGGGAAGAAACAAAAGTATTTGATCCTAATGTATAGTGAATGAACTTCGTTCATTCAAGTTGGTCTTCGACCCACTGTTTATCCTATTAATTTGTTACGAAGTAACTTGCATCATGCAGATAGTTCAACCATACTTCTCCCAAAACGGGAGAAGCACAGTCATCATGCGAGATGAGCCTGCCATTTTGTGCAAAGAGATTTTTTACGGAGGCGGTAACCCGACAACCCCCTACTCAGAACTTCTATAGTTACGGGAGATTATTAATTCTACACAAATCAAACTAATAATCTTGGTGTTGTATCTTTTTCACAGAGCACCTTCTTTATGTAATGTGCAACACATCAGTATCTAACCGCACAAATTGACGGCTTCAAGATGAATCGAGCTCCCTCGATTAAACGGAGTTGCTATATTGTTATTTTGGTTATATGCCTTGAGTTGATAATTGTGCAACCTGTGATTTATTAAGTTGCCAAAAGGAATCAAATTCTGTAAAAACCCAGTGTGTATTAGATTTATTATGAGTATAAAGAACATGACTACCCATAGTTAACCTAACCTGACGTTCTGGTGCCGTCAATTTGGTTTCGAAGCACACATACCTACCTTTACGGTTGAATTTCATTGCTAGGATGTTGAAATCTTTATCTTGTGCTGAATCTAATGTTTGTTCTAACCATTCATCTAGTTTAAGAACAGGTTTATTCCATATAAGCTGATGAAAAGGAAATTCAGAATAGTTTTTACATTCCATATTGAAATGATTCCACGTGTCAGGAGGTATTATGTCGCTTTTCGCTCCGCGGATTTGTCCTTCGGACAAAGTGTCCTTACGGACCGCGTTGGCTCCGCCAACGAACGCACCACTTGCCGGTACCCGGATGAAAGACAGCTGATATAAATCAGACAAGAAATTTGCCATTTCTCTTTCAAATCCTTTTCCTTTATTTTTACTCTTGCTTGCCATTGTTAATTGTTTTTAATAACTTCCTATCTTTTTTTGCTTTTATATATTCATCATGAAGTTCTTTTCTTCGTTTCCTTGCTAATATACGTATCTTTCCAAGTGCTCTTCTGGCATCTATTTTTGGAATTTTACTTTTCTTTTTAGCAAACAACTCATTAGCTTTAAAGTAATCTAAGTATGCTTTAGTTAGTTTGTCGTGCGTATCATCTTCCAGTTGGCTCATAAACCTCCATATCGTTAGCGTATGACGTAAATCCATTTTCTTTTATTACTTTAAGTACATTATTCACACGTCCTATTAATTCATCTTTGTGACTTATAAGGAATATGTTTTTACTTCTTTCTCTACTCATCTTTTTAAGAATTGCTAAAGAACTTTCTACTCCTGCTACATCCATACCACTATCTATTAATTCATCTATAAACAATAAATTAATTTGTTGATATAAATTTTCCCAAACATCTCTAAATGCAAAACTTAATCCTAATATTAATCTGTTTCTTTCACCTCTACTTAAATTATCAAAGTCTAAATCTTGTCCTAATTGTGTTATTTCTACAGTTAAATCGTTTTTAAATGTAACAATATGAGGTAAACCTAATTGATCCAAATATTTCATTAATCTACTATTAAGGAATCCTAGATTTTGATCTATAATTTTCTTTCTAATAAAACTGTCTTTGTTAGTTAATAACTTCATTAAAAACTCTTGGTGTTCTTTTAGTGTTTGCATTGTATTAACATTATCCCATTTAATTTCTTGTACTGCTTGATTTTTAAGTTCATTAACTTGGTCAGTGTAAGGATTTTCATCTAAATATTTTGTTTTAAGATTTGATTTTAAATTATCTAAATGGTTTTTATGTTCATATGCATCTGTAACTGTATCATAAAATGTTTCAGGTTTGGTTCCAAGTTTTCCTAATTTTCCTATTTCATTTTCAACTTTACTTAATTTTATACTTAAATCTATAACATAACTATTTGCTTCGCCATATTCTTCTTCTAATGTTCTTTGCATACCTCTTATTTTTTCTATTGGTAAATCTTGACCACAAGCATAACATATAGCTTCTTTATGTAAACCTTCTAAATCTATATCTATTTTCTTTGCAACTTTGTCGGATTGTTCAATTGTAGATTCATAATTTTCTACATCTGTTTGTAATTGCATTATTTTGTCATTAAGTTTATTCCAAGATTCTAATTCTTTATGTAATTTTAATTCTTTTTCAATATCTACAGATTCTAATTTTTTAATAGTGTCTTGCATATCTTTTAAATCTACTTGTTTTTGTGTTTCCCATGCTTTTGATTTATTTGTAAGTGATACTATTGTTTCTTCAATTCTATCATTGCTAATTTTAATTTGTTCTAATCTTGCAGTTTCTAATGCAATTTCTTCTTTCATTCCTTTAATTTTTTCTTTAAGTATTGCCGCCTTTTCAGATAATAATGTTATACCCAATAATTGTTCAATTATATCCTGTTGTTCTGTATGATGTAAACTTAAAAAAGGTTGTGTATATGTGTTTAAAGCAACAATATGTTTAAACATCCTTGAACTTATACCCAGCATACGGCTTATATCTTCTTGTGTTTTTCTGCTGTCTCCTTGGGCATCTTCGGACATTTCTTGTTCTTGATCATTTACATAATACTTCAATATGTTTGGTTTTCGTCCACGTTCTATTCTATATTTTGTTGATGCTTTTTCAAAAGTTATTGTAACCATCATATTTTTATTATTGGTTTTGTTAACTAAATTATCTCTTTTAATTTTGGTTAATGCTTCACCAAATAATGCATAACTTAAAGCATTTATAATGGTTGTTTTACCTGTACCATTTCTACTTCCAGCGTCATCACCACCCATATCAAGATTTTCTCCTAATACTAATGTTAGTAATTGTTGTTGGAAATTTATTGCTTGGGTTTGTTGTCCCACGCTCATGAAATTTTTTACTGTCAGGTTATTAATTTTAATCATTACAAGTCTCTATAAATTGACAACAATACTTTTTTATCGTAGTTGTCAGAATCAATTGCTTCTATTTCTTTTGAAACAATTTGATCCACAGATTCAAATTTTGTAACATCCAAATCTGTATGAATTTCTTCATCTTTCTTACTAGGTATTAATACAATTTCTCTACAATTATACTCCTTCATGAAATTTTCTTTAATAAAACTTGCTTCTTCATAACTAATATCTACATCCAAAGTTACTCTTAAATGCATTTTTGGTTTCATTATTTCTTTTGTTTTATCTAGTAATTCACTTAATTTAACATTTTTATATTTTGGACAGTTCCACCAATTAATATATTCAGGTTCTTTGCCCCATTCTAAAAACATCATTCCTCTTTCATTGTCATCAACATCTGCGTAATTGTGTGGCATAGCATTACCAATATAAGTTATATTTTTAGCTGTTTGTCTTTTATGAAAGTGTCCAGAAAATACATACTCTTGATTTTTAAAATTAGCAGGCATTAATTCTCCAGTATCTGGCATTTCTATCATAGCGTTCATTAAGAAATGTGGTAATTCAAAATGTCCAAACATATATTTGGCTTTTATTTTGGTTACTTTTTTCCATTCATCACCAATCATCCATGGAACCATAGTTACCTCTCCTATAGTAGTGACTTCATTAACAATAGTAATACCTGGAATAAATTTTCCAAATTCTACAGAATGAATATCTCGTTTATCTTTAAAGTATAAATCGTGATTACCCGGAAAAAAATAAAAATTTTTAAAAGCCTTACCTAATTTTTCTAAACTTCTTAAAGAAGCGTCCATAGTTGTTAAATTTAATGAATTTCTATTATGATGCCAATCACCGCAAAACATTCCTGTTTCACAACCTCGTTCTTTGGCTTGTTCTATATACCAATCTATAAATTCTTCGCAATCGTTATTATGAATTTTTGAATTTGATTTTAGTCCAAAATGAATGTCCGTGAATACTGCTAATTTTTTAAACAAGTCATATCTCCTGTATTTTAGTTTGCTCTTTAGTTTAAACTAAATTTATTTTTATGTCAACCTTAACGGCTTTTTTTCTTAACCGGTTTCTTTGTAGGAGTTGGTGGAGGTGGTGTTCCGGGTGCTGTATTGGAAGCCTGAGCTTGTCTGGTGCTACTAGGCATCATATCATTCATTTCCAATATATCATCTCTAATATTTTGATTTCTTTTTTCGATATTAATAATTCGAACAAATGAATTTGTAACTGCCGCTGTATAGTATGCAAAAGGGTTATTAGATTTTGATTCATCAAATTGTAAACCAATTTGTGCTAATTGTAATATAGCTTGACCTTGCATTTCATCGTTGTAAGTATATCCTCTTACATTACCTCTAGTAGAATAACGTTCACAAAGTTTCATCCACATTTGTGCTAATCTTGTAGTAACTTGACCGATGTCTTTATTAAATTTACCATTATGTAATCCACCTTCCCAATGACTTTTTCCTACACATACCAAATTACCAGCTTCGTTATATTTCCAATGTTGAAATGGTGGAAAATTTACTTTAATTTTTGTATCTGCAATGGTTCTAGGATTTCTTCTACGTCCAGGCTCATCTGGAATATGATTGTATGTCATTACTCTGAATACTAAATCATTTTTAGGAATTTTTTGATATCTTATTTCACAATCACTATATCTTATTTTTGGATTAAGTTTCTTTTGCTTTTCATAGTCTCGTTGGGATATTCTTTTAGCTTGATTACGTTTAGCTTGGGCTATGGTTCTTACGTTAATTTTCTCTATAAATGGTACTATTAAATCGTATTGGGAGTCGGTTTCGTCAGGAAAACTGCAATAACTGACCTTGGATCTGTGTATTTCTAACAATAAGTCTTTATTATTTAGGTAATTTACTTTTTTCATAGAATACTTTGTAATTAGTCTACATTATAAACAGAGCACTTAATTTTGTCAACTAAATATTTGCATAGGAGTATTATGGCATTCAGTAGTGATAACATAACAAATAAGGTTAAACAAAATGCAGAGTCTTATGCTAAAGGATTCAACAAAGGAGCTAACCTAAAAAAAACAGCTAACCTACTTGCGTCCAATGTTAAAGACGGTTTATCTAGTGCTGTGGGTAAATTTAAAAGAACAACCAATTCTATAATTTCAAAATTAATGGATGGAATACCAGATAACTTATTGGCTAAAAAAATGACTGAAGCCAAATTGATTACTAAATCTGGAGAACAAGATTGGCGAGTAAGATTAAGTTTACCAGCAGATTATCAAAGAATGACAGGTCAAGATGATCTTTTGGCTCCTTTATTAGATACAGCAGGATTAGTATTTCCTACAAACCCAACAGTACTTGTTTCACATGAAGCAAATTATAATTCATTACACCCTGTTCATACAAACTATCCTTTTTGGGCTTATCAAAATAGTGCAATAGGACAAATTACAATTACTGCAAATTTTCCTGTACAAAATTCTTTAGAAGCTAGATATTGGGTAGCTTGTATTCATTATTTGAGAAGTGTAACAAAAATGAATTATGGACAAGGACCTAATGCAGGTTCTCCCCCACCAGTAGTAAGATTTAATGGATATGGTGATTATGTTTTTAAAAATGTACCAGTTATAGTTACAAGTTTTCAATTTGATATGCCACAAGATGTAGATTATATTAGCTGTGGCTTTAAAGAAGACGCGGCTTCTAATAATCCAATTCATAATAGTGAACAGTTCCAAGAAGCAAGTGGAAAACCAGAATCAGGTCCATCATCTTGGGCACCGTCAACAAGTTTATTAACAGTATCAGTTGTTCCTCAATACAGCAGAAGAGATGTTTCTAAATTTGATATGAAGAGTTTTGTTAAAGGTGAATATGGATCAGGAGATACAGGATTTATTTAATTATGGCAAATAAAGTTTATTCAAAAACTAGTCCTTGGCATTCAACAGATATGGAACCAACTCGTTTAGGACATTTTAAAATAAGACCTGTTCCTGAAAGTGGTGATGATTTTTTATATACAGTAGAACCTCAATATAATCATAGACCAGATTTATTAGCTTATGACATTTACGATAATCCTAAATTATGGTGGGTGTTTGCTCAAAGAAATATGAACGTCTTAAAAGATCCAGTATTTGATTTAGAACCTGGTGTAGAAATTTATATTCCACAAGGACCTAGATTAAGAGAATTATTGGGATTATAAAATGACAGGAGCAAAAGTACTTAAAGCACAGTCTAAAAAGATTGAAAACAAAGTCAATGCTGTCACAACTAAAGTAGCAAAAGATGCCTTTCATGGAAAAATCTCACAGGCTGATATGACAACTCAAATGAGAGCCTATAATGGCGCAGATGCAGGTTTTGAAGTATCAAATAATATCAAAAAATCTGTTACCCAAGTAGATGTAGGAGAAGTAACAGCCGATGGTGGTTATTCTGCAATTAAAAAAACAGAAGAAGCTAGAAAAATTTCTTTTCTAGAAGAAAACGCTCTTAACAAATATAGATCATTTAATACAATTTTTACTTTAGCGGCTTTAAATTTTTATGAAGTTAATTTTCCTGAAATTTTATTAGAAAAAGGACCTGCTCATATTGTTGCTAAATCCGGTGGAGGTGGAAAAAGAGTTACAAGTGCTGTAGGAATGGGCATGGACGGCGATTTAGAACTTTTTATAGATAGTGTTAATATTGATGCCATAGTTGCACCAAGTCCTAAAAATAAACATACTCAAGCGACAGGAGTATCTTTTACTGTAAAAGAACCTTATAGTATGGGAAAATTTTTAGAAACGTTGCATTTAGCCGCAATGGTAGCCAATGATGATGATGGGACAAAATCTACAAATTATTATAATTCTCCTTATGCTCTTATTATAGATTTTAAAGGTGAAAATGATGCAGGACAATTAGGTTATGGAAAAGATGAAGGTGCATTAAGAAGAATAGTTCCTATAAGAATTACTGCGGCCGATTTTAATGTTACTGCTGGAGGAGCCACATATGAAGTTTCAGCAATACCTTGGAATGAAGCGGCATTTTCAAGTAATGTAGAAAAAATTCCACATGATATTACATTAGATGGTACAACTGTTCATGAAGTTTTACAATCGGGTGAGTATAGTTTAATGAATCAACTTAATTTTAGAGGAATTCCTAAACCTGAAGTAGCAACATCAGGACGTAGTGCAGGACTCTTGAATATGTATGACGATATCTATCTTACAATGAAAGAAAGAAAAGCAAATGATTATGTTATATGGTTTCCTACAGATAATGAATTAATTACACAAAGAACTGCTCCAGATATAGGAGAAATTCAAGTAGAACAAGCAACATTAAAATATAAAGGCAAGGGAAAAACAGAATGGCAGAATAATATGTCAAAAGTTCCAACTAGAAATAAAACAATAGAAACAATATTCGGTGGCAAATTAAATGTTAGTCAAAGTTTAGGTAATGGAATTCAAGTAACTCAAGCAAGAGGTCGATCTGATTTTGGAGTTGCGGCATTTACAGGTAATAACATAGGAAAAGCTAAAATGGTTACCGATGATAGTTTTTATGAAGCTTTAGGAAAAGCATTCCCAGATCCTGAATCTGAAAATCAATCGGTTGATGTTGGAGGTTTAAATTATTTGTATGATAAAAAGAATAAACTTTATCATAGAAATAAAGTTATTTTTGATGCTTCTTCAAAACATTTTACTTTTTTAGGAGGAACACCAATTAGTGATATTATAGAACAAGTAATATTGTTAAGTGATTATGGTCATAGTATTGCTAAAAAAGAATCAGAGCCAGGAAAAACTGATTGGTTTAGAGTACAACCTAAAGTATTTCAAATGCAAGATTCTGCTATAGCTCAAGCTACTGGTCGACATCCACAAATATTTGCTTATACTTTAATAGTATACAAAGTTATATCTGATATATTTTTATCACCAACTGATCAAGCAAATGCTGTTGCAACATTAGACAACCAAGTTAAAAAAGCATACAATTATTATTATACAGGACAAAATTTAGATGTATTAGATTTTGATCTTTCATTTAAGTTTGCATTCTATCAACCTGTGCCTGCGGATAAAGGAGATACTCCTGCCAATCAAACATCAATGTCTAAAGGTGGAGTACTACAAAGTAAAGGTACATATGAAACTGGTACTGGCTCTTCAATGGATAAAGCTGTCATTGGAGAAGGGTTTGCAACACAACAAGGAGAATCTAAGGAAGGGTATGGCTCTCAAGATGAAACGCCAGCGGCAAGAGTTGCTAGACACTTTAATGATGTTATTATCAATAGTAGTGTTGATTTAGTATCTTGTGACTTAACTATAATGGGAGATACATATTGGTTGCCTAATAGTGGACTAGGTAATTATACTCAACCATCAGGTTACGTATCTATAAACGACGAAGGCACAGTAAAAGGATTTGCAGATGCAGATGGTGATGCACCTTTTACAACTAGTCAAGTTTTATGTAAATTAAATTTTAGAACTCCATTTGATTATGCAATGGATGAAACAGGAGGTCAAATGGCATTTCCTACAGCATCAGCAAAAGATAAAACTCAAAAAATAGGAGCATTCAGTGGCTTGTATAGAGTTTGGCAAGTTAAAAATGAATTTAATTCAGGAAAATTTGTTCAAATTTTATCAATGTTAAGAGTTAGAAATCAAGAAGTTAAAGTTAAAAGAGGAACAAAAGCCAATATCAAAAAAGCTGATAAGCCAAATCCTCACGCTGGCTGGAGTACAAATATAAAAACGTCAACAGGAGATGTGTATGCTGTAGGCGATGAATCGCTAGAAGAGAAAAAAGATTATTAGCAAAAACCTTTTAAAGGCAAAAGTAGGATGAGTAGATAATGGGAAAAATAGATAGAAGATCATCAAAGCAAATGAACGTAGGACTTAATCCAGGTCCATATGAAGCTATTGTTAGAAATGTTTTAGATCCTAAATATAATGGATCTCTTGAAGTAGAATTGTTAAAAAGCACTGGATCAGGAAATGTTTCTAAAGCTTCGGGTCAAAGAGTAACTGCAAAATATTTGTATCCTTTTTATGGTGCAACATCTCCTAGTTCTGTATCTAATAATGTAGGTTATAAACATAGTCAACAAAGTTATGGAATGTGGTTTGTTCCACCTGACGTAGGAAATATTGTTATGGTTATATTTGTTGAAGGTCATATTAACAAAGCATATTGGTTTGGATGTGTACAACAAGAGTTAATGAATTTTATGATTCCTGGACATTCAGCAACTACTAATACAGATATAGATCCAGAGGAAAGAGCAGGTGGCGAAAAGGTTCCTGTTGTAGAACATAATAAAGTTCGTTGGGGCACTCAAACAACAAATAAAGCTAATATGGTTAATTTGAAAAAACCTGTTAATGAAGATTTAGAAAATGTTTTAAAAACTCAAGGACTGTTAGCAGATGAAACAAGAGGAATAACAACAAGTAGTGCTAGAAGAGAAGTTCCTTCTTCTGTATTTGGGATTAGTACTCCTGGACCTTTAGATAAAAAGACTGCTTCGTCAAATTTATCGAGATTAGGTGGAAGTACTTTTGTAATGGATGATGGGGACGATAAATTTATTAGAAAAACTAGTGCAAGTGAAGGTCCTTCAGATTATTCTAATTTAGAGTTAGGAGATGATGACGGAGATACAGGTTTACCTCATAATGAATTAATTAGATTAAGAACTAGAACAGGTCATCAACTTTTATTTCACAATACAGAAGATTTAATTTATATAGGTAATGCAAAAGGAACTTCCTGGGTAGAATTAAGTTCTGATGGAAAAGTAGATGTATATGCAGAAGATAGTATAAGTTTTCATACAAAAAATGATTTTAACTTAACAGCAGATAGAGATATTACTATGGAAGCAGGTGGAAATATAAACATTAAAGCAAGTGGACAAACTACTGCTGAAAAAGATACAAAAGGAAAAATTCAAATTGAATCTGCTTCAAAAACTAGTCTTGTAGTAGGTGAAGGAACATATATTACAACAACAGGAAATTTAGAAGTTAATTCAACAGGTGAAACAAAAATTACATCAGGAGGAGGATCACATATTAACTCAGGTGGTAATCATTTAGAGACTGCACCAGAAATTCATATGAATGGTCCTGCGGCGGGTATAGCCATACAGGCTGTAGAACTTCCTACGCATAAATTACCTGGACATGAAGAATTACCTATATTAGCACAACGTTCACCACAGCATGAACCGTGGATACAACACGAAAATTTAAACCCTGTAGCATTTAAAAGTACATTAACAGATAGAGATAAAACAGAAACAGTTAAAAATGATCTAGAGATTACACCTATACCAGATACATTTAAAAACGCAAGGACTTAATATTATGACTATACCAGTACATAGAGATACAGATTCACGTGTTTGTGGAGCATCTACAACTGTTGCAGGTAATACAACTGTATTTGCTAATACTTTATTAGTATCAGTTGATAGTGATCCAAACAGTCATGGTGGAGGATCTTTAACAGCAACAAGTAATGCTGTTTTTGCCAATAATAAATTAGTGGTACATAACGCACCAGATTCTGCTTCACCAGATGCATTATGTCCTATCCCACCGCATTGTGGGCCTGATACTTCACAAGGATCACCTGATGTATTCACGGGTTAATTTGAAGGTTAAATAATTATATGAGCACAAAAGAAAAAGCATTGTACAAACAAATTGAAGTTAAGTCTAAAAACAAAGATAAGGCTTTAACTACCCAAAAATCTTATAAAGGAATTAGTACTGCTAATCCAGATAATACTAGTTTTACACTTCATAATATTGCTTTAATTAAGCAAGACATAATTAATCATTTTCATATTACTCAAGGGGAAAAATTAGAAAATCCAGAGTTTGGAACAATTATTTGGGACGCAATTCATGAGCCATTAACGGATGATTTAAAAGAAGCATTAACAAAAAATGTTACTGAAATAATCAATTATGACCCTAGAGTAAAAGTTAATGATGTGGTTATAACTCAATACGAAAGCGGACTTCAAATTGAATGTGATTTAACTTATCTTGCTTACAACATATCTGAAGCAATGATGATGAAATTTGATGAGGAGGCTGGGTTAATAAATTAACAGAGCAGTTAACTAACACAAATAAATATGTTTAAAACAGGATAAAACAATGATAGCAAGTTTTGTATATACAGCGTCAAATAGTTATATTACTACAATAATAACCCATACCGATGGTACAGTCCATACGGTTGTTAAACCTAAACCTAAAGGAAAATAATGTCATCTACAAATAGACAAAATAGATTGTTATTAGCAGAAGATTGGGAGAGAGTTTATCAATCTTATAGAAATGCAGAGTTTAAAAGTTACGATTTTGATACAATTCGTAGAACGCTTATTAATTACATAAGACAAAATTATCCAGAAGATTTTAACGATTATATAGAATCAAGTGAGTATCTTGCATTAATAGATATGATTGCGTTTTTAGGTCAAAATATTGCTTACAGAATAGACTTAAATGCAAGAGAAAATTTTATAGAATTATCTGAACGAAGAGAATCAGTTTTAAGATTAGCTAGACTATTAAGTTATAATGCTAGAAGAAATCAAGCGGCAAATGGAATTATTAAAGTAGAAACAGTTTCTACTACAGAAAATATAATGGATAGTAATAATTTAAATCTATCAGGACAAACTGTTACTTGGAATGATCCTGGTAATGTAAATTGGTATGAACAATTTGTAAAAGTTTTAAATTCTGCATTACCAGTTAATGAAAAATTTGGGAAACCAGTTAAAAAAGATACGATAGATGGTATACCTACAAATACATATAGATTTGCTTCTATAGGAACAGATGTTCCAGTGTTTAATTTTTCAAAACAAGTAGATGGAAGAAATACAGATTTTGAAATAGTATCAACTACTACAGAAAATTCATCTATTATAGAAGAAGTACCATTGGCAGGTAGAGCAGTATCTATGATTCACAGAGATGACGGTAAAGGTAGTGGTAGTAATAATACTGGATTTTTTATGCATTTTAGACAAGGTATAATGGATGTAGGTAATTTTAATGTTACTACTCCAAGTTCTAATCAAGCAATTAATATTGATGCTACAAATATTAATGATACAGATGTTTGGTTATATTCTACAAATGCTAATGGCATTGAAACTAATCTTTGGACAAAACTTTCAGCAACAGAAGGAAATAATGTAGTTTACAATAGTACAATTAAATCAATTAAAAACATTTATTCTGCAGTTACTAAAACAGACGATAGAGTATCATTACAATTTTCTGATGGAACTTTTGGAAATTTACCTCAAGGATCTTTTAAAGTTTATTATAGAACAAGTGATAACAGATCATTTAGAATAGTTCCAGATGATATGCAAAATGTTGAAATAGATATTCCATATATTAGTGAAAATGGAAAATCGGAAACATTAACAATGGCATTTTCATTAAAATATACTGTAGACAATGCTACTATAAGTGAAACAAATGACAACATACGAGCTAATGCACCTTCTACGTATTACACACAAAATAGAATGGTTACAGCAGAAGATTATAATATTTCTCCTATGGCAGTTAATCAAGAAATTTTAAAAGTTAAATCAGTAAACAGAGTATCAAGCGGTGTGTCTAGATATTTTGATTTAATTGATAGCACAGGAAAGTATAGTAATACTAATTTATATGGTAATGATGGAATAATTTATAAAGAAGAATTAGACGATTTAGGTACATTTACTTTTACTACAAGAACAGACATTGAAGGAAATCTTATTAATACAATTGAACCAGGATTGTCAACTAAAAGAGTTTATAACTTTTATACTGATAAATTTCCAAAAATTTTATTAACTGATATTAATCCAGTATGGACTCAAGTATCTAAAGCAACAAATCAAAGTACAGGTAATTTACAAGATGCAAATTCAACAAAATATCAAGTAGGAACATATACAGCAAGTCAATTAAAATATATTGAAGCTGGTGCTCTTTGTAAATTTGAAGCACCAACAGGCTATCATATTATGTCTGATGGAACATTAATGGCGGGTGCGGCGGACCATGCCGGAGCATCTACTTATAAATGGACAGGAGTAGTTAGTGTTTCTACAGATGGTACAACTGACCTTGCAGATGGTTCAGGTGCAATTAAATTTAATGATATTATACCAAGTACTGCAATATTAACACAAATTATTCCTAAATTTAACAAGTATCTAAGTACTGATGTTAAAACACAAATAATTGATCAAATATTTGCATATAAAACTTTTGGATTAAGATATGATTTGTCTACTAGAAAATGGAAACTTGTAGATGAAAATAATTTAAATCTTTTTGGTGCGTTTAGTACAGGAAAAACAGGAGATACTAGTAATGCACAATTAGATGCAAGTTGGCTTCTTAAATTTACTAACAATGGAGAAACGTATACTATGACATCAAGAGGTATGCGTTATGTATTTGAAAGTGATAAAGAAATTAGATTCTTTTATGATAGTGCAGATAGAAATTTTGATTATAAATCAGGAAAAATATTACAAGACAGAATTTCTGTATTAAGCATAAACACTGCTCCAGATGTAATAACACCTATGAATAATGAAGTTGCATTTGATATTACAAAAGAATATAGAAATACAGATGGCTATGTAGACAGTAAAAAAATAGAATTAACGCATTATGATTCAGATCAAGATGGTATTGTAGATAACCCAACTGCATTTGATGACGTCGTTGCTTCTTCTGTAAACAGTTCTACGAAATATATTTTCCAAAAGAAATATACTTCTAATAATATAGAAGAATGGAGATATATTAATGCTACGGCAGAACTTATTTTTGTAAGACAAAATAATAGCTCTATAGGAGCATATAGTACCTATACTGATGATAGTATAATTTATTTGATAGATGATGATGCATTTAAAATAGTAAATGGTACTAATAATACACTTACAGATACAACAAATTATAAAGTTCATGTAGGTCGAGACAAACTTAAATTTCAATATGTACATACTGTAGATAGTAATACACGATTAGATGCTAGTTCAACTAATATTATGGATTTATATATGGTAACTAAAACATTTGATATAAATTTTAGACAATGGTTAAACGGTACACTTACTACAAAACCTTTACCACCTAGTAGTGATGCATTGTATACTAGTTACAGCACACAACTTAATTCTATAAAATCAATTAGTGATGAAATTATATATCATCCTGTAAAATATAAAATTTTATTTGGGTCTCAAGCTGAAACAGATTTACAAGCCTCATTTAAAATTGTTAAAAATGCTTTAGAAGTTACAAATGATAGTGATATTAAAAGTAGAGTACTAACAGCTATTGGTCAATTCTTTGAATTAGACCATTGGGATTTTGGTGATACATTTTATTTTTCAGAATTGAGTACATATGTAATGAATGAACTAGCTCCAGATATTTCAACTTTCATTATTGTCCCTAATGAATCTACACAAAGTTTTGGTAGTCTTTATGAAGTTAAATCAGAAAATGATGAAATCTTTGTTAGTGGGGCAACCTTAGACAATATAGAAATTATAGATGCCGTGACGGCGGCTAAAATTAAAGCATCTGGCAAAGTTGTGTCAACTACATCCTCAACCAGTACTGGAGTGACAAGTAATACAACTGGGACCAGCACTGGAAGTGGATACTAATGGCATACGATAAAGATCAAAAAGAATTTCCATTACCCGCAGGAGATGAGTCAAACTCTTTACGCAAGACGTCTGAGTTTTTACCCAGGTATTTTAGAACACCGGTAAATGAAAAATTCCTTCATAGTACTTTAGATCAATTATTATCTCCTGGATCGGTCCAAAAATTAACTGCTTATTATGGTAGAAAATCTAGTAAAGCACATACTACTAGTGATGTTTATGTACCTGAAGTTTCAGCTGATAGAGAAAATTACAAATTAGAGCCTTCTACATTAATTAAAGATAATTTAGAACAAACAGTATTTCATAAAGATTATATTGACTATATTAATCAAATTAAAGCATTAGGTGGTAATGCAGATGATCATAGTATTCTTAATAAACAAGAATTCTATGCTTGGTCTCCACATATTTGTTGGGACAAGTTTTATAATTTTAGAGAATATTATTGGATGCCTTATGGTCCACTAACTATTTCAATTGCCGGACAACAACAAAATATTACAAGTACCTATACTGTAGAAGTTAAAAATAATGTAGATAGCTATGCGTATTTGTTTACACCTGATGGATTAACTCAAAATCCAAATTTAAAATTATATAGAGGTCAAACTTATATTTTTGATGTATCTACAGCTGGTTTACCTTTTACAATTAAAACTGTTAGATCATTAAGTGATGATTATCTTTATACTAACGGTGTTTCAGCACAAAAAGTAGAATCAGGATTAGTTGCTTTTCAAGTTCCAGAATCAGCTCCAGATTTATTGTATTATGGTGCAAGTAATGACATTAATGTATTTGGAGAATTAAGAATTCATAATATAAGTGAAAATACTTACATAAACGTAGATACAGATGTTATAGGTAAAAAAACTTATACTCTTACTGATGGAACAGAACTTTCAAATGGAATGAAAGTTCATTTTACTGGTAATGTAACGCCAACAAAATATGCATCGGATGATTGGTATGTTGAAGGTGTAGGTACTGCTATTCAATTAATAAATGAAAAAGATTTAGAAATTTCAAGCATTTATTCTCAAACTTTTGACGTTCCATTTGATACACAAAAATTTGACAGAGTAGGTTTTGGAACAGCAACAACTTATGCAATTGCAAAAGACTATGTTGTAATTAATAAAGGATCTTTAGATAAAAATCCTTGGTCACGTTATAATAGATGGACTCATAAATCAGTAATAGAATCAAGTGCAAAAGTTAATCAAGAAATCCCTACATTTGATGAAAGTTTAAGAGCTAAACGTCCTGTTATAGAATTTGAAGCGGGATTAAAATTACATGAATACGGAACTAAAGCTAAAGATAGTATTGACTTAATAGATACAGCAACAACAGATGTAATGTCAACTATTGAAGGTTCTATAGGATACTATGTAGATGGAACTTTACTTGTAGAAGGTATGCGAGTATTGTTTACTGCTGACACAGATTTAACTGTTAATAATAAAATTTATACTGTAAAAATTATAACCATAACTTCAAATGGTGTTGCTACAAAACAAATTGCTCTTCAAGAAGCCGCAGATACTACACCAAATACTAATGATGTTGTTTTAATTAAAAATGGAACAAAAAACATTGGTAAAATGTATTATTATGATGGTTCAAAATGGAAAATAACACAATCAAAAACTAAAGTAAATCAATCTCCATTATTTGATTTATTTGATAGTAATGGTATAAGTTATGCAAATACAACAACTTATACAAGTACAAATTTTCCTGGAAATAAAATTTTTAGTTATAAAGAAGGAACAGGAACTAATGATACAGAATTAGGATTTCCTTTAACATATCAAAGTGTCACTAATATGGGGGACATTGTTTTTAATTTTAATTTAATAAATGAAACATTTTCTTATCAAACAGCAGATACATTAACAACAATTGATACTAATACGGGTTTGTTAAGAAAATATTCTGATTTAGCTACTTTTAAAGTTATATCTGGCTGGGAAACTGCAGATGTTAAAAGCAGTCAAAGAGTTATTAGACAATATGATGTGTCTACGCAAGTAAATGATTTTGCAGTAGATGTATATGAAAGAAGTGGCGATATAAATGATTTAAGTGTTAAAGTTTTTGTTAATCATAAAATTAAAAGAGATACAATTGATTATGCTATTAATAGAATTAATGGTATTGCATATATTAGATTTACAAAAGATTTAATAGCAGGTGATATAGTTATTTTAAAAACTAAAAGTGCTACAAAGAAAAATACAAATGGATATTATGAATTTCCTAAAAATCTTGAATCTAATCCATTAAACAACAAAGTATCTACATTTACTTTAGGACAAGTAGGAGATCACGTTAATTCAATTGTAGAAGAAGTTCCAGGATTTATTGGGGTTTCACCAGGTAGTAATAATTTAAGAGATTTAGGTATTATTTCTAAATATGGTAGAAAATTTTTACAGCATTCAGGATTAACAAATCTTGCTATATATCATCTTTGCAACAAAGAGAATAATATAGTTAAAGCAATAAGATATTCTCAAAATGAATATGGTAAATTTAAAAGACAATTTATAGAACAAGCTAAAAATTTAGGAATGGATGGAACACCAGCTAATATGGTGGATGAAGTTCTTAGAAGAATTAATAAAGATAAAACTAAAAGTATGCCTTTTTATTTTACCGATATGGTGGGTGCAGGCGGTTCTAAAAAAACATCAATTACAGTAGGAGATCCGGGTAATCCATATTACGCATTAACAAATACATTTTCGTTAAGTGAATTAAGTGATAAGTCAGTATTAGTTTATAAAAATGATGTACAATTATTACATGATACTGATTATGTGTTTAATAGTGAAGGCTTTATTCAAATAAAAACAACTTTATTAAAAAATGATAAACTTGCTATTGTAGAATATGACACAACAAATGGTTCATATATTCCTGCAACTCCAACTAAATTAGGTTTATATCCTAAATCTGTACCTTCAATATATAGTGATACTACAGCAATAACTCCAATTAATGTAATACAAGGACATGATGGTAGTATAGAAGTAGCTTACAATGATTATAGAGATGATATATTATTAGAATTAGAAAAAAGAATTTATAATAATCTTAAAGTTGCTTATGATGATGAAGTATTTGACCTTCATGATTTTATTCCAGGACATTATAGAAAAACAGATTATTCTTTAGACGCTATTAACAAGAGTTTATTAGTAGACTTTACTAATTGGTTAAGTTTTGTAGGCAATATTGATTATACAGAAAATACATACCAAACAACACACGGTAGTGATCCTTTTGTTTTTAATTATGGATCTATGTCTAGTTATGATAGTAAACCACTATTAGGTTGGTGGAGAGGAATTTATAAACAAGCATATGATACAGATAGACCACATAGTCATCCTTGGGAAATATTGGGTTTTGCAGAAAAACCAACTTGGTTTGATACTGTTTATGGATCGGCTCCTTATACTAGTGACAACTTAATTTTATGGCAAGATTTACAAGATGGTGCTATTCGAGAACCTAATAAAAATGTTGTAATTAAAGACAATTATAAAAGACCTGACTTACTTAAACATATACCTGTTAATTCTTTGGGCCTTTTAATAAGTCCACACGATAGTAATTTTTCACAAGAATATGTTGCTCATTTAACTAGAGATCCATTTAAATTTGGTGATCACGCACCAGTAGAAAATGCATGGCGAAGAAGTTCTGATTATCCTTTTGCTGTTATGACATCTTGGATATTAAATCAACCTAGTCATGCTATTACAGTAGGTTGGGATAGATCAAGAGTTATAAGAAATACTGCAAAACAACTTGTATATAAAGATACAGGATCAAGAATTAAATTAGCTGATCTTAAATTTCCAAATTCTATTAGTGATGAAAATAAAGTTTTAACAGCAGGATTTGTAAATTATATTTACGAATATGTTGAAACAGATTTATTAACAAATTATTCTGATTATAGAGATAATGTTAAAAAAATTATTAACCAATTAGCATTTAAAGTTCGTGGTTATACTAAAAAAGACAAATTTAAATTACTATTAGATAGTAGAACTCCTTTAAACACTAGTAACGTGTTTGTTCCTGATGAAAATTATGATGTAATACTTAATACAAGTTCTCCTATAGATGTAGTAACTTATAGTGGAATAATTATAGAAAAATTAGCGGCGGGATTTACAATTAAAGGTTATGATAAAAATGCTCCAACTTTAAAATATTTTGCACCTATTAAAAAACAAGCCGACCCAGTTATTAGAATAGGTGGAATAAGTTCATCTTTTGTAAATTGGGGAGAAAATAAAAGATATGATGTAGGAATGATTGCAAAATTTGGTGATGATTATTATTCTACAAAAGATCAACACATATCTAGTACAACATTTGATGGTACAAAATTTATTAAATTACAAGAATTACCTATTGAAGGTGGTGCTTCTGCATACTTACGTAACAATTTCGAAACTACTATTTCTGAAATTGCATATGGCTCTTTGTTTAGAGAAATTCAAGATGTTTTTGATTTTATTCTTGGTTATGGAAAATACCTTGAGTCTTTAGGATTTATATTTGACGAATTTAACAAAGATATAAGAGCAGTTGCTAATTGGCAATTAAGTGCTAAAGAATTTTTATATTGGACAACACAAGGTTGGGCCGAAGGATCAATAATATCTTTAAGTCCATTAGCTAATAAATTAAAATTAAAAACAAAATATTGTGTGGGAGATAATGTATTTGATAATTTTTATGATTATACATTATTTAAAGAAGACGGTACTAAACTTGATAAAGAATTTGTAAGAATAGTAAAACAGTATAATGATTATGAAATAATAACAAAAAATACTGTTAATGGAATTTATTATGCAAAAATTCCATTAGTACAAAAAGAACACGTAGTATTAATGGATAATAAAACAATATTCAGCGATATAATTTATGATGTAGAATCTGGATATAGACAAGATAGAATAAAAGTTCTTGGTTATGTTACAGCAGATTGGACTGGTGGATTAAGTATACCAGGATTCATTTATGATCAAGCTAATATAATTGAATGGTCACCTTATACTGATTATGTGATGAGTGACATTGTAAAACATAAAGAATTTTATTATACTGCTAAAAATAAAATAAAAGGTAGTGCAACGTTTATTGATGCAGACTGGGATAGATTAGATAACAAACCTAAACCAGATTTATTACCTAACTTCGAATATAAAACTAATCAATTTGCAGACTTTTTTGATTTAGATACAGATAATTTTGATTCAACTCAACAAAGAATGGCTCAACATTTAATAGGTTATCAAAAAAGACAATTTTTACAAAATATTATTAATGATGATGTTTCACAATATAAATTTTATCAAGGATACATTCAGGAAAAAGGAACTAAAAATGTATTAACTAAATTATTTGATGCATTATCGTCTGCAGATAAAGAAAGTGTAGACTTTTTTGAAGAGTGGGCAATTAGAAAAGGACACTATGGTGTAAGTCAAGGATTTGAAGAAGTAGAATATACTTTAGATGATAGTAAATTTAGATCTAATCCACAACCTTTTGAATTAACAAATACTATAGATCCTTTAGCTACAGATTTAGTTATTAGACAGAAAGACAGTGATGTATATCTTAAACCTGAAAATTATACGCATAAACCTTTCCCAACAAAATATGAAAGTATTCCATATTTGCCAACTGCTGGATATGTAGATCCTAGTGATGTTAAATTTATTGTGGCAAAATATGATGACATATTAAATTTAGATGTAGCTGAATTAAAACAAGGACATTATGTATGGGTAGGAAATTATAAAAATGATTGGGAAGTATTTAAATTCTCCAATACTCAAGCCAAATTAAGTAAAATAGAAAAGTCAGGTGATTTAATTTTAGTTACTACACAAAATACTGCAAATGTAACCGTTGGAGAAGTTTTTGCTATACGAGTAGGAACTGTAACACATATTTTAAAAGCAAACAAAATAGAATTAAATGTTATTACTTGTGACAAAAAAGAAGGTGTTACTGCTGTAGATCCTGCAACAGGATACATAAGTCAATTTAAAACATCTAGAATTGCAAGTATTACTGATGTAAATGCAAAAATTATGGATTCAGGTCTTCAGGATAATGAAAAATTCTGGGTTGATAAAAACGACAATAATAAATGGTCCGTATTGAATAATAGTTTTGTATATAGTTCACATCAAGAAATTTCTAATCCCAACTCTATAGCAAATACAGAGTTTGGTAAAGTATTAGCTAGTAATGATGCAAATAATATTTTAGTTGTAGGTGCACCAAATGATTCAGACGGTAAAGTTTTTGTTTATAAAAGAGGAGGCGATAATTCAACATTTAATTTATTTCAAGTTCTTGAAACACCACCAGAAGATCCTGCGTTAAACAAATTAGATGTATTTGATGCTGGTGCAAAATTTGGATCAAGTGTAGCAATAAGTCCAGATGGAAAATATATTTTAGTAGGTTCTCCACAAGCCTCTAATGTTAGAACTTATTATAAAGGAAATTATGCTGTAGGAACTCCATATACAATAGAAGATATTATAAAATACAAAGAACAATTGTGGAAAGTTGTAAATCCTATATTACCTGAAGATCCTTCAGTAGATTTTACAACATTTGATAGTCACGTGTTTGCTAAAGAATCAACATATGATTCTGTAACAGGAAATTATACACCATTAACACAAATAATTTTAGGAAATTATATTTTTACAAATGCTACTACAGATCATTTATTAATTAGAGCATCATTAGATCAATACCAAGGTACTAAAATAGGAGACAAATTACAATTAGCTTGGAATGAATGGAATACTTTTGTTCCTCCATCAGGAACAGCATACGAACCATTTAATGGTTATAATGCTGATGTTACTAATGCACTTCAAGGTGAACAAACAATTACAGAAAAAGTAGATGAAATATTAAGCATAGATCAAACTCTTAATGATTTAACAGTAGGTGATGCTATTGCCACTGACAGTGCAGATGGTACAGTAGCTTGGGTAAACAAAGTAGGTACTCAGTCTTTAATTTATTTGAAAGATGTTAAAGGTAATTTTTCAGCTACAGGAGATTTATTATTAGGATCTATAAATGTTGGAACATACCAACGTGTATTCCAAGAAGATATAAACTATTTAGGTGGCTGGTGGAAAATTAGTATTGGTGCAACAGTTAATAATTGGCCATACATTTCAGAAACAAATCCATATCTAGTAATATATGATATTATTAGACAAGGAATTACTAGAACAGCATTATCATATTATAATGCTTTATCCGCAACTCAAAATGCAGTTTTACCAGGTGTTCCAAGAACATCTGAAATAGGAATTTTATCTTATTACAAAACTTATAGTATTGCAGGACAACCAGTGTTCCAGGGTTTAGTTACTGATCAAAGATTCTTTTTTAGATTAGGCACTGCATTTAATACTAAAGTTGCTGGAAATACTATTAATGGTTGGTTAAACACAATAAGAGATTCAAATAATACAGTGTTTGATCCAGGTGTAATGGGGTTAAACTTTAGCGATATTAACAAAGAACTTACAATAAGCGGTATTTGGAATGGTTACATAACTGTAGATGCTGAAGCAGATAATTTAGGTAACTTTTATATACCAACAGTAGGCAGTACTGTTAGAGATCAAACGACAATGAAAACTGCTGAAGTTACTTTTGTTAAAACAATCGACTTTAACAAAATACAATTATTTTTAAAAGATGCCACAGGTGCTTTCAAAAAAGGACTTGATGCAGGTGAATCAAGTGACATTTATTTAATAGGTACTCCAGATAGAAAAATAGGAACTTTAAGAGACGCAAGATTAGATGTTAATGGTCAAAGTGGACCATACTTTGTATTTGACTCTGGTAAAACATTAATTTCAACAACTAATACAGATATAGAAGTAAGACATTTTGATAAAGAATATTGGTTCTATGATGAACAAACATTAGATGGTATAGCTAGATCGGCTAACATTCCTGGAGGTACTAATAAAGATTATCTTCAAGTGTATAATATTTCTGCTGGAGAAGGAACACAAAGCGGTAATGTTAATGAAGGTGCATATTCAGTTTATGAAATAGGAACAAATAATTTATTTGCTCATGCAGGAACATTTATAGTACCTGATACTAAAGATAATTTAAAAGTAGGTAGTAAAATAGAAATAAGAAAAGTAGGAGATGAAACTGTTGCGTATGTAGGAGCTTCGGGAGATTTATCATCAGCTACTCCTGGGAAAATTTATTTTGTTAAAAGAAGTACTACTAAAAATTGGGCACTTTCAACAAATCCTTTGTATATGGGCGTATTTGATCCAGCTCTTTCATATGCTACAGGTGAATATACAATTTATAATTCAGAATTATATAAAGCAAAAACAAATCTTGTTGCCGGTGCATGGAATTCAAGTTACTGGGAAAAACAAAGTACAGGTACAGATTATTTAGGATATATTCCTAATGATTCAGGAATAACATTAGAAGGAGATTCAACTCTCAATCAAAGTAATTTAGTAATGTTTGGTGATCAATTTGATGTTAATTCTACAGGAACAATTCTTGTAACTAATTTATTATACAGTACTGATGCACAAAAAGTTGCTGTATATAGATTACAAGAAGGACATTATACATATTCACAAACAATTACATCACCTGAAGATTCATCTCCTAATATAAATTTTGCGAATAGCGTAGCTATTTCAGAAGATGGAAGTATGTTAGCTATTGGTAGTCCTTTAAAAGACTTTGCTAATGCTGTTGATGCCGGAGTAGTTTATACATATCTACAAGCAAGTGGTGTTTATTCATTGAATCAAAATTTAAGAAGTCCTGATAGTGAAAATTCAGAAAACTTTGGACACCAATTAGGATTTGATGGAAATACATTGGCAGTTACAAGTCTTAAAGGAGATATAACAGTTACCACTGCATTTGATACAGAAACTACAATATTTGATACTGGAGCAACAACATTTTATAAAGTAATGTCAGATAGTGGTGCAGTACATTTATTTGAAAGATCAGGTAATACTTTATTATATGCTGAAAAATTTGTATACACAAATGATGGTGCTGTAGAATTTGGACGTAATACATTAATAAATGATAATCATGTTTATATAGGTTTACCTACACTTACATTGGCTAATAGTAATAAAGGAACAGTTGTTAATTTTAGAAAAACTAAAGGCAAATCAAGTTGGATGCAAACAGTAGAAGGTGCTGACCATGTAGAAGTTGATAAAATTAAAAGTGTATTCATTTATAACAAGAAAAATAATTCTGTTGTTGCTAATTTAGATTATATTGATCCTGTATTAGGAAAAATTGCAGGTACAGCCGAACAAGAATTATATTATAAAACACATTATGATCCAGCAATTTATAATTTAGGAACTTCATCAGTAACAGTAGATACAAATAATCACTGGGCAGAAGAACAAGTAGGAAGACTTTGGTGGGATTTAAGCACGGTAAGATATTATTATCCTTATCAAGGTAATATTATATTCAATAACAATCATTGGAATAAACAATTTATTGGTTCATCTGTAGATGTATATGAATGGGTAGAAACAACATATAAGCCTAGTGTTTGGACTAAACTTTCAGATAGTGGTGAAGGATTAGCTTTAGGAGTAAGTGGTGCACCTAAATATGATGATACTGTATATGTTACTAGAAATACTTACGATAAAATTGCTCAAGCCACAAAACCTAAATATTATTATTGGGTTAAAAATAAACAAACTACACCAGATGTAGAATTTAGAAGTTTAAGTTCGTTAGCAGTTTCACAACTTATAGATGATCCTAAAGGACAAGGTTACAAATATATTACGTTCTTTGATTCAAATAAATTTGCGTTAGTTAATTGTGAATCATTGTTATCAAATTCAGATGCTATACTTAATGTTCGTTATTGGACAATAGAAAATAAAGAACTTAATATCCATAATGAATATCAAGTTATGACTGAAGGGTTGTCTACTAGTAAACCTTCTTCGGAAATAGAAAAAGTTTGGCATAATAGTTTAATAGGTTATGACGAACAAGGAAATGCTGTACCTGATCCAAATTTAAGTAACAAATTAAAGTATGGAACTTTATATAAACCTAGACAAAGTTGGTTTGATAATCATCAAGAAGCATTAAAACAATTAGTAGAAAGAACTAATTCAGTATTGAAACTTAATTTAATTGTAGATAAAGTAGATTTAACTAACTTATCTAAAGCAGAAATACAACCTACAGCAAATACTAAACTTTTTGATAAAACTGTAGACGTAGTAGGAGATTTAGCTTTTGTTGGAACAAATACAATTAAAAAAGCAGAGCTATTGCCAACAATTGTAAATGGTAAAATTACTGCTGTAACTATTTTAAGTGGAGGTAAAGGCTATGCAACTGTACCTACATTTGAAATTTCAGGAGACAGCGGAAGTGGTGCTGTAATAGAATTAACAATTGATGCTTCAGGACAAGTTGATACTGCAATTGTAAAAGTTAATGGAGAAGGATATACATCAAATACAAAAGTTGTTGTTAGACCTTATAGTGTACTTGTAAAAAGTGATGCAGAGCTTGGAGGTAAATGGGCAATATATGGTTACGATACAAGTTTAAGTACTTGGAGTAGAACAGCTTCACAAAAATATAATACTGATCTTTATTGGTCATATATTGATTGGTATGACGTAGGATATAATCAATTTACGTCAATAGATTATACTGTTAGTCAATCATACTTGTTAGATTCTTTAAGTGATGAAATAGGAGATATTGTAAAAATAGAAAATGTAGGTACAGGTGGTTGGCTATTATTAGAAAAAATAGATAATCAACTTAATGTAGATTATACTGTAAATTATAAAACTATTGGTAGAGAAAATGGAACAATTGCATTTAAAAATACTTTATATGATTTTGGTTCTAATACTGTAGGTTATGCGTCAACTAGTTATGATACTGTATTGTATGATAGACAACCTGTTCAAGAAACAAGAATAATATTAGAAGCTTTAAGAGATAAAATTTTTATTAATGATTTAGAAGTACATTATAATGAACTTTTCTTTGCTAGTTTAAGATATGCATTAAGCGAAAATAAATTAACAGATTGGGCATTTAAAACAAGTTTCATCAAAATAAAACATAATGCGGGTGATCTTAAACAAAAAGTAACTTATAAAAATGATAATCTTTCTAATTTCGAAGATTATATTAAAGAAACTAAACCATATAAAACTAATATTAGAGAATATGTAAGTTCTTACGAAAATGTAACGCCATCTAGTTCAGTTATAACGGACTTTGATTTACCTGCTAGTTATGATGATCAAAATAAAATAGTACCTAGTTCAGCAAAATTTGTAGGTACTGCTTTAACAGGAACAAGTACAATTGTAAATTATCCTGATAAACATTGGTTAGAAAATGTAGGATTTAAAATTACTTCATTTAATATAGGAGATAAAGGTAGTGGTTATATTACGCCACCAGCTGTTTCAATAACTGGTGGCGGAGGTACTGGTGCTATAGCTCAAGCATATATTAGTAGCGGAAAAGTAACAGCAATTAAAATTGTTAATGAAGGATTAGGATATTTAACAGCGCCTACAGTAACTTTACAAGGAGGAATTAAAGATGTAACTACAGGAACAGTTGCTAAAGTTAGTGCTGTATTAGGTAAGTCTTTAGTTAAAGTAACTCATCTTACTGTTAAATTTGACAGAACATCTGGAACATATTTAATAACATCATTAGCAAGAACAGAAACGTTTGCAGGAAATAATTCTGTATTAGATTATTATTTAAAATGGCCGATAGATTTAAGAAGAAATACAATCAAAGTAACTGTTAATAATATTGAAAGTTTATCAAGTGAATACACTTATGTTAATAAATTAGATACAACTAAAGATTATAACAGATATATAGGACATATTAAATTTATTTCACCACCTGCTAATTTACATTCTATTAAAATAGAATATATGATAGATGCATCTAAATTACAAGCACAAGATAGAATTAATCTTTTCTATACACCAGCGTCAGGAATGCCGGGTAAAGAATTAGCTCAAATTTTAGATGGAATAGATTATGGTGGAGTTGAAGTTAGAAGTTTAGGGTTTGATACTGCAACTGGTTGGGACACAGAATCATACATGGCAGGTTCTTGGGATACCTATGATGCAACTTTTGAAGATGAAATTTTAAAAATGGATGGTAGTACTAATTCACTTACATTAAGCAAAGCACTAGAAGATGGTATAGTTTATAACATTTATAAAAATGCAATAAGAATAGATGATCCTAACTATGGAACAGGAAATACTGTAACAAATAAAAATGCAATGATGCAAAGTGTTACAGGTGATGGTTCGACAATGACTATTACATTTGATACTGTACCAACAGTAGCTGGTGATCTAATTGTAGTTAGAAAATCTACTAGTGATGGTAGCTTCTTACCTGATCCAGAAGCTTATGATACTTTATTAACAGGCGGTGATTTAACTTATTCAACTGCATCAGGATTAAAAGCAGAAGACATTATAGTAGAAGGAGATGATTTTGTATCGCATACAACTTCAAAAGGTCCAGAAGAATTTATACCAGGACAAGTACTTGATACTTTAGACATTCAAGTATTTGACAAAGGTGGAGAATCAGGAAGTAGAATTAGTAGTTACAATCATACAGGAGATGGTGTTACTACAAATTATCCATTTAGCGAATATCCACAAAGTTCAGATGCAGTATTTGTTTCAGTAGGTAATGTTTTACAAGAATCTAATACTTATGTTGTGGACTATCCAAATAAATTATTGAAATTTAATAGTGCTCCTATATTAAATTCTAAAATTAATTTTGTGACTATGAGTAATAATGGAGAAAAAGTTTTAGACTTTGATACATTTACAGGAGATGGAAGTACTTTAGATTATGTAACAAGAGCAACATGGATTAATAATAGTATAAACACGTTTGTAAGAGTAAATGGTTTATCTGCTTCATACACTATTTTAGAATCAGATAGTTCTTATGCTGTACAAGGCAAAGTTGTTGTAAGATTTGCAGATGCACCTCCGGCAGATTCAGTTGTTAATATAGTTGTATACGCAAGTGCTAGTCAAACATTTAGTGAAGTTACTGAAGATAATTTTACAGGAGATGGAAGTACGGCTTCATTCCAATTAAGTCAAACGCCATTTAATCAAAAACCTTTATCATTTAATACAGTTGTTAGAGTAGGCAGTGAAGTTTTAAATGCAGGATTTACTAAAACATTTACATTAGATAATAATAGAGAATATGAATTTGAAACTTGGCAAGAAATTCCGGGATCAATACTTCCTGCAGATGTAAGAGCATTTTTAAATGGAGTAGAATTAATACAAAGTCAACAATATACTTGGAACTCAGGTACTACTAGTATAACACTTGTAACTGGAGTAGGTGTTCCTGGTGATATTTTAAAAGTATTTGCTATGAGTAATGGTCAATATACTTTAAATGAAACAACAGGAATGATTACATTTAGTACTGCTCCAAGCCAAGGATTAACTATTTCAGTTTACCAATTTAGTAATCATGATATAGCAAAAATAGAAAGAATTAATTATGATGTTGTTGCAAGATTAACTGTAACTGTAGGTACAGATGATTATTATATGTACAAACAATTAACTAATGGACTTATTAAATTAAGACAATTAGCCGAAGATGCTCAATATGTTTGGGTAACTCTTAATGGAGAATTATTAGCTCCTAGTGTAGACTACAAGGTTACAAATGATCAAATGTATTTGAAAATAAACAGATCATTGGCTACAAATGATGTTATAGATATTATACACTTTACAGCACCTAAATTTGTATCTAAATTTGGTTATAGACAATTTAAAGATATGATGAATAAAACTCACTACAAACGTTTAGGTAATAATAACAAATATCAATTAGCAACTTCGCTTAAATGGACAGATCAAGAATTAGAATTAACAGATGCAACAGGTATAACAGAACCTAGTATAGCAAATAATATTCCTGGAGTATTGTTTATTGATGGGGAAAGATTAGAATATTTTGTTAAAGTAGGTAATATACTTTCACAACTTAGACGAGGAACATATGGAACAGGAGTAAAAGATACGCATATTGTAGGTGAAGAAGTATTAGATCAAGGACAGTTTCAAAATGTACCTTATAAAGATGAATTTTTAACTGAACAATATACAGCAGATGGTAGCACTAATGCAATTACTATTGGATTTACTCCTAAATCTGCTAACGAATTTGAACTATTTGTAGGTGGTAAAAGGATGAGAAAGAATGATATTTCTGTATATGACCCAACACAAGGTCAAGATAGTCCTGAAGCCGATGTTACTTCCCCTGCAGAATTTACTGTAGACGGTATAAGCCCAGTTGTAACACTTACAACAACACCTATAGCTGGCACAAAAATAATAACTATAAGAAAACAAGGTAAAAAATGGCAATCTGGCATTAAACCATTAAGTCAATCAGACAATGATATTGCTAGATTCTTGCGACAAAAAGAACTGGCTTTGCCGCAATAAATACACATAAGAACTGGAGCGTAAATGAACAATATTAAAGAAAACAGCGGCGTACTACTTCAAGGACATATTAAGATCCATGATCCGGAATCGGGCCATGTATTTGTTAGTAAAAGAAACGCCATACACTATGAAAATATGAGTCAAGCCTTAGCAGATAGTCTTGCTAATGCTGGACAAGGATTTATAAATTCTATGGTATTTGGTAATGGAGGAACGTCCATCGATCCAACTGGTATTATTACATATCTAACGCCTAATTCAACAGGAACTAATGCTAGTCTATATAATCAAACATTTACTAAAATAGTTGATGATAGATCAGTATCAAATCTTGATCCATTAAGAAATAAACTTGAAACAAGACACGTTAATGGAACAAATTATACAGATGTATTGGTTACTTGTTTGTTAGATTATGGTGAACCAAGTGGACAAGATGCAGTAGATAATTCTAGTAATGTAGACGGATTATACGTATTTGACGAATTAGGTTTAGTAAGTTACTCCCCTAGTGGTACTGGAAATCTACTTACTCATGTAATATTCCATCCTGTCCAAAAAAGTTTAAACAGATTAATCCAAATAGATTATACTGTTAGAGTACAAAGTTTGACAGGATTTAACGAGGGGTAATAGATGTCATATACTGTTAATTTTTCTGATAGCGTAAGCAAAGGCAGTATTACTGTAGAAGATAATACGGTCAATCAAGAAACGAGTATATCGTTACCGGGAAAATCCACGACTTCATATGGAACTGTAATAGCTGAAAACTTTTTACATTTATTAGAAAATTTTGCAAAAAGTTCTGCTCCAGTAAGACCTATCGAAGGTCAATTATGGTTTGATACTACAGTTGGAACTAATCAATTAAAAGTTTATGATGGAACTAATTGGGTAGCAAGTGGAGGTTTAAAAAAAGCATTAAACCAACCAGCGGCTAGTGAAAGTATTACAGGCGATCTTTGGGTTGATACAGATAATCAACAATTATATCTTTTTACAGGAACAGGTTGGATTTTAATAGGTCCAGATTATAGTTCAGGTTTATCAACAGGAGCAAAACCTTTAACTATTACAGGTACCGATGACGTTTCACATACAGTTGTACAATTAGAAGTTAATGCTAAACCAATTGCCATTATAGCAACAGATTCATTTACACCTAAGTCAACTATTACTGGATTTTCAATGGTATTTCCAGGATTCAATTTAAGTACAGCAGATATTACAGGTGCAGGTGTAGGAAAATTTTATGGAACTGCCGAGAAGGCAGAAAATCTTATAGTAGGTACAACATCAGTTGCCGCAAGTAATTTTTTAAGAGCGGACACAACTAATATTGCAAATTTCCAACTTAAAGTTAAAAATGATTCAGGAATTGAAGTAGGCTCTAGCGGAACGTTTTCTGTAGGAGTTGAAGGACAAGCAGGAATAGTAGAACATAAAACATCAGGTTCACATATAGATTTTAGAGTTAATAATCAAGGCACAACAACTGCTATAATGAGATTAGACTCTTCTTCTAACGTAGGAATTAATAATTTAGCTCCAACAGAAGCATTAGATGTAATAGGTAATATTAAATCAAGTGCTAATGTACTTGCAGATGGTACTACAGATGCAACGTCAATAGGAACAGGTTCTTTAATTGTTAAAGGAGGAGCCGGTGTTGCCAAAAGTCTTTACGTAGGTACTGATCTTAATGTTGCAGGAGGAGTTACAGCAGGTTCAATTGTACCAACTGCTAATAATACAGATAGTTTAGGAGCAACTAACAATCAATATTTAAATGTTTATGCTAATAATTTTGTAGGAAATTTTACAGGTAACGTTAGTGGTACAGTTAGCGGAACTGCAGGTTCATCTAATAAATTATCTACAGCAACTACTTTTGCAATGACTGGAGATGTTTCAGCAACATCATTATCTTTTGATGGTCAAACAGGTGGAACTACAAAAACTTTTAATACTACAGTAAGCAATAGTTTTATTGCAGATAAAACATTAACAACTACACCACAATCAACAGATGAAATTATAATTAATCGAACTACAGGATCAACAGGTGTCTATAAAATTTCAGCAGATCAATTTTTATCTTTTGTAGCAACACCACCAGTAGGATCTATTATGTCTTACGGAGGAGCTAATGCTCCAACAGGTTGGGTATTATGTGATGGTAACGAAATTTCTAGATCAACATATGCATCTTTATATGCAGTAATAGGAACTCAATTTGGAACACCTAGTAATGCTAGTTTGTTTAAAGTTCCAGATTTAAGAGGAAGATTCCCATTAGGTGCAGATAACATGGGTGGTACAAGTGCTGGGCGTGTAACTGATATGACAGCAGATAATTTAGCAGGATACAGTGGTACTGAAACAAAAACACTTATTTCTGATAATTTACCAGATCACCAACACGATATGAAATCAACTAATAATGATCAATTTTATGGAATTAGAAATATAACAGCAACGCCTTCAGATCCAGCAGTAATTGTATATGACGGACCAACAGGTTCTAATACAGCTCAAGCAATGCCTAATTCAGGCGGAGTAGATGGAACTGTAGGACAGTCGTTTAGTGTTATGAATCCATACTTAACAATTAACTATATAATTTTTACAGGAGTTTAGGATGGGGTATAAACTTAATAAAACAGATGGAAGTTTATTAGTAGATCTAATCGATGGTCAAATCGATACTACATCTAGCGACTTAACTTTAATTGGCAGAAATTATACTGGCTTTGGTGAAGTATTAAATGAAAACTTTATCAAAGTATTAGAAAATTTTGCTAATACAACTGCTCCTGCAAATCCTATCAAAGGACAACTTTGGTATGACTCTTCAGAAAATAAATTAAAAATTTATAATGGAACAGCTTTTGTATCCGGTGGTGGAACAACTGTTGCAACTACACAACCTAATATGATTGCAGGTGATCTATGGATTGATAGTTCTAAGCAACAAATGTATTTCTTTGATGGAACAGCTCTTAAATTAGTTGGTCCAGATTATTCACTTGCACAAGGTACATCGGGTTGGGAAGTAATATCAGTTTTAGATACACAAAATCAAACAAGAACTGTTATTAAGTTTTCTATTCAAGGTTCACTTGTAGGTGCTTGGGCTAATGTAGATTTTACACCAGTACCAACACAACAAATAACAGAACTAGTTAATGCAAGTACTAATCCTAATGGTGCAATATACAAAGGCTTTAATGCTGTACAAGATTCTTTTATATATAGAGGCGTAGTTTCTAAAGCACAAAATTTAACTAATGCGGCAGGTACAGCAAGAACCGGTGATCAATATTTGTTTGCAGATGTTGATGATACAACAACAGGTTCAATAACTGTTCAAAATAATGCAGGAGTTATTGTTGGTTTAAACAATAACACTCAATTAAAATTTGATTTAAACGCATTTACTATAGAAAACGTATTAACTAATCAAGATTTTAATTTTAAAGTACGTAATCCTACATCAACATCTGCAATTAAAGTAGATGCCACAAATAGCTATGTAGGAATATTTCAAGCAACGCCAACTAAAACACTTGACGTAGGTGGTGACGTAAACATTTCAGGAAACCTAACAGTAAGCGGAACACAAACTAATATTTCTGTTACTAATTTACAAGTTAAAGATAAAAATATTGAATTAGCAATAGATGATGCAGGAGTTTTTGGAGATGACACTGCGGCAAATGAAGGTGGAATAATTCTTAAATCCACTGGAGGTGATAAACAATTTATTTGGTCAGATGGTACAGATAGTTGGACGTCAACAGAAAATATAGATTTAGCAGTAGGAAAAACATTTAAAGTTAATACAAATATTGTATTATCAGAAACTACATTAGGATCTCAAGTAGCAAATTCATCTTTAACAAATTTAGGAACGTTAACTGCACTTCAAGTTGATGAAATAATAATAGATGGTTTAACTATTGAAGCAGATAGTAGTAATGCATCAAACAAAATTCAACTTAAAAGTCCTCAACCTATTACAATTATGGATAGCCAAAGAATTACAGGACTTGGCACACCAGCAGATCCATCCGATGCAGTAACTAAAGCATATGTAGACGGAAGTGTATCTGTTGGAATAGAATTAGATATTTCTGGACAAGGTTCAGGAACTACTTTATGGAATTGGATATGTAAAGTATTAGAAGATTTATATCCTGCAAAAGGATATTCAGCATTGAGTAACCCTAATGCTTGGGCCACTTATGCTCAACCAAACGGTGAACCACCTTTAAACACAAATGTTACGGCGGCTAATGCCGTTCCAATTGGATCTAAATCTCATGGAGTATTAGCAAGAGTTCGTACAGTTGATTATGGATCAGGCGGAGCAGTATCGGGTATTAATGTAGAAGGTGTAAAATTAATAGACTATTCACCAGTTGATCAAACAGTTACAGCCGCACAAAGAACTATTAATGCAGTTGTAACAGGAGTAGATGATAATAGTTTGTTACAAACAACTAAACTTACTATGACAGTCTCTCACTATTATGAGGCAGGTCAGGCAGTTGTAGTTACAGGAACAACGTTTGGAGCGGGCCCTGTTGCAAACATTGATGGTAATTATACTGTAATAGCGGCAGAATTTATTGCAGAAGCACCTAATTACATTTCACTGACTATTGATTTAGATAGTAGTGCTACTACAGGATTAAACTTTGCAGGTGGTAATTATAATGCTAATAGTGGAACAATTGAAAGAACACCTGTTGTAGGTAACGCAAATAAACAAGTTGTAGAAGATATTACATTTTCAACTGCTTCAGGAAACATAGGATTTACACCAACAAGAGCTTTATTACAGTTTATAGTTAATGACCCTAATGGTAATGGTACAGGAGCATGGGAATACGATAGAACACTTACACACTCTACGTAAAAAAGGATAAATATTTAAAATGGCATATTTAGTTAACAAATACGACGGGACTTTACTTACAACTGTAGCAGATGGTACTATAGACCAGACTACAGACATCAAATTTATAGGTAAAAACTACGCTGGATACGGTGAAATTCAAAATGAGAACTTCTTACATATGTTGGAAAACTTCTCAGGAGCGACTTCACCATCAAAAGCGGTTAGTGGACAACTTTGGTTTGATAGTGCAAATAGCAAATTAAAGTTTTATGATGGTACAAAATTTAGAACAACAGGTGGAGCAGAAGTAGATGCCTCAGCTCCTACAGGTTTAACTACTGGAGATTTTTGGTGGGATACTGGAAATGATCAATTATATGCTTGGAACGGAGCAGGATTTGTTTTAGTAGGTCCACAAGGTGTAGGATCAGTTGTTACTCAGTTCAAAAGTAGAACTGTTAAAGATACATTAAACGCAAATCATTTAATTATAGAAGGTGTTGTTAATGACAAAACAATAATTGCTATAAGTCAAACAGAATTTACACTAGGTACTTCAGATCCAAATAATTTAATTACAGGTTTTGATAAAATTAGAAAAGGAATTACTCTTGTAGACACAAAAGACGCTACAAACGGTACTACATCAACAGATCATTATTTCTGGGGTAGTGCATCTAACTCTTTAAGATTAGGTGGAAAACTTGCCAGCGATTATCTAACTACCGGTAGTGGAACAACAACGTTTAGTGGAATTGCATCTTTTGTAGATGCTGGTTTTACAGTAGGTGATAGTAATGACCTTAGAGTATCAATTGTAAACGGTAATGAAGCTAATATATCAAACGAAGTAGGATCAAAAATAGATTTAAAAGTAAATGTTACTGGACAAGTTACTACAATTGCAGAAGTAACAACTACAGGTATTAATCCAGGAACTGGAAATAGAAATTTAGGTGATGCGGCAGATAAATGGTTTGAAGTTCATGCAACAAGTTTCAAAGGAAATGCAGATTCGGCATCAGGAATTTATTTTAATAATTCAACATATGCAGGAGCAACTACGGCAAGTGCATCTACAACAGCATTAAGAGATGTCAGTGGTAATATTACTGCAAATCTTTTTGATGGTACAGCGACAAAGGCTCAATATGCTGATTTGGCAGAAATTTATGAAACTGACGAAGAATATTCAGTAGGTACAGTTATGAGAGTAGGAGGAGATAAAGAAGTAACAGCAGATGATGGTTCAAGCCCAATGGGTGTTATTTCCGAAAATCCAGCATACTTAATGAATAGTGAAGGCACAGGACAAGCTGTTGCTTTTGTTGGTAAGGTACCTGTTAGAGTTTTAGGCGCTATCTCCAAAGGAGATAAAGTCTATTCTGGCGAAAATGGCGTAGGAATTGGTCATGGAACCCCTGGTAATGTAATAGGAATTGCTTTAGAAACCAATCAAGAGATATCAGAAAAACTAGTCCAGTGCGTTTTAAAAGTGTAAATAATTCAAAGGAATACAAATGGCACTAGTAACAGCTGAAAGATACAATAATTTAAGACAAAGCGTGTTTTCTGTTTTATCAACAGGAGCAGGCGATTCTGGTTACGGACAAACTTTAACAAGTTCTACGGTATCATCAGGAAATCTAGTCCAAGCAAGTCATATCAATAACATTTACGAAGATATTAGAAAATGTTACAAACACCAAAATGGTGGCAATCCAACAGCAGGGCAACTTCAAGAAGTTCTTACTACAGATTTAGTTACAGACGACGATCAAACAAATTATAAAGGTTGGGATCAATACGAAGCACTTGCAACAAACATATCAACAAATAGACTTACAGCTCACGTAAATCAAATAGCAGTAAACGCCTCGGCGGCTACTAAAACTAGAAGCTCGTCTTGGAATGGTACAATTGTCCACGTTTTTACTGTTACATTTACTGATGAAGATGCTAGAAGATACTTTTTTAATTCAGGAGGTACAATAAGAATATCAGGAAGTGTGAATACGGGTAGTGCAAAAGACAACGATTGGAATACTATGTTGTCAAGTTGTGGTACTATAGGTTTTGGTGCTAATGGCACAACTCAAACTTCAGGCAATCCGATAGGAACAGTAGCTACTGGCATGGGAAATTATCAATTAACAGCATCTTATCAAGATATATTTTCGGCAATAGATGCTGGAGGCGGATCATATTCAGCAAACGATTTTAAAATCGAAGCCAAACTAGATGGAACTAATAAAATTTGGTTCACAATGACCTATTCAGATGATGCAGGAGGTAATATCGACGAAAATGTTGCCGATGCTACAGCTACAATTGATTATGGTTTGGCACAAACTGATGTAATTGGTATTGCTCCAGGTTTTGCAATTGACGGAACTAGCACTCTTTAATACCAAAATCCTACTTGATTAAATTCATAAATCCTGTTATAATCGCAAAGAAAACGTATGGAAGAAATACAACAAAAAACCTTGCGACTTGCGGATAGATTAAAAGTCCACAATAACCAAACTAGAATACTGAAAGAAAAGTTTGTGGATTCTAATATTCATTTCCTTAAAGGTCATCAATTTACAGTTGATTTAACATTAATCAACTATTGTAAAGGATTAATAGATTTAAACAAAATTGACGTTATTATATTAGATGATTACAAAATTCCTGTTAAAATAGATAACGTTCAGGACTTTTTTGACGACATTTCCGACTTATATCAAAGGAATCTTAATTCTTATTGGGTAGAATACAATAAGTTAGAAAAGTCAAAAGGGGAAATATTAAAGGATGACTAAAGGTGTATTACTATTTGCTCATAACAATAGCCTAATAGATTATGTATCGCAGGCAATCTTTTGTTGTGAACAAATTAAAAAACATTTAAACATACCAGTAAGTCTGGTAACATCAAATAAAGTACCTCCTGATAGTATTTCCTTGTTTGACAAAATCATTCCTATTAAAAACACTAATACAAACCAAACAAAATCATTTCTAGACGGTTCTACAAACAAATATAATGCTTTATGGCATAACTTTTCAAGGCCTGATTGTTATGATTTAACACCTTACGATGAAACTATTGTTATGGACACAGATTATATTGTAGGTAATGATCATCTATTAAAATGTTTTCAATCAAATGCGGACTTTTTAATTAATAAAGATGCAGAATATATCAATTATCAACATAGAGAGGATTTATTAGATGTAGATGTAAGTGATCCTAGTATTCCTATGTATTGGGCTACTGTATTTTATTTTAAAAAGACTGATAAAATGAAAACGTTCTTTGAATTAATTAAACATATTAAAGATAATTGGTCATTTTATAGATTCACATATCAAATAATAGGACAGAATTACAGAAATGATCATTCCTTTAGTATTGCTATTCATATGTTTAATGATTTTCAAGAAACTAATTGGCCCATGAAGCTACCAAGTAAGTTGTATTACATAACTGATAGAGATGAAGTTATACATTTTGATGGAGATTGGGAATTAAAGTTGTCAGTTGATACAAAAGAATATTATCCGTGTAAAATTAATGGTATGAATTTACATATTATGAATAAGTTGGCGTTGGGACGTGCAATAATGTATGATCGCTGGATTAAGGAGGATCAACATGATAAAAAATAAAGGGTATCTTATTTTTGTGCAGTCGAATAAAAGCACAGACTACTTTAAACAAGCAGTTGCATTGTCTATGAGTATAAAATTACATAATAAAAATGCAAATGTGTGTTTGATGACTAATATTAATGTACCTGATGAGTTAAAAAAGTATTTTAATAGTATTATAGGTATACCTGGGGACGATTATGCGGAAGAAAGCATTTGGAAAGTAGAAAATAGGTGTAAAATTTATAATGCATCACCGTATGATGAAACAATAGTACTAGATGCTGATATGTTGGTCTTAGAAAACCTGGATCACCGGTGGAAATTTTTAGATAACTTTGATTTATACTTTACATCGCAAGTAAAAACTTATAAAAACAAAATTGCATCATCAGACTTTTATAGAAAAGCATTTACAAAGAATAATTTACCAAATTTATATTGTGGTATGCATTATTTTAAAAAAACAAAAAATAACTTTAATTTTTTTGCTTTAGTAGAACATATAATAAAAAATTATGACATATATTACAAAAGATATACACCTATGAATACACAAAGATGGTGTAGTATGGATTTATCGGTAGCAATAGCAAGTCAATTAATTAATAATGCTAATAATATAACTTCTAAAGTAAATTTTTTAACATTTACACATATGAAACCAAATATACAAAATTGGAAATACAAACCCAATGCTTGGATGTCTTATGTAAACTCTTATTTTGATGATGACTGTAATTTAAAAATAGGAAATTATAAACAAAACGGAATATTTCATTATGTAGATCCTGGATTTTTAACAAATGAACTATTTGATAAGTTGGAGAATAAATGCAAAGACCTGATTTAACATTTACGCCTGATATAAAAGAACAAAAATGGTATTTTAATTTTAATAAAGATACTGGACAAGTTCTTAATTGTAGTGTCATTAAAAAAGGAAATTCTGTAGAAGTTCCAGAGTCTTTAGGACATGATATTGCTAATGGAGTAAAAAATTTATCGCAATACGTTATAATTTTACAAGACGGAAAGTATATTGTTAAATCTAAAACTGATATGGATGGGATAGCGTATGAAGTTACGTCTTCTAAAAAGACAGAAAATAGAAATGTATACAAAATAGAGTCTAATGATATAAATGATAAAATTTCATTTAAACTAGATATGAAAAATAAACAGTGGAATATAGGTATTAATGATAATTTGGGGCAAGAGATACAAAATACTTTAGATATGTCGGAAGATATAGTTTTAGACTTTTATGTTACTAAAAAAGATGATGCTAATATATTAGATTATATATTACCAGTCAATTTAAACAATTTAATTAAACAAAAAACACTTACAATAGAACATAAAAGTAATAATGTCCCTTCTTTGTATTGTAGAAAACTTTATGATTATAGTTATGAGGTAGTTAATGGATAGAATTAAAATTCAAGATTCTGATTTAGTATTTTTAAGCTATGACGAACCTAATGCTGAAAGAAATTATGCGGATTTAAAGAAAAAATTTCCTTGGGCTAAAAGAGTTCATGGTGTACAAGGATTAGATGCGGCTCATAAAGCCTGTGCAGATGTATCTGATGCAGAAAGATTTGTTACAATAGACGGTGATACTATTGTAGATAAAGATTTTCTTGATGTAGAAATAGATTTAAAAGCATTAGGCGTCGACAATACGTATATGTTTAGCTGGTGTGGCAATATTAACTTAAATGGGTTAAAATATGGCAATGGTAGTTTAAAATTATGGACAAAAGACTTTGTTAAAAATATGAAAACTCATGAAAACCATGATGGTAAAGATAAAAATTCAGTAGAGTTTTGTCATTTTCCAAACTATTATCAGTTTAATGAAAATTATTCTACAAGTTATATTAATGCTAGTCCTTTACAAGCCTGGAGATCAGGTTTTAGAGAAGGAGTAAAAATGAGCATCGACAGAAATGCTAGAGCTCCAAGATTAAAAGAGTTGTGGTGGCAAAATTATCATAGATTGTTAGTGTGGATGTCTGTAGGTGCAGATGTAGAAAATGGATTATGGTCAATATACGGAGCAAGAATGGGCTGTCATAAAGTTGTTTGTACTGACTGGGATATAAATCAAGTAAGAGATTTTGAATATCTTTTATCTGAATGGCACCCAAACAAAATGGGAAGAGGAGATAATTTAAGAAAAAGTGGGCCTAAACATTCTAAGTTAAATGAAGTAGAATTAATGGCTGAAATAATAAAATTAGGACACGAAATTAGAAATAGAGAAGAAATAGATTTACCTGTATTACCTTTGTCTACAGAACAAAGTAAGTTTTTTAAATCTGTTTATATGAATAGTCCAAGAATTTTTAAAAAAAGGAAACTATAATGTATGATATTGTTTTTATAAGCTATAAAGAAGTTAATGCTGACAAGCACTTTAATGAATTATATAAAAGATTTCCTATAGTTCAACGGGTAGATGGTGTACAAGGAATTCATAAAGCACATAAAACAGCCGCAAGTAAATGTTTGACAAAAATGTTTTGGGTCGTTGATGGTGATGCTAAAGTATTAGATGATTTTAATTTTGATTTTATGCCTGAAAAAAGAAATGAAAATGTAGTACACGTCTGGAGAAGTAAAAATCCAATTAATAATTTAGAATATGGGTACGGTGGTGTAAAACTTTTACCTCGTAGATTAACATTAGAAATGAAAGAAGATACTACAGATATGACAACTAGTATTAGTAACAGATTTAGAGCAATGGAACAAGTTTCTAATATTAGCGTATTCAATACAAATGCGTTTAATACTTTTAAATCGGCATTTAGAGAGTGTGTAAAATTAAGTAGTAAAGTAATTGATAGAGGTGATGATAAAGAAACAGATAGTAGATTAAATGTATGGTGCACTGTAGGTAAAGATAAACTTTATGGTGAATATGCAATTAAAGGAGCGTTAGCAGGAAAAGAATACGGATCTGAAAGTAAAGATTTACCAAGTAAATTAAAATTAATTAATAATTTTACGTGGTTAGAAGAATATTACAAATATAAAATGAAGGATAGTGTTTGTGGATTATCAAAATAATATACCATTTAATGATATAGTCAAATTCGGACAAAGAACTATGTTGGAACAAAACGTGTTCTCCGTTAGTTGGATACTTGGAAGATTTTGTAATTATGATTGTAGCTATTGTTGGCCTTATGCTAAAAGTAAAGTTTTAGATCATAGACCTTTAGAACAATATCAAAATACTATGAAAGAAATTAAAAGACAAGCAGAAGAAAATGGATTTAGTAAATTTCATTTTAGTTTTAGTGGGGGAGAACCAACAACATATAAAGGTTTAATAGAATTATTAGAATATTATGCAGATCCTACTAGCGAATATCTTAGTGTTCATATGACTAGTAATTGTAGTCCAGGTCTTAAATGGTGGAGTCGTTGGTTAGATGCAACTTATCCATTGGATCGTAGAGGTATTACAGCAAGTTACCATGCAGAATTTTCTAATGAAGAAGAATTTGGAAATAAACTTAAATTTTTACAAGAACAAGGTGTATTAATAACAATTAATCAAGTTATGGTGCCTGATAGATGGGATGAGTATTTTGATAGATGTAAAAGATTTAGAGATAAAGGATTACACGTTACTCTTAAACCCCAAAGTGACACTACAGCAAGTTTTATTGTACAAGGATATACAAAAGAACAAGTTAATATATTACAAAATGAAATGAACCATGAAGCAAAACAATTAATATTGTTTGATAATTTAGGAAAACAATATGAAATAGACCAAGCAGAAAGACTTAATGCATTTGGATTTAATAAATTTAAAGGTTGGAGTTGTAGTGCTGGATATCAAAGTTGTATTATAAGAGAACCGGGAGGAGAAATTAAAAGAGGCTACAGTTGTCATGACGAGCCATTAGGAACAATAGAAGGTGGTTTTAAATTATTTGATAAGCCTAAAGTTTGTATTACACCAACGTGTGTAAGTTCGGCTGATTCTAAAATACCAAAGGAAAAAAATGAAACTAGACAATTATAAGTGTATAGTGACAAAGGGTAAAAAGGAAGTGGTGTGGCATTATAGTCTACCATATAAAATGATATTAGAAGAAGTTGATGAACACTACAAAGAAGGTGCTGATGCAGTAGAATTAGAAATGATTACGCAACAAGAGTTTGATGATCTTTTACCAAAGGAAGAAGATGTATAATTATACAGAAATAAAAGATGTGCATTTAGAAATTACTAGCAAATGTCAAGCTAGATGTCCTATGTGTCCTAGAAGAATAGGTGGAGGTCCTTTAAATCCATTGATACATCTTGTAGAAATTAATTTAGATACATTTAAAAAATGGTTTCCTACAGAATTTTTAATTCAATTAGATAGTTTATTCATGTGTGGTAATTTAGGAGATCCTATAATTGCTCAAGATACTTTAGAAATTTATCAGTATATTAGAACTGTTAATCCAAAAATTAGATTAGCTATGCATACAAACGGTAGTGCTAGAGATACAGATTGGTGGGAGGCGTTAGCTAAAGAAAAAGTAAAAATAACTTTTGGTATAGACGGTTTGGTAGATACTCATCATCTTTATCGTGTTTCTACTAATTGGGAAAAAATAATTACAAATGCTAAAGCATTTATTAAAGCAGGTGGTTTTGCAAAATGGCATATGTTAGTTTTTAAACATAATGAACACCAAGTAGAAGAATGCCAAACAATGAGTAGGGAATTAGGTTTTAAATCTTTTAGTTATAAACACACATCAAGATTTAAAAGTGATAAATTTCATGTTATAGATGAAATGGGAAGAACAACACACATATTAGAACCAAGTAAAAAGAGTTTTGAAATGATAGATAAAATAAAAGAAGCAAAAATAACTCCTTGTGCAATAGATTGTAAAGCTAAAAAATATAGTCAAATATATATTTCTGCAGATGGTACTGTTAGTCCTTGTTGTTGGTTAGACTTGCGATGGACAATACCTACATCAGATGCAAGAGTAGATTATATGGATCAAATAGGAGAATTTGCTAATTTACATAATAAATCTTTAAAGGAAATTTTTGATTCACAATTTTTTAGAAAAATAGAAGCCACATGGACAGATAAACCTTTAATAGAATGTTCAAAACAATGTGGAAAATTTGATAGATTAGGAGAACAATTTGAAACTCAATATTAAAGATGTAATGTACTGGATGGATGCTATTAGGGGATCCGATGACAAGTATAAAACATTAGAAAGTTTTTGGAAAGGACAAATATCTAGTAAAGTTTGGTTAACTGAACAACTTAATGAAATAGTTAGACCTGCTAATGCAAATGTTCTTATATGCGGAGGATGGTATGGTGTAATGGCTACATTATTATTTAATAGCAATATTAAAGTTAATAATATTAGAAGTATAGATATTGATCCAGGGTGTAAACCAATCGCACTTAATATGAATAAACATTATGAAATTAATGGAAAATTTAAAGCAGATACTTGTGATATGTTAGACTTTAAAAATTATAAAGATTATGATATTATTATTAATACAGTGTGCGAGCATATGTCTTGGGATCAATATTATAAATGGTTAGAGAATATACCTGAAGATAAATTAATAATTTTACAAAGTAACAATTTTATAGAACATAAAGAACATATTAGTTGTGTGCTTTCTGAAGAAGCTTTTAAAAAGAAATGTGAATTAACAAATATTTTGTATTCAGGTACATTAGAGTTACCTAAGTATGAAAGATATATGGTGATAGGAAAAAAGAAAAGAATTTACAGATTTAATTGCAAGGAGTTGGGACAAGTATGGCGTACAAATTTGAAGCATTAACAAAAGAGAAATCTAAAATTGTGTTTATTTGTTTAGACACTATGTATAAGATCCAAAGAACTTGGACTAAAGAGTTAATTAAAAATATTGCAGATTATCAAGTGCAAAATATTACTAGTAGTGGTTATGATTTATTAACTGCGGTAACAGAAGAAAATGGTTTAAAACAATGTGAAAAAGATTATACTCACGCAGTAGTTTATACAGTAGATACAGAATTTGAGGGAGATAAATTTTTCACATATTTAGAAGAATTAGTTAAAACAGATTTCTTTATAGCAGGACATATATTAGATAGAAAAGAAGGATACTATGAACTTCATGAACAATGTTATGTTATCAATTTAAAAAAATGGGTTGAATATGATTATCCAGATATGGGTGCAGAAGTAGAAAACGAAAAACACTTAAAAGCTGTGCCTATTAGAAGTGAAGAAAATTATCATGATAATCATACACCACTTTGGATTAAACCTGGTAATGAAATGATAGAGTATAAGGATAAATGGCATGGTTGGAATATACTTAATATTGCTTTAGATAATGATGAGGATATAGTAATATTTGATCAGAAAATAAGAGATAGTAAAAAATGTTATTATGCTGAATATGATTCAGACTTTCAAGAAAATAGTCAAAGCATATATCAAAAATATAATTTTGCCGCGAACAGACTTTATTATCCTACTAATACAAAAAAATTACAAGATGTTAATATAAAAGGACCTATTTCACAATTAATTGTTCCTGCCAGTGGATTTAATTGGTTGTTATATTTAGACAAGTACGGACATGATGAAAATACAGAAGTTATATTTTATGATTATAATCCTAATGCATTATGGTATATGAAAGAAACAATTAATAAATTTAATGGGCATGATTATCATAAATTCTTAAAAGGTCTTATAAAAGATAAAGCACCTGATTGGTTTCAAAGTAAACAAGAAATTATTACTAATTTTAGCAAAGTTGCTAAATTGTGGCATTTAAAAGATGATATAAAAATGCAATTTGTTCAATGCGATTTATTAAATGAATTTAATATAGATATTAATAATGATGAAAATACAATTTTTAATATTAGTAATATTTTTGCTTATGAACCTACAGTAGCTTTTATTACTGTTAAACAAAGATTAGAAAAAGAAAACAAATTATTGCGTATATTAAAAGAGAAAAGTCCTAAAATACAATTAGTAGTTTCAGTTCATGCTTGGAGTGGCTTGTCAGAATACAAACGACACACAGGCCCAGCAGAAAAATTTGACGAAATGGATCTTGAAGATTTAAAAGCTCCGCTATGGAGATTTGGGGAAGATTGGAAAAATTTAAATGAAAAATAAAAGTTGTACGTTTTGTATGCATCCATTTACTGGTCTTGCTACTAGAGAAGATGGCGCAATTAAGATATGTTGTAGAAGTCTTCCTATTGGTAATATTAAAAATGAAAGTTTAGAATTTGCTTGGAATAGTGAAAAAATGCGAGAAGTAAGACGGCAAGTATTAAATGGAGAACGTCCTGATGTTTGTGCACCTTGTTTTGATTTAGAAGATCAAGGAGTACAAAGTTTAAGACAAAGACATATTGCAGATAATATACCGGAATCAAGAGTTAACCTTTATCCTAATGCACTTGATAGTCTTTCTAAAGATATGACAATGCCATTTGAACTTCCTACGATGGAAATTAAAATTAATAATTTATGTAATTTAAAATGTCGTATGTGTAATCCATTAGATAGTACACAATGGAAAGATTGGAATAGCATTGTAGAACATTATAAAAAAGAAGACAACTATCTTGTTAAAGCAGTAGAAGATTTAGGACTTACAAAAGCACCATATGTTGGATTGTTTGACGATAAAAAAGAATGGTGGGATAGCTTAAGAAAACTATTACCTCATTTTAAAAGAGTAGAATTTGCAGGAGGCGAGCCTTTGATGGACCCTCAACATTATAAAATTTTAGATCTTCTCAGTGAGAATGGGAAAAATATAGAAATAAAATATGCAACAAATGGTACAGTGTTAGGAATAAAAGGAAGATGGATTAAAGACTATTGGCCCAAATTTAAAAGTGTAGCTGTTAATGTTAGTATTGATGGGATAGATGAAGTATATGAATATGTTAGATCCAATGGAAAGTTTCAAGATGTTGTAGATAATGTTAGAATAATGAAAAATATACCTACAGTAAGTAGAATTGTAGGAGCATTTACAGTACAATCTAATAATATAATGCAAATAGACAAGGTAATAGACTATTTTTTAAACAAATTAGAAATTGTATTTTATAGTCATAGGGTACAATATCCTAGAGCCTTGAGTGCCCAAGTATTACCAAAGGAATTAAAAGATAAAGTTATAGCAAAATTAGAATTAATGAAGGACAAAGTTAAAGAATATAGGTTAGTTAAGGAACATCCAATATTAGAAAAAATTACATTACAACAAATTCAGGATAATATTAATTTTCTTAAAGCAAGAGATCTAAACAAGTATTGGAAAGATTGTGTAGATTTTAATCATAAGTTAGATAAAACAAGAAATCAAGGTCCTTTTGAAAAAATTATTCCGGAGTTTGCTCCATATGTATAGAGTAGAACATTTATATGAAGATGTACGACAAAGTACTAAAATAGAATGGAACATAGGTAAAAGATGTAACTATGATTGCAGTTATTGTCCTGCAGAAATTCATGATAATTTTAGTGAACATACTGATATTGAAATACTTAAAAATACTGTAGATATTATTTCTAAAATGAATAAACCTAGAATAAGTTTTACAGGAGGTGAACCTTGTGTGCATCCAAAATTTACAGAACTTTTAGAATATGCAAAACCAAAAGTTACATGGATAAATGTAACCACTAACGGTACCAGAACAGCCGAGTATTACCAAAATCTTTTGGACAATTATCTTAACCATATTGTGTTTAGTTTACACTTCGAATATGACTGGAATAAAGTTGTAGAAACAATAATAAGGGCAGTTAACAGCTCAGTTAATAAGAATGCTCTTGTACACGTAATGATGCTTCCAGGCTCGTTAAATGACGTGCAAGACGCTTGTAGACGCCTTTTAAATGGTAATATAAAGTATAGTTTGCGTCCAATTCGGTGGACCAAAAAGCATGATGATTTTGAAGATATGAATCGGTATAGCGAAGAAGAAATAAAGTTTTTGAAAATCCAAAATCATAATCCACCACATAATACTTTGGTAGACAAATCCAAAACTTGTAATGTAAATGATATGTTAATTTTGAAAACTAATAAATTTAAAGGATGGCTTTGTAATGCAGGTTTAGAAAGTTTAATGATTAATTGGGATGGTGATGTACATAGAGCAACTTGTAGAGTAGGAGGAAGTATAGGTAACATTTATAATGGTACGTTTGAAATTCCAAAAGATCCTATTGTGTGTACAAGAGAATGGTGTACGTGTGCCGCGGATATAAATTTAACAAAAATAAAAAATGAAAATACACAAAATAACTTATAAATTTCCTGAATTAAACAATGTTTTACAAATTGAATGGACTTTAGGTAATACTTGCAATTATAATTGTTCATATTGTTTACCTATATTACATGATAATTCTTTTCCTTGGATTAATTTAGAAAAAAGTAAAAAATTTATAGACAAATTACATAATCATTATACTGATATGGGTATTACACATTTTATTTGGAAGTTTGGTGGAGGTGAACCTACTCTTTATAAAGATTTTGCAAAACTATGTGAATATATTAATCAAAAAGAAAATAATTTAATAATACCTATGACAAATGGTAGTAGAAAAATGGATTGGTGGAAAGATAATTATAAAAATTTTTTTGCAGTGCATTTTAGTATTCATCCAGAATTTACAAAACCAGAACATATTAGAGATGTATGTGACTTTTTAATAGAAAATAAAGTAGATAATATTTGTCATATAATGATGAAACCCGATGAATGGTCTAAATGTATGGATATAATAGATGTATTAAAAAATAGCAACAGAACTGAATGGGGGATTCAAGCTAAACCATTACATCAAGTTTGGGACACCGATACTGTAAGTGAAAGAGACTTATATCCTTATACAGAAGAACAAAAACAGATATTTAAAGGTACAATTAGAGCTCAAGAAAGAGTTAATGAAAAAATAGATACTAGATTTAATAGAGATATGTATATGGTAGAAGATGATCAAACATATGACTTTGATCCATATTGGACAGTAGCAAATGATATTGTTGATTGGCGTGGTTATACTTGTAATGCTGGTATAAACAGAATTTATATTAATTATGACAAAAGAATGTATTTAGGAGCAGGTTGCAGAGTTTTATCTGAAGGTTTTACAGGTAAAAAATATGATGAAGATTTTAATTTTCCAACAACTAGTGTTATTTGTAATCAAGAAAGGTGTGTATGTATAGCGGACATTCAGGTGCCAAAAACAAAATAGGTTTCTTCGGAGACAGTTTTATTGCTCACCCTCTTAAAGATAATTGGATGGGTCGAATGGCAGATTCATTAGATGCAGAAATTGTAAATACAGGAATTAGTGGTTCAAGTTATTGGACTGCCGTTATGCATTTTACAAAAAACTTTCATAAATTTAAAGATTTAGATTATTGTGTATTTGCTTGGACTGATCCTTTTAGAATATATCATTCAAAAGGAGATTTTAGTCCACCTAGTGCTTATCAAGGTTCTAGTAAAAGACATAAAGCCGCTCAAATGTTTTTTGAAGAATTAGTAGAATGGAATAAAGAAAGATTAAATTTTCAGGCTGTTGCTTATTGGTTAGACAATGAATACTTGTCTAAAATGAAAGGTAAAATTTTACACTTATGGAGTTTTGGAGATACTAGAGTAGAACCTTGGAGTGACGCAGAACTAGATCAAATTAAGTATTTGCATACTTGGAAACACGGAATAGAAATAAGAAAACCTTTGTATTATATTAGTTGTAGAACAGATCCAAAAAGAGCTTGGTGCGAAGAAAATTTAAGATTTTTACAAAGTATATTTGCTTTTAGAGTTAATCATATGGGACCAGATGGTGACAATGAAGTTTTTAATCTTATAAAAGATGTGATAACTCGGGAAAAGTGGATTTAGCAGATAATTTTCTTATACCATCTAGTTTAGTAACGTATTCTTTAAATCCTGGAAGTAGATGACTATTATCTTTTTCATCCATATGATCCATTACAGCCTCCCAACGTTTCCAGCCATAAGGATTGTGTTTCCAATATTCATCATCTTGTCTGTAGTTTTTCCATAACCATTCTTTAAATTCTGTATAACGTTCACGAACTTCTTGTTTATCCTCTTTAGGTAATATTTGAATACTTAAAAATGTAGGTATGTAAAGCAAGTGCATATTAACTAATCCACCTCCCATTTGTGTACCGCCGGGTACAGTTCCTAAATTAAGTTTTTTAAATTTAGATTCTACTTTCCATTTCATAAAGTCTGGCAAGTGTTTTACATTAAAAATTTGTATAGCAGTTGCTAAACTTGTTTGTATATTGTCGGGAGTGTTGTCTAACATACGAAGATTCTTTTCTACGGTATCCCAGTTAGTTGGAAAACGTATATATTCATCTCGTTCATGACAAGCGTCCATGCTAATTGCAAATTTAACTTTCTTAAACTTGCTCCATAACTCAATTAAATCTTCGTCTACTAATATACCATTTGAATTATATCTTAATAAGATTTTATCTTGATATCCTTGTCGTACAATTTCTTCAATAAATGTTTTATGTTCTCTAATCATTAAAGGTTCACCACCAGCAAAATAAACTTGTTTTAAATTAGGAATTTGTTTATTCATTTCTGCCCAAAATGTATCTTTTTCGTGCCACTTGTTATTAAATTCTTGTTTACCCCAAGACATTTGTTTTCTAACTGTAGGTATTGTTAGTTGAGGCATAAGTCGTTGCCAATCTGCAACCCATTTAGAACTGTCATGAGGAGAACACATAACACACTTAATATTACAAGTATGGCCTAATCTTAAATCTAAATATCTTAATGTTTCAGGTACAGTTCCATCTTCTTGTGTTTGTTTTATTAATTCAGGAATATCTACACCATCTTTGTGCCACGTACCCGTTTCCCAAATACGTTTACTAACTACTCCTACTTTTTCTTCATTGAAACATTTAGTACAACTAGCAGGTATTTTTCCAGCTAACATAGTTTTACGAACTGACTTCATATATTCATTGTTCCAAGCACTCATTGGTGTATCTTTTCCAAAGTTTGCTGGTGTGCCATCTTCTTTTTTAACAAGACCTACTTTGTGATCTTTTCCTGCTCCACTGGCGTTTGCACTACAACATAAACGCATATCTCCATTAGGGCGTGTAGCAAAGTGAATCCAAGGCAATACACAAAAAGTACAAGAACCACTAACTGATTCTATTTCTCTTTGCCATTTACCTAATTTAGAATCTTTAGGATTTAACCAATATTCATTACTTTCAGTCACTGTTATCTATTCCCCATTGTCTTTCTTTACACCAAAAACATTTACCACATACTGGAATGTCTTTACCTGGAACATATGTTTTATAATCTAGGTTTCCAAATATTTCAGGATAAGTTTCCTTATCACCTTCGCAACTTCTTGTAAGATTAAACAGATTCATGATGCCTAATCTCTTATATTGAGATACTATCCAATCTTTTTGTACGAAGGTGAAAGGATGACAAGCCACGCCATTCATGTGTGGCTTTATCAATCGATGTAGATTTTCAACAGTATCATTTGATAATGTACTGTCTCTGTCCGTTAATCGGCCATCGAATTTTATTTCAGGATTTTTAGTAAGTCCACAAAACCATGCATCTAGATTATAATTATGACCTATATATTCTGCGTGTGATCTTAACTCTATTTGATTACCGCTTTTTAATTTGCCATATTCATCAATAATGTTTGGACCTTTAGAACCCCATTCTAAATCAGGTGCAATAAAATTTGTATGTTCTATAAACTTTATATCTTTAAATGTTTCTTTAAACCAAGCAAATACTTGTTTAAAAATATGTTGTTGCCAAGGACGTGTTTTCCATAATCTAACATTATAAATTATGTGTATTTTGGTATAATAATTTTTACGTTTAATTAAATCGCATATAATATATGCCATTAAGGCACTATCACAGCCACCACTAAGACTTATTCCTATATTTTTCCAGTTTGGTGACAATGGAAAATATACATCAGATATATCGTGGATTATATTTTGGTATTCACTATTCTCGTAGAGACTTTTTACTTTGTTATTCATAGGCATCAAATAATACTTATCGTAATTAATCCTCAGGTTAATTCTTTATGGTAAATATTGGTATGCTTACAAAGATGCTTACAAAGACTGGTATAACACATTCCTCTAAAGAAATATATAATTTGGTAAAACATTTTGGTCCTGGTAAAAACATTTTGAATAAACAAACAGGAGATTTCTTTTATGATGAGTGGGAGGTACTTCCAGAATACAAAGACACTAGTTTAGAAGGGTTACTATCTAAAATAGGAAAAGTAGGACAAGCAAGAGTAAATGTATTGAAACCAGGTGAGTGTTTTTTTGCTCATGCTGATATAGATGATCGCTTTCATTTAGCATTAGATTCAGAATATAGTTTTTTAACAGATATAATTGGGGCAAAACTTTATTGTGTTGGAGACGATAATGTATATGAAATGGACGCAGGTAGATTACATTCTGCAAGTAATTATGGATATAAAAATAGATATCAATTAGTTATTAGAAAACTTTTAAATAGAATAGATTTACAAGAACCTGTAGTAGTAACTTGTATGGCTCTTCAACCTACACCATATAATTTAAGATATCTTTTTGATTGTAGTTTTTCTTGTTTATTAAACAAATTTAATAAGCTAGGAGTAATGACTAATTTTCAAAAAATTAGTGATACGTCTATTAAGTTTGACGTTGAATATGAATTTGTACAAGAAGTATTAAAATTAAAAGAAACTTGTGGCTTTGGAGTGCTTATAAATTATGATTAAAATGAAAGACAAAGAGTGGGATCGTTTTTATAAACCAATAAATGCAGTTGCTAATGTTCTTTATGAACCTCTTATAAGCAAAGATAAGAAAGTATTTTGTATGAATTGGAATCCTAGTACTTACTTTGAAAATAAATTTTTAAATAATGATTTAAGAGAATACTGGTTTTTACGTGAAATTAAATTTTTATTAAAATTAAGAGGCAAATCTTATATACCTGAAGTAATTGATATTGCATATGATGATAGACAAATATTTTTTAGATGGTATGATAATAAACTATTATCTACAGGAAATTGGCGAGAGCAAATTACAGAAATTAAAACTGATTTAGAAAATGAAGGTATTTTTAAAATAAATCTTTATCCTCATACTTGCTATGTTAATGATGATGGACAAATTCATATAATGGATGTGTATGGTTGTACAGATATAGATTCAAAATGGATTAATACAGAATATTTAAAACCTCTTATGATGGATAATCCACATAAAAGATTTACAGAATCAATAACTGGTAATGATTGTGATACACATAAGTTGTATGCAATTACTATTCAATCAAATTACGCTAAATGGCCAAGAGATTTTTTAAATGCTTAAATTTGTTGGAAATTGTAAAGATGTAATAGATGCAAGAAGGATATAATGTTTATAGATTCAACAAAATATAGTTCCTGGGAAGAATTAAAAAACTTTCAAAAAAAAGTAATATTAGAATACCATAATGCTTTTACAACCGGTTCTAATTCTACAATTGGTTCTTGGGATAAGATAACTAGGGCTCCTATAAAAGAAGGAATTGGGAACACTGAAGCATTAAAAGAAGGATCAACAAGAAACCCTGCTCCTTATATAATACAAGAATATTTAGAAAAAGTAGGTGATGATGATACGCATAGTAAAGATTTATATTTTAACGGTGAATTTCAAAAAGGATATAATGAAAGTGATATTTTTAAAGAATGTATAGACTATGCAGTAAAAAATCTTAAAGGATTATATAAAATTTCAATTGACGGGCTACCACCTGATGGAATAGCTTTACCACGTACTATACAGCATCAGTCAAATCATTTTCAAAAAGGTCCTTGTTATTCTATGTTATTGAGTATTGATATTCCATCTGAAGACATTATTAAATGTGGAATTAAAGTAGGAATGTCTCGAAAAGAATTTAATCATGGACACATTTTAACAATTGATCCGACAATGACTTATGAAACATGGTATCAAGGATTAGGTCATACTTATATAGAAGGTGCCAATCCTAGTTCTTATAGAATTTTAGTAATCGTAGAAGTTTTAAAGAAGGAATTTAATTTAAATTAAGTTTCTTTTTGAATTCACCAGTAACTTCAACTTGCATGATAGTCTCCTTTAGAGCGTTGCGTTGTTTGCTTCTGATTTACTATATTAATACGTGTACTAGTATTTAGTTAAGCAGATGATCCTGGATCTGGATAAGGCGCAATTCTAAGAGTCATTAAGTATTCAGGTTGTTCTATACACCACATAACTACTTTTGCTATATAGTCTGGATCCATTTTGTGTCCAGAACCAAAAGAAGCTACCCTAGGCGTATCTACAAACCCAGGTTTGATGTTTATTATTCTACAATTACCTTTGCTATTTTGTAATTGTTCACATGCATGATCTAACGCACATTTTTCGGTACTATAAGGCCAAATTGTGTTTTTAGTAACATCAGGACTTAAAGAACTAATTGATACTATTTGTTTTTTTTCTTCTTTCCATTTTTGCCATAAATGATACAATACCCAAACTTGTGCGTATTTGTCATGTGCATTATTAATAAAGACATCACAGTCTAATGCTTTTTCTATAATAGTATGAGGATCATTAATATCGTAACCATTACTTCGAGAAAATCCTATCCATTCGTGATTATTGTTATCGCAATAATTAGCTAAAGATAAGCCTATACCACTAGTGTGTCCTGTTATTCCAAATTTCATTTATATCTAAATGTTCGTCGAGAGTGATATATTGTTGACCACCAATTCCTTTAATCATGCCAATATTTAGTGTTAAATATTGATGCCGGAAAAATTCATGGATTATAAAATAATACCTTACGAAGAAAATTTAGATTTAGCTAACTTTTACCAAAATGCTAAACAAAAAGGATTCGCAAATAATAGTTCAAAAAAAATATTAATAGACTCTATTAGTAAAGAACGTGAATGGCAAGTTTGGTTTTTACAATATAAAAATAAAATTGTAGGGTCTACTGCCGCACATTCTTTTGATGAAATGGGAGAAAACAGTTATAGAATACTAGCAAGAACTTGCGTGTTCACAGATGAATTGCCTATTAATAATGTAAGGACTAAAAAGCAAATTGTAGAACATCAAAGTATTACACCTCAATTTTTTATGCCTGCTTGTATTGAATGGGTAGGACTTCAAGGTAAACCTTATGGGGGATATTCATTAGATAATAAAAAACTTTATATAACAACAAATGAAAATGAAGAAGGGTCACAAAAATTAGTGCATAAAATATGGGCACCTATGTTAGCAAAATCTGGTTGCTTAGAATACATTAAAGATTTTAATTATAGAAATACTCCTCAGAGTGTTTGGCGTTTAAATCCTAGGATATTTTTATCTCAATTATATAAACAAAGATTATGGAGATATAATGATTAACAACGATTACGAATATTATTATAATCAAGTTCCGGGTAAAGGACAATGTAGAAATAATTTAGTTTACACTAGTTTAATAAACAGACATAAAACTGAATTTGTACAGTGGTTTTTTAATGATACATTTTATCATAATGGACATAACCAAGTAATGGATACAGAATTAATGAATGAAAAATGGTTAAGAGAAACGAATATGTTATTAAAAATGCATAGTAAGTATCCTCAACATATACCATCAATACTTGATATAGATTATGCAAATAAAAAAATTCATTTAGGTATAGAAGGTGTAGATTTTTGGGAACAAAGTCATAATAAAACATATGAAGATGTATTGCCTAATTGGAAAGAACAAATGTTAGAAATAATTCAAGCACATAAAGATATTGGTATGTACAAGTATAGTCTTCATCCTAGCAGTTATTTTGTAGTAGAAGGTAAACTTAAATCTATTAATTATTTTTTTAGTTATATGGTTCACGAACCTAAAATTACTGTTAAAGATCATTTAAGTCATATATCAAATGACAGAAAAGTAATAGTATATGAACAAATGAAAGCCATGAATATAAACGTTAATACTCCAGTATCCTTTGATAAAGCTCAACTATTATGCTTTGAAAGTTTTCGTAATAACTATCCTGATGACTTTATTAATCAAGCAATAAGTATCTATAAATAATTATATGAACGATACAAAGACATTAAGTTTATGTCATATTTGCTATAAACATATACCAGCTGAACGTATTACTAAAAATAATGCAGTTTATCTTATTAAAACGTGCCCTGAACACGGTCGTATGGAGTATAAGGTAGAGCATGATGTTGAATTTTACAATAATTTAGAATATGATAGAGAAGGTTATAGTATACCGCAAGGTATCCTGATTGAAGTAACCGATCGTTGTAATTTAAATTGTCCTCATTGTTATCATGAACCAGATAATAAAGTAGTAGACAGGTCTATTAATTCAATTTTAAAACAAATAGAAGAAAATGTACATCCTAGAACAGGTGCTGTAATACTTGCAGGTGCAGAACCTACAGTACGTAAAGATTTACCAGAATTAGTTGAAGCTATTTGTAAACAAATAAAAGATTTAAACAGAGATCACCAGGATGTTTGTATTTTAACTAATGGTGTTAAACTTTCTGATAGAGCTTGGGTTAAAAGAATTGCAAAAGCAGGTGCTCGAATGGTTATGATAGGATTAAATCATCCTAGTTACCAAGGCAAAACAGTACATAGAAAACAATTAGAAGGTATTGATAATTGTATTGCAGAAGGTATATTTGTTTATTACATAGGATATACATTAGGAAGTTTGGATCAAATGGAAGATGTATTAGAAGAAATTCAAAGTTTAGGATACAAAAGTTGGCAATATAGAATTAGAGCAGGTTCGGATATAGGTAGAAGTCCTGATGAACCAAGATTCTTTTTAAGTGACCACGTAAAACTTATTAAAAGTATTTGTGATAAAAAAGGTTGGAGTTGGGAAAAGAAACCTGCTGATGATAATTTATATCATTACATGGTTAATATTAATGGTATTAGTCATAGAATTATTCAATGGAGTGATCCTAAAACTATAGATATGGAACAATTAATGTGTGGTCCTTGGTGTAATTTTGTTCCATTAAAACCTGTAACTAACTTTTTACATCAAATAATGTTGCGTGATGCTAACGTTAATAATGGAAAACCGTTATTTGATACTGTACCTGAACGTTATATGTTTAAACCAGACACTGTGGATTATAAAGTAACTGAATGGACGTATAAAAGTTGGGATGATTATAAAATTAAACAATCTAACCTAGTTAATCTGTAACATTATAAGTTATTGATATTACCGTAGGACTTTTAATCCAAAAATCAATTGTTTTTAAAATTGTTTCACTATCTTTATAAGAACTACTACTAATTTTTAATAATAGCAAATCTGCATTATCAGGCATTTTCCTTGATGCTAGTATTAAAAATTCTTTTTCTAATAATTTTTTTTGAAAAGCATATTCTGGATCTGGGGTATTATTATCGTCATTATCAGTAATAACTGATCCACATACTATCATTTTTTTAACTTTAGTATGTAAGTCTTTTAAAAGATTTAGTTGTAAATGAGGATTAGGATTAGCATTGTTTATAAACAAATCACAACCTTCTGATTCTTTTACAATTTTTTCGTAATCATAACCCGAATCAAATCCCTTAACATTGTGATTTTTTGATTTATAATAGACGTATAATTTCTTACCAAGCCCTTTTGAGTGGCCCGTTATTCGGATTTTCATTTTAGATTATTAATTTAAATCGACCCAACTTGCGCCAGTGTACCCTTGGAATTTTGTACCTGTTGTATTAAACACTACCATACCAGCCGCCGGTGTTGCTATTGCGGCATCTCTTGCGGCGTTGTCGGCATATACTTTAAGTTGAACTGGACCATCTACATCTAATGTACCAGCAGGACCAGTTGGATTTCCTTTGTTAATTCCTAATCTACCTAAGTAATCAAATGCTAATATTTTTTCTGTAGAACCATTGTCTGGTGTAGTAACCATTATAATTTTACCTGGAACTTGTCCAGCACCTACAGTAGCATTTGCATCATTTTCTACTGCATATGATATAAAAGCAGATCGTCTATAAGCAGTACCATCGTGACCATTTGCAAGATTAGTGAATAATATATCTCCTTTTTGTACTACTTGTGGAGATAATAAAGAATTTCTTGAAGAGAGATATTCAATACAATTTGAAGTTGTAGCAGTAACTCCAGCTGTAAAAATTTTATAAGCTGATAAAGTTGTAGTAGGACTGTATTGTTCTATTCCAATACCTGTTGCAGAATCAGTTCTGCTTACTTTTAATACTGTTTGGGCATTAATTAACTCAAGTGAATTTTCATTCAATACAATGTCACCGTTAGTAATAACATTTGCATTACCATCTATTCTTAAAGTACTATCGTTAGCAAATACAGAACCATGTATATCACCGGTTACTGCACCTGTAACGTTACCAATAACTGGACCAGTATGTGTACCACCAGCACTATTACCAGTTAAATCACCTGTAACGTTTCCTGAAAGATTTCCGTTAAATGTTGTTGCAGATATTGAAGAAAAACCAGCACCAACTCCACCTGTTATTGAAGCTGTACCGTCATTAAATTTTACGCCGAAAATTTCTTTCCATAATTTAGCGGCTGTACCTATGTCTCTAGTGTTAGTTGTATCTGGAATGAAGTCTGCCGCAACGTTATTGTATTGTGATGCGACAGTAGTATCTACTGCATTACCACCTACTGTTGAAGCATCTCCTACATATAACTTTTTAGTATCTGTAGTATAGATTATTTCACCTTCAGCGGGTGTAATACCGCTTCTTTGAGTGTCTGTTCCTCTTCGTACTTGAAAAGCCATTTTAAATGCTACTCCTTAATATACCTATGTTTGTAACAGTATTTATGATATTTATCATAGGTACGGTATTACAGGACTTTGCTATTTGTTCTTTTTTATGAACTTATGGGTGCGTTTTTGGATGTCTTTTTTAATCTTTTGCGTATCTAGACTAAAATCCACATTTTTTATGGCCCCTGCATAGGTTCTAAATATGTCCTGTAAGGTGTTTTCTAAGTCAGCATGGGTGAAATTTTTTCTACTAGGTTTAAGCCTAATATCCCAATTTTTACCGTCTTTAAACATTACCTTTATACCTATTAGATATTGTATAGGTATAGTTTGTACATCTAAATCGGAAAAAACTTCAGGCCAATGGGCCACAACTTCCTTGGGTAGTTTCTTTTTGTTAAACTTGACCATAACAGACATAGTTCTATTCTGCTTTTTCGGTCTTGCTTTTCTTAGTAGGCGATAAAGTTTCAGCTTCTTTTCTTAATCTAGCCGCTTCTTTATATAATCTGTCAGCATCACTTCTCATTTTTGAAGCAATTTGATCATCTGTCATTACTTTTGCTGTTGGTGTTGCTACATTACTTGTAACACCTTCTTTAACAGATAATTCGTCTATAGATACACCTCTTTGATTAGCAATAATTTTGTTTAACTCGTCCAATGCTACAGATGTTGTAGGGTTTGGTGTCATTTCTACTTCGCTTGTAGGCACACTTTGCATATTTGCGAATTTATGAAATTTAGGTAACATTACATCTCCACTAGAAGTTCTAGTTCTGTTTAAAACTTCATAAAGTTCAAACGCAGTTTGACCTTCATTAGACTCTACAGCTTTTATTAAAGAATCATGATCCTGAGCATTTAATTTTGCTGTTTCAATTACTAGTGCAGATTTAGAATCTCCTGGTAATGTTCTGTAAACTACAACAACTTTTGCTTTAGACCCTTTAAGTCTGCCAACGTGTTTTGTATCAGCCATTATTTTTTTCCTCCTGTTGCAACAGCCGGTTTAGCTGGTGCGGTATCGGAACCTTTCTTTTCAAGATCCTTTTGTTGTGCTTGGACTACTTGTAAAAAAGACTCTAACTTATTAAATGTGGCGCCAACAGCCTGCATTTCATTTGCCTTGAATGCTCCTCTTTGGCAAGCCGCATCTATAATAGATTTGATAATCCCTAAATCTTGGACAGTCAAATCTGCAGAAGCACCAGGTTGTCCTGCTGGACCTTTTGGACCAACGGTACCTGCTCCTGCTGGTGCGGTTGTTTGTTTTGCCGCATCTGTTTTTGCTTGTTCAGTCATATTAATATGTTTCTCCGTATTGTTTTAATTGTATACAAAGATATTTAATGTTTAGGGAAGTGAGGGCAACTCAAATTGAATATGCTCATCTCTTTTGGATCTTCAAACCCTACCAAAATAGAATGAATAACTTGATCTGACTTATCAATCTTAATGTGATTACCAATATAATATCTGCTTTTTAGATTATCCGAAATCCAATTTTCTACAATTTTTAGATACTCGTGACCTTTCTCAGGTAACTCTTGAAACACCATACCTTTTGGTTTTTTGGTAAATTTTCTAGCGTCTAAAAAGTTTAATGGATTTGGTATATTGGTTTTTGGAAACATTATGCGTCGTAATGAGATGTAATACCAAAAGGTGCTTCTTTATTTTTATCATGATGTTCATGAAGAATCCATATTGTATCGCAATAATCAGGATCTCCCCAATCATCCCAAGGATAACCATCTGTGAATACTATTAATTTTTTAGGAACAATGTCATTGTCTTTCATATGTCTCCAATTTGCCATAAAGTCTGTACCACCGCCACCTTTAGCATCATAGTCTTCTAGACTATTATCATTAGCAGTAAAATCTTGTTCATTATAAACTTTAGTATCAAAAGACCAAATTTTAATATTATAATCTTGATATTGATCCATAATGTTTTGAATTTCTCCTAAGAAATCTTTTAATTGTCTTTCTTCAATAGAACCTGATGTGTCTATTGCTACACAAATATCTATTGTTTTTTGATAGTCTGTTGCAGGTAAAATTATACCTGAATGCCAAGCCTTTCTAGAAGGTCTAGCAAAAGTATAGTCGTTTCTTATAACACTTTGTATTTGTTGTTGTAATACTTGTTTCCAATCCATTTTAGGATTAGTAAACTGTTTAATCATTCTTTTAACTTCTTCAGGTAAATTATCTGGACCAGCCGCCTGTGCAGATTGCATTATACCTTCTTTAATTTCGTTTTTAATTTTTTCTTGTTCGTCTTTGCTTATAATAGGTTGTTTACTTTTACCATTTTTATCTTTGTCTTTTTTACCTGCTCCACTTTCAGGACCTTTTTCCCAATCAATGTGATCATCTAATAGTTTTCCTAATTTGCTTATATCAATTTTTTTAGCATTTTTAAATAGTTCGTCATATACTTGTTCTGATGACCAACCGTCGTATTTGTGATCTTGAAATATTTGAATGTCTTTAGGTTTTTCTCCTATTCCTTCTCTAACTAAAGTATTATTAACGAGATAGTCTGCCGCAATATTATAGAGCATTCTATTTCTATTTTCGTTTCTTTGTAAGTGATTAAAAACACAATGAAGTATTTCGTGTCCTATTACAAATTCAATTTCTTTAGTGCTTAATTTGTGAAAAAATTCTGTATTATAATATAAATGTTTACCATCAGTAGCCGCCGTAGGACACCACTCATCACACTCTTGGATTTTTAATCTAGTAGCCATATTACCAAAGAAAGGATGTCTTAATAGTAAACCAACTCTTGCTACAATAATTTTATCTAAAACTTCAGTTTTTATTTGTCTATACTCGTCGTCTGTACGTTTTATAACTGGTGGTTCTTTAATTTTTTTAATTTTAGTTGTTGTTTTTATTTTAGTTTTTAACTGCATAATTCCTTTTATGTGTTATAGGGTACCCGAAAGCACCCTATAACGAAAACACTAGTCGGCGCTTTGAGCGGCGGTTATGTACTTGCCGTATTTTTCATGGAACTCATCGAAAACTTTGATAGCGTCTGGATCAAACGGTAACTGATATTGTGTAAGAGCTAATTTAATACCCATTACAACTAATTCAGTATCAAAATTGTCCATCATAAATCTAAGAAATTTTCCAACTTTGTCGTTAAACTTCTTATCTTTTTTATCGCAAGCCTCTTTAAGTTCATAACATAAAGAAACCGTTAGGGAGTACATTGCACTGATTTCTTTACTTTTCAACTTCTCTACTTTACCTTCTAAAATATCAGAAGGGTTAGGAAGTTGTGATGCCACCTTACGGTGAGCCATAAACTTAACTGCAAGTCCTTCGCCTACTGCACCGCTGACTAAATCAGTCACAGTGTTTTCATCTAAATCATCTGATAAGAGTTCACTTACAAATGACCAAGATCTCGGAGTAGCAAAAGACCTACTTGAAGATTTCGGTTCAAAGTCGTATAGGTCTTTTTTGCTAAAAGTCAAATAACCAATTACATCTTTATGGATGTTGTTGTCTACTGCCCATTCAAACCAATCATCAAAAACAGGTTTCATTTCTAAGTGAATGAATCTATTTGCTAATGGTGCCGGCATTCTATAAGTGATACCTTTATCTGCTTCTCTATTACCCGCCGCCACTATAACAACGTTTTCTGGTAATTCGTAAGTACCTACTTTTCTATTCAATATTAATTGGTAAGCCGCCGCTTGAACACTTGGTGCCGCGGAATTCATTTCGTCTAAAAATAGAATAATGTTTTTATATTTTTTAGACATTTTTTGATCTGGTAATTCTGATGGAGATGCCCATTCCATAGATTTTGAATTACTATTAAAGTATGGTATACCTTTAATATCTGTTGGTTCCCATAAACTTAATCTTATATCAATAACATGAGCATTGATAGTTTTTGCAATCTGACGAACAACGTCTGATTTACCAATACCCGGACCGCCCCATAAAAAGATTGGTCTTTTGATTTTTAAGGCGTGTAATATACTTGCCTTTGCTTTATTTGGTGATAATTGTCTAGTAGCTAAACTACTATCTGCTGATGTGTCTTTGCCTTTACGTGCCATTATGTACTCCTTAAGTTACAATTGGTTTATTATTAATAATAGCACCTTTTGGTAATTAAGTCAAATGAAAAGAAGCTTAAATGACCCGCATAAATCAATTGTTAATTACGACGTGAGTAACTAAATTACCCTTTTCGTAGGAATCTATAATAAATTTCACTGCATCAAACACTGCGTTGGGGGATAATATAGTGTTTTGTTCTTTACAAATTTCCCACATCATTGCGGTTTTCTCTACAACAGTAGGTTGTTCAAATAACATATCTATATTTGTGTCAACAAAACCTGGAGAAATTAAACTAGCTTTACATTTTCCACCACTACCGTTTACTTCTTGTGTTATTTTCTTTAATCTCATTTTTTCAATGTAGTAATTTTCGTTTGCTAGTTTATAATCAAACATTTCTAATTCAGTTACAATACTGCCAATAGAAATTGCTAGTTTAGGATGGTCTTTACTATATTTGCAAAATTGATATAAGAGTGCGTGTTGCTTATTAAAGAGATAAGCATTGTTAATTAAAACATCAAAACTAAGACATTTGTCTACAACTCTTTGAGTATCCTCAATACCGTTTCCTTCGTTTTTGTCTAGACCTATAACTTCATAATAAGGAGAAAATTTATCATATAAACATTTTCCTATTCCTGATAAATGTCCTGTAATTGCTATTCTGCGTATTCTCATAGTATATGTTAATTTATTGAGAAGTTTTGGTTTATTCTTCGTTATTGAATTCTTGTCTAGTCATAGCTTTACTAATACCATATTTTCTTATATCTCCAGAAAATAACATTAATTCCATAGCTTTCTTTTCATTAGTAACAATTATACCATCGTCAGCCAAAAAATATGGACAATTAATAAATCTATCTAAAAAAATTATGGTTTGAGTAGTAACACTAAAGTCTACTGGGAATGGAACTTCATATGTTTTTAAATCAAGTTTTTTTGTAATAAAATCTAAACCTTTATCAGTTAATCTTAAACCACCTACATCTTTTGATCTACTATTTTTCCACCACATAGGCAAATACTCTTTTAAAGTATTTGGATTAATACTAATATCTGCGTTTTTTAGGAAAATTTTTGTGTAGGTTTCTTTCCAGTTCATTGTTCGTTGACAGTTTCACCAGCAGTAAGTTTAACTACTGTGAATTCTTCAACGTTGAAAAGAGTATTCAATTTTTTCGCCAAGTTAAAGGCGTGACCAGGATTAGAAAAACTAACTTTTTTGTATTTTGGTCCTGGATAGTTGTTAAGCATATTTGCTGATTTAAGGTTAAAAGGTTTGTTCTTATGAAACACAGCCCAGATGGCTTCCGCTTCAAGAATCTGCTCTGTTTTATAGCTTTTCTTGTCTACGTGTTCCAGTATAATAGTAGGCTTCGGTCTACTCATAATTTTTCAAGGTACCCTCTTTATAGTTACACCCCATACTATATTTATCGTGAATTTCACGAAAGAGTGTTACAAAAGTATTAAGTTAATGATTTCGAAACGCCGTTATAGATGCCTATACTAAAGGCTTCCACCGTCAGCTTTTACACTGATAGTTTCTTCGGCTTTCGATTGTTTAGTTATGAGAGATTCGTAGTCACCGGCAAGTCTAGCCAGTACAATTGCTAAAGAATATGTTAAACTTTTGGCAGTTGCAGTATCAATTTTTACTTCTTTTTGTTGACCAATGTCCGCGGCTTTTACTCTTTGTATAAATTGTTGTATTGGTGCTGTATTAATAGGTTCATCTGTTCGCATTTGCTAACTCCTGTTTCATTTCAAGTGTTGTTTTAAAAGGTCCTTTACTAGGATACCTTTCTAAAGTAATTAGTTTTGGGCAAAAACTTCGTACCCATCCTTTTTCAAATTTAATAATATAATATCCAGCACTATATAAAGACTTAGATTTTTTGCTTTTTGTAAACAATGGTAATTTCTTTTTAACATCATATACCATATTACAAGGTTTAAACTTGCATGGAAAACTGTACACTAGGTGCTCTGTGGGCTCAATGTGTGGGCTTGAAATAGTACTGTTGCCCCACATCCATTCACCATCAAAATTGTTTCTTAATTGCGTTTCATTATCAAATATTTTAGTTCCTTCATCACAAGTATATAGGTATTTTCTATCCTCTTGTCTACATAATGTACCTACCTTGTGCCCTTGTTTTTCAACTATCCAGAACCTGCTTTCTAGTATAGGTTTTGCAAAGAATCTTTCTGTCATGCTACTTCTTTCTCCTTATATTTTGCGTTTAAGGGCTCTGCGTAGCTTTGTGGGTATTCTGCAATACGTTGCATATCCCATTTAGCACAGAATTTAATAAGTTTTAACCCTACTTGTTCTATTGCTTTTGCTTTAACTGATGCTACAGTTTCTTTTATTACAGCTTTAATTTTGGGTGGTTGGGCATTTAAATCACATAGTATTACGTTTCTATTGTAATCATCTACAACTCTATGTTCTTTTCCGTCTTGATCTACCCATCTTTGGAGCATTAAGTTATTCCAATTATATCCTTTAGTTTTTCGATCTTCAAATGCATCAATTAAACCTACTTTCTTTTTAGTTCCTTTAGCTCTAACGCCAGGGTATGCTGAAAATACATTATCAGTAGGATCTCCTCTTACACATTTTTCAAACAACATTAATTTAGGGTTAGGTGCTTTTTTAGGAAATCCTGTTTTCTTATCTATTACAGGTTTCTTTTTATTATCAAAGTAACCTTCGTGTGTAATAGTAACTTCTTGTATTCCATTGTATTGTTTTACATTAGGTTTTATCAATTGTGCAAAGTCGCTGTCAGTTGATATTATAACGTGATTATCGTTTGGGTGTGCATTTACCCAACCTGCAATTAAATCATCTGCTTCTAATTGTTCGTGTTGTATTATTGTACAATTTGTTTTTGTATCTATAAAGTCTTTGAAATGCGTAAATGTTTCCCAAAAAACTTCTTCTTCTTCTTTTTCTGAAACAGTTAACGCCTCTCGAGCAGTTTTTCTATTCATTTTATATCTAGGATAAACATCTCTTCTCCAAGATTTTCCTTCTAAACAAAATACAACGTGGTCTCCTTTAAATTCTTGCCATACTCTTCTAATACTATTAAGAGTAATATGTAAAGCCATTCCTATTTTTTCATTTAGAGCTCCTTTAATAACGTGTCTGGCTCTAAAAAAAGTATTTGCAGTATCTACTATAATGTAATTCATGCGTTAAACTCTATTCCGTTAGAACGGGTGCATACTTTTGTGAATTTCTAACATTAACTAACCTCTGATTTATCATCATCCATTTTGTTGATATTAATATATCCCATACCAGTATCTGGATTTTGTCCTTGATCTTTTAAAATGTTTCTTGCAATATCTTTAAACCAAGCATCAACTATTTGTTCATTCTTTTCTCCTCTATAACCTGAATCTATTAATTGTTCAATAAATTCATTATTCCAATCTAATTCAAAAAAACCATTTTTAATATTATCTTTATTAACTTGAGTATCTAATACTGCTACCCATGGTTTTCCTTCTTTAGTTGCTTTTGCTTTTTCTTCCATTAATGCTTTTCTTCTTGGATCTTTTTCAGTATAATCTGATGCAACATCTTTTGCTTTATTTGTTTTAAACATACCTTTCATTTTTTTCATTATATCCATGTGTTATTTTCCTCCTTCCTTTTTAAGTTCCCCATTGATTTCCGAAAATATCGACGTGCAATCTTGGACTATATCTCCATCCTTTTTGCATTGCGAGTTCGGTAACATTTTTTGCGTTTTGTTGATATTCTTCATAACAACCTCCCACGGCCATACAATAGACCGGAGCATCGATCCCTGCTTTTTTATAAATTCCCACAGCTTTTGAAACTTCGTCAACATCGATGCTGTCACAAACGACAAATTTGAAATACAAATAACTATTGGGTATATCATAATATCCTTTAGCAACATCGGGTTTAATAGCATCGTCCCAACTTTCACCGGAAACGGTAAGTTTGGGAGAGCACGAAAACGTAATATGAATTTTAGTTTGATTCGTTGCCCACTCCAATAACCTTTCTCTGATAGGTTGAGTAGTGTTTGTTTCAAATGTAACATTTTTTAAATCTTGCATTTTAGGGTGTTCAAATAAATCAACATAATGTCTTTGAAAACCTAAAAATGGTTCTCCTCCTGTTATAACAAGATGTACATCTTGTCCGTTATTGCAAGTCCACTTGCCTTCTGGCGTTAAAGATAACAACTTATCAACTAAATCATCAATAGTATAATCTGTTGTGAACTTACTAAATCTTGCGTCCCATGATGCATAACTATCACAACCTTTATGTACCAAAGGCAAATCTTTTAATTCTTTATATCTATCATCCTCAGCGTCTACTTTTAAATAATCGTCTGCAAGTTCGCCTCTTGGCATACCAAATCCACGACATTTAAAATTACATCCAAACAATCGTAAAAATATACTAGGTACACCTACAAATCTTCCTTCGCCTTGTACACTATAAAAAGCTTCAGTAACTCTTAATTTGTCTGCATCCATTGTTCACCTAAATGTTATGTCCTTTCATACTAAAGCAGATATCATAAAATTCTTTTTTAAGTGGTGCATGAGTATCAAAAGCGCCTAACATAATTGCAGTAGTCATATCATTGTCAGATTCTTTTACACCACGTTGTGTTAAACAATGGTGTTTTGCTTTAACTACTACTGCTACATTAGGTGTTTTAGCATATTTTCTTAATGCTTCAGAAATTTGTGTAGTCATTTCTTCTTGTATCTGTGGTCTTTCTGCAATATGATGTACGATCCTATTAAATTTGCTTAAACCTATAACTTCATCTTCAGGTAATACTCCTACCCAACAATTTCCTACAATGTTTTGAAAATGGTGAGCACAGGTTGATCTAACACTAATTGGACCACTAGTGTATAAACTTTTATATCCCATATTCGGAAATGATGTAATTTTAGGTAATGAATTATATCTACCTGAATATATTTCATTAACATACATTTTTGCAACACGTTTTGCAGTTTCTTTTGTGTTATGATCATTTTCAGTATCAATTACTAATGCTTCTAAAACTTCTTCAAATGCTTCTTCTACTTCTGTTTCTAATTCTTTTAATTCACCTTTCTCCAAATACTTGGCGATATTGTCGTTTGCATTAAAACGTACCTTTTTGTCTATTAATCTTTGTTTGATCTTTTCTGATGTTCTCATATTGTTACATTAACAGATTTGTCCAATTTTGTCAATAATTCTTTGATAGACAATCTGATTTCCTTCCTCCGTATAATGGTTAACTATTCCTCTATGCTTTATCCAAGTTTGGCAAAGATCTAATTTGTTTTTTTCGGTAGCATAATCGGTACTAATACTAAAATGGTCCAAATGTAAAGAAGTAATTGGTATTGATTTTGTTATTTCATTTCGTATTAATTCGTAAATATCCTTTTGGTATTCGTCGTCATAAAAATGCTTAAACCAATTTTGGGCAGTTTTAAGTCTAGAATTGAAAATCGATGTTTTGTCCATAATGTCATTATAAATTAAATCACAATTTTTATGTAATCCTTTTTTATGTACTGGGTGTTTAGATGTATGAATTCTACTAGGACTAGTATGTGAAACAATTACTAATCCATATGTTTGAATCCAAAAAGCATCTAACATAGATTTTTGTCTTAATTGTTTTAATATTTTGTATTCTCCTACGCCTGCTTCTGCTAAATTATCTACTTGAAATTGTTTACCTAGCAACGTTGGCCACCCATCATATTTAGGCTTATGCCAAGGGCAGGCAAAACTATTTCCTATTATTAAAATTTTTTTATCCATGGAATATAATTCTCCGCTATTGCTTTATGGTATTCAGTGTTATAATGTTCTTCGTCATCTAAAAAATGTTTATTTGGATCTATATGTTTGCTTTTCATATAATCTTCTATACTTTGTGAAGCAATTGTTGTAGCTTTTAAATCTCCATAGTAATTAAAATCAACTGGATGTTTGGATCTTGATCTCATTACTGATAGATATAATTTTGCATTATTATCTGCACAAATATTATCCATTGTATAAATGTCTTTATAAAAACTTCTATGTTCTATATGTGTGTTTAAATCATAAAATAATTTGCATTCCATAAACGTTTGCTTTCTTAAATCAGGTTTTATTAATCCTTGTTCAGGTGAAAATTCAAAACCTACAAATTTATCATAGTCTTCTTTAATTGGTTTATTAAATAATTGTATAGAATCGTCAACTATAATACCATCTGAATATATTTTCACTAATGGTTTTTCTTTTGCAAGTGTTGTAAAATGATCTACCTTTATAGTTTTTTCTAATAATGTTTTATTAAATGCAATTACAAATCTATTAAATGCCGCCAAAAGTATGTGTACTTCATCTATGTCATTATGTTTTTTAAACATACTTTTAAGCCAATCAGGATATACCATATTAGCAGTACCCGCCACGCAATATACAATTACTTCTTTATCATTTAACGTAGCATACTGTTCAGCAAAACTATTATCATTATAAAGAGAATAACTTCCTGGTCCTGTTTTACCTGGGATTGTTTGATAACCAGCTAAATGACTATCTCCCATAAACAATGTTTTAGACATTTTTCTTTGTGTAATCTCCTTTTCCAACTATAACATTTCTTATTCCGCCTTTGGGATTTTTAGTATCTCCTTTTTTACGAGGTATTAAATGTACGTGCGGATACATTACAGTTTGTCCGGCACTTTCTCCTACATTAATTCCAATATTATAACCGTCAATAACTCCTTTAGCAACATTGTCATTAGCAATTTTTAATGCTAAATCAAAACATTTTATTATATTGTTTTGTGTTGCTTCTTTAGGCACAATTAAAGAATGACCTTCTGTTACTGGGTACCCGTCATTGTACCATACTATATCTTTAAATTCATGAACGACATCTTTCCAAGGTGCTCTATCTTCCTCTTGGGCTTTGTCTAATGTGTCTGGTTTAATCATTGCCACTCTTCCCAAGGAAACACAATCCATACTGGATTTTTTTCTTTATTAATTGTATATCCTTTAAAATGTAAACCTTGAAATTTGCTTGGTTCATTTTGTATAACACTTGCAAATTTTACATTATCAGGAGTACCAAAATTATCTTTAATATAATTTAATGTTTCTCCTGTATCATTTATATCGTCTATAATTAATATTTTTTTTTGAAAAGCATGAGCTTTTTCTAAAACTGCTAAACTAGGTTTACTTTTATGATCTCTGAGTCTAATGTCTAATGCTTCATGAGGTACATCTAAAGCATGACTAAGATAAATGCCTGGTACACAACCACCTCTATTAATTCCTAAAACAATATTAGGTTTCCAGTTAATACCTGACATTTCAGACAAAATCATATTAAGACTATGTCTTAACTGTATCATAGTAAAGTAACTTTTTTTAGTTTCTATAGTTTTAAACATCATCTTCTTTTTGTCTCGCCGCCCAATCATCATATACTATTCTATAAACATTTTTGAATTTTTCATATGCAATTTTTAATGAAGGATATATTACAGTCATATCCTCTACTTGGGAAAGACTAGGCATAGATTTTTCAAAAGGTTTGGGTTCTGAGAAATCATAATTAAAGTTGGATTGCCCTGATACTGCATCTTTTTCAAATTGATCTTGTAAAGGGCCTCCTGGTCCATATAAACCTGGAGAATCTTGTTCTTCACCTGTAGATGCTGATCCTATTCCATAAGAATAAGTTATGGGTGGGGTGTTAGACGAATCTATTCCTCCACCATTGTCATCAAAATTAACTGCTATAGTTCCTGTATCTCTAGGAACTCCGCTATCACTTGGCATCCAAGATGAACTAGGATAAACGGGCCATTCTCCATATGGTCCTTCCCCTTTAGACCATTGGGCTTTACCAGATAAGTCTGGTGTTTTAGTTTGTTTTTTTGTTTTCTTTGTCATAAAGAATACTCCTTAATAAAGTTTTTCTATTTTGTCACAGATTGCTAGTTTTTTAGCCTCTTCAGCCGATAACCAAACGTCCTGTGGCGGTAATAATACTTCTTTAATTTTTTTCTCAGACATTCCAATACATTTTTTGTAATGTTCTACCATTCTTTTAGTTGATAGCTCAAATTCTTTAACACGAGCATATAGTTCGTGTTCTTTGCCATCACTTCCCCAACTGTATTGATGAGATAATATTGAAGTATTAGGTGTAAGTATCCTTTCTCCTTTCTTTCCTGCAATAAAAATTAAAAATCCGGAAGAGGCAATTAATCCTAATCCTACAGTTTTAATAGGTATTGTACTAGCTTTGATTGTATCTATTAATGCAAATGCGGCATGAACATCACCGCCAGGTGAATTAATAATTAAAGTTAGTTTAGGCAATCTAGTAGAAGCAAGATTGCAATTCATAATCCATTGAATACAAGCTCTACAAGAATCTGTATTAATTTCGTCCATTAACAAATAGAGACCATTTGTTAATAAATTATTTTTTTGTTCTGGTGTTGCTTTGTCTTTAGCCATATTTTACTACCTCGTATAATGCTTTACCAGAGAAAAATTGATTTTTTAATATTTCTCTTTGTTTCCATATTAATGGAATATATTTTGTATAATTTTCCATATAGTCGTGTATTTTGTCTATTACTTCTTGTTTGTGTTTACGATAATGTTCTATATCAATTGTCCATTCGCTAGGGTAAGCAAATTCTTTAATTGCCATTTCTTTATAACTTAATCTATTTGGCACCATTGGTATAACATCTAATAGTGCACCTTCATACCAACTTATACCTAATGTTTCTTGTAAGTTAGCACTAAAGATTAATTTAGATTCTCCTAGTAAATTATGATATTCCACTTTACTCAATGTTTTTTCCTGACATACTATAAAATCATATTCGCTTCCAATAGAATCTTTAAGGTCTTGAAATATGTCTAGTTGCTTTTCAGGTGCAAGTCTATGTGGAAATAATATTTGTTTTTTCTTTGGCATATTTTTATATTGTTCAAGATTACGTTCCATGTATTCCATAGGCCATCCTACTCTTTTTATTTTTTTATTCGCTTGAGCATCTAATTTTCTAGTAACTAATTTAATAAATGTATCACTAAACATATCTGTATGAAATTGTGTTGCAAAAAAGTTATGATCAAAAGTTTCATACATACTTTCTTCTGCCAATCTTACCCAAGGTTTCTTTCCAATTAATCTACCTAAAAAGTCTGCCGGATCATAAGAACCGGCGTGCCACATACCACCTATTTTTATTTTAACGCCTAATAGTTCTGCCATATATTTTAATTGTATGACTGTAGGATTCCAAGCGTCAGTATATAAGAAGTAGTCACCGTCTTTAACTTCTCCTTTACAAAACATTTCTCCAATTTTAGCCAATTGATTACTCTTATAAACATTGGTACCACCAAAGTTTAAAAAAGCACCGGGTGTAGTTTTTTGTGGTGTATCGCCTCCACTTATATTAACTACTTCATTATTAGTATGTCTTTTTAGTTGTTCTGGGAGATGTTTTTTCCACTCCTTTGTGTATCGAGTGTCAACAGCCTCCAAATCAACAATGTAAATTGTCATTCTTATTCCTTTTCATATACTGCGTGTGATCCATTTTCACCATCTTCAGAAACATCTATTTCAATATTTCTACCAGGATATCTTTTTTTAATTTGTGCATATAAATCATCTGACATCATTTCACAACTTTTAAAGTCGTTTTGTAATGTACCTTGACTATATAAACTCAAAATCCATCTTTGAAATTGGATGAATTCGATATCTCTGTCATCGTGAAAAACTTCGATCGCCACTTTAAAATGAAATGTATGTCTATGTGGATGTCCTAAAAATGACACGTCATATTCATCTCCAGTTGCTAATTTAGGGTCAGTTAGAGCCGCAGGATACTTATGTATTCCTTCTTTTCTAAATGTTACCCAAATCATTTTTTTCATTGCGTTCCTTTTCTTTTTATGAGTTGTCCATTATAACAGTTTTATTTTTCATTGTCAATGTCCAAAACGGTATCGTCTTTATATTCTGACCATTCTGTATATTGCATATAACCTTTTAAAGTGTTGAGGTCTTTGGACCATACTCCTTTGTTTGTTAAACCCCACGTAGTATCATCTATTTTTAAAACTGCATTTTTATTCAGTTTTTCAATGTTTGGAATTTTAGCACTTATCATTGGAATAAATTTTTCAAAGGCCATTAATCCCGATTCTATTACGTCATTGGAATAACTGACATCAAAATCTAATGTAACCCAATAATTTTTTTCTAATAATATTGTCATCATTACATACCAGTCTTTCCAATCTGTTTCATTGCTAGGATTAAAACTTTGACTTGTACCAAAGTAAATGTGTTTTATATCCTTTTTATTAGCTAATTCTTCTATTTCTTTTGCAGGTCTAACGCCAACTACAAATAAAGTATGTTGTCCAGTCATAGGTGTTGCTTCTATTTCTTCACCTGTAAAATATATTGATTCTTTTCTTTTACTCGTGTCTAACATTTTTTTACCACTTAATATATCCTCTAGTATATCCTTTTGGTCTATTAAGACCTTCGTTAAATGCATCTTTCCATTCAGTATTTCTATCATAACCTTTTGTCCAAAAAGAAGATACATCAATTTTACCTGAATGTACTAATTCTACTGCTTTACGCATACACTCTATAAATCCACTATCTCTTGGACTAGGAAATTTTAAAGTCATTGAATTCCATAACATTGTAGAAAATGTTGTTGTAACTTTATTTGGTTTTTCAGCACCCATTATTAGTAATGCTTCTGGATTAAATATTTCTTTTTCAAATGATTCATTTCTATTATTAAGATCAATTACTACATCATATTTTCCGTCAATTGTATCTGTAAGTTTGTTACCCCATAATTCTTTATTACTATGACCATATACAGTAATATTAAAATGAATATTTTTTTCTAGCATAAGAGTTAAAAGATAATGATATACAACCTGTGCTAAAAATCCACTTCCCATAATTAATAAGTTTGCTCCTTGTTTTCTACCTCTTCTTTCAATTGGCATTTTACTAGAGTTGATTATGTTTATACCACAAGCAACAGGCTCTATAATATATTTAGGATCACATTCGGGCACTTTAACATAAGTTCCTATGTCACAATTATAAAAGTCTGCGTATGCAGGTTCACCTCTAGTTGCTACAAAGTCTCCTATATCTACATCATATACATTTTTTCCTTTTTCTGTTACTTGTCCTAATCCTTCATGACCTTGCATAGTTAAAGGTAATGGTCCAAAGTTTCCTTGCATCATATCAATATCGCTTCTACATACTCCTGTATATTTTGCTTTAACTCTAATTTGTTCATTAGATATATCAGGAATATCTATAGTTCCTTCGTTAAATGTACCTTTACCTTCAGTGTATAATAGTTTCGTCATCATTTGTTATTGTTTCGTGTATCCATAAATCGTATTCTAATTGTTTTTGCCAAAATGCATTGTCATCTTTATGAGTTATACAATCTGCAATCATTCGTTCATATGCACTTTCAGGACAAATACCTATTTGAAATGGATGTTGTTCGTCTTCTTGTTTAGTTTCTCCTGATTTGTTAAAATGTACTGCAATATCATCTTCTTGTTCATCATCTTTTCTTCCTGATGCAGAAAAACCTTTACCTGCTTTCCAATCTGCTGTAAGTCTATATGTTTTTTCATTATTGTTAAATTCTAATTCTACTAAATCGTCTACATCATATACTCCAATAGGATTCATAGTTCCATAATTTCCTGCTCTATTATCACCTGTTGTTTCATATGTTTCTTCTATTAACTCTTTTAAAGTATTTTTTTGTTCTTTGTGAAATTTTGTAAGTTTGAAATCTTTATAAGTATTAGGATTTATTGCAATAAAAATACTCAATAAGTGTGGTAATAAATCTCGAGATACTCCACCATACGCAAGAGCTTTGTTTGTAAACCAACCACCAGGATTAGGTATAAAGTTTATATTACGCCAGTTTATATCAATTATATCATTATCGTCTACTTTTGTTTTAATACCATCTAACCATATTTTAGTTCTCCACATATTATTTTTTGTCATAATAAATTTTGTATTTTTATTAGAACTTACTAAAATTTGCCATTGTTGAGCATTTTGTACACCAGGTTTTTCAATAAAAACCATTTTACTATGCGGTGCAATTTTTTGTGCAATAGTATAATGTGTATTATTAGGTGTACAAATATGAACAGTATCAAATTCTGGATGGGTTTTTAATGCTGTTGTTAATTCTAAAAACATAGGATTGTGTTTTGAATTAATGTCCACAGTAATTACTTCGTGTCCCATTTTTTCTAAAACACGTTTATATAATTGTCCGAACCCTAATCCTACTATTAAACTTTTCATATTAATTAAATCTTTTTGTAAAGTTTTCTATTTCTGTTTTTATTGCAAGTTTAATTTTTTTAAACTTTTTTAATAATGCTTTTCCTTCCCAACTTCTATCTTCGTCCCTTTCGTTTTCCATTTCTTCGACTTTTCTGTGATAATAATCAAACTCGTACTTTAACTTTTTAAGTTTTTTATCTTTCTTCGCCATTATACCTCCTGAAATAAATTAGCAAATTGTGTACTTGCGTTAACCGTTTTCTTGCCAGTCGCCCCCCTTGTTCCTATTACTGTCATAAAATATCTATGAAATTCTTCTATGACTGCGTTTGCTTCATCTCTGTTGCTTGTTGCAAATATTGCCTCTATAATATCTTTAAAAGCAACTCTATCAAATTGTTCTTGTAATAACATACCTGGATATATTCCTTTATCATATGCTTCATTGGCTTCTTGTACTGCTGTAATGTGCATCCAAACATTGTGAGCCATTTGTAAAGTGTAACTAAATGAATCCCAACTAGTTTTAGGATCATTTTTCATTTTGTTTAATTCTCCAGGAGAATAACAACATACATCATCAAGCATTAATCTTTTACTAACAGGACTATCTCTAAAACTTTTAAATATTTTTTCTTGCAATACACCTTCTTTAAATGTTCTTGGATCTGGTTTATATTTTTTATCATCTGCACTTGCCTGCATTCTGTATACCCATTTTTTTCTATCTTTTATTTCTATATCAATATAAATTTGACCATTGGCACAAGCTAAAAATGGAGAAGCACAATCAAATGTAATCATAAAATTAGGATTGTGATATTTTCTTATAGCTCTTTGTATATCTGTTAATAATACTGCCCATTCTAATTTAGATGTTCCTAAGAAGTGTACTACATCATGAACACCTTTTTCTAATAATCCATCAAAACGTAGTGCTACAAGTCTTTTTAATGCAAGATGTATGTCACACATATTTTGACCACCAAATGACCAACCATTAAAATGTGTACCAGGATATTTTTTAGGATCACAATAGTCTTTCATTTGTGCATACCAATCGTCTGCTTGTTGGAAATTTTCACCTTGTAATACATTTAAAAATTTACAATCACCTTTTCTATTTTTCATAAAATAATCATTGTTTATTTTTGTACCATTTACAGCTTCTTGATAGCTATTAATATTACTAGCTTTAGCACCTTCGGGTGACCTTGAAACCCAAGCTGGAATATCTAATATCATTCCATAGTCCATATTAGCATCTAACCACGTTAATACTTGTTCACGTTTCTTTTTTGCTTTAGGACAATTAGGATCTTTCCAATCACCTTCCCATACGCCTTTACCTATTTGGAAACCACCTGAATCTCCAAGCAACCAATTATTAGCTCTATTTCTATTTCTAATAATGTCATCTCTAACACTAAACTTTTTCATATTCAAATCGGCGTGACCTGCGGAATATAAATTCCATTTGTAGTTAAAATACGTATTCTTAGGTTCTAAATAATTTAAACCTTGAATTCCGTGTTCAAACTTTTTAGGAACTCTTTCAGGAAGTACATAATCATCTTCGTGTTTTGCCTTTCCTATATCTCTCGCGAAGAAACTACTCATCGCTGGCAAGAATACTGCCCAATCCTTCTGAACTTTTGTTAAGTCTGTGTTCAAGTATTACTCCTTATTTTGTTTGAGCTGGTAAAATGTAATTGTATTCACCAACACCACTATCTACAGTTATTTGCATTGCTCCTTGATCAGAAATTTTCATACTCATTCTGCCATCAAGACTTAATATACTAATAACTTGTTGAATAGGCCAACTCCATGCTTTTTTCAATTCTCCAGCATCGTGTTGGAATATAAAATTACCTGCGTGTGAATTTGCATCACCAAAATAAAATACTAAATTTTTATTTTCAGTTTTTACAGTGAATACAGTTTCTTCTACGTGTGCCGCCGCTTGTAATTTTAATCTTTGTATAGACGCTACACTTGGTTCAAACTCTATATCCCAAGATGTACCTTTAAATTTAACAGATTTTAATTTCTCGTTAATAATTTCAGTACTCATAAATCTATAATCATTTTGAAAATCACCTTTTTCGTTTTCAAAGTGAATGTTAGTTGGAACCTTTTTTCCATTTCTGACAGCTGATACAACATTAAGTTTTGCATTTTTATCATACTCTGGACATTTTAAATGAAGTGCTAATTTATCTAAATTAGGCATACCAAATACACCATCGAATTCATTTACTTTTTCGTTAGTGTTCGCACTTAATATAACTGAACGATCTTCGGCCATACTTTCTATTTTTGTTTGCTCTTCATTTGTGATTTTTACTAAACTTAAAAACCCTAATGAATGCGTATGAGCAACAATGTCTTGTAAGATACTTTTCATATATTTCTCCGTTTCCTTATTATATTTAGGTTTGCAGTCGAAGTCAAGTTAAAATGTTTCATTATCTTTCAACTCCAAAATATCTATATGCCTTTTGAACACCTCTAGCTTGATATTTGCAATCAGCCAAAGCATTATGCAAGTCCGTTCTAGGGCTTACTCTCATGTCTTTTGGCAACATATTTTGCAATGTTCTAGAATCTCTGATCTGCCAGAAGTTCCATGGTACAGGTTTTCCTAGTTGTGCATATAAATTTTGTAATATTGCATAGTCAAATAATGGACCTTGGCACCAAAGTTCATCTAATCCTACGCACCATTTGTTAAGAGTTTTTGAAAACTCTTCTAAATTAATTCTTCCTTCGTCTGTAAATGCTTCTTCTTTAACTTCTTTATCTTGTTGCCCCCACCATTCTAATGTTTTCTCATTTACACTTCTTCCCATTTTTGTTTGTTCATCTACATCTATTCTAAGATATAAATCAGTATGAGGTGTTTGAGTATTATATGGATTAAACTTAACTGCTCCTAATGTAAGAATCGTAGCACTAGGTGTAGTGTCTAAAGTTTCTAAATCTATCATTCCGTGTGTAGCCATATTATTCAAATTCAAACATAGAACTAAATGTATTATCTTGTAGTGTAGATTGGATATCCCAGTTTAGTTCTCCTAGTAAGTTTCCTAATTTATTGTCAATTAAAGTAGATTCCATTGCGCCACCATCAAAAGGTAATTCCTTAAACCATTTTGGAATACGTAGTTGATCCGTAGGATATGCAACAGATGTATATTCTAATGGATTCTTTTTAAGTTTACATACAATAACTTTCATACCATCTACTATTTCCATGGAATGTTTATCTCCATGCATTCTTTTAAGGTTGTTCCAGTTCATACTTGCTCTAACGTGACCCGGCATATTAGCTTTTCCTTGTCTATTTTCTTTTCTTACATATTCTACAAGATTGTTAACTCTTTTAGGAGATCCTTTTTCCCAACCTGGACGTTGTTTAAAACTAATTCTAAATTCAGTAATTCTTTCTAAAACTTCTTTTTCTGTTTTTTTAGTTAATACCATTAATAATAATTCACTTAAAAAGTCTTGGACAAACACAGGAGTATCTGATCTTTTTAAATCTAATCCCATTGCTTTTACTTTGCCTGGATTGTCATTATCTAATCTAGTGCCTTCTACTTCATAATTTAATACTGCATATCTTTTTTTAGTAATAAAAAGTCCTGTTTCTGCAACAGATTCTTTACCTGCTTCAATAACGTCCCCTCTATTTTTAGGACAATGGAATGCTTCTAACATAAAGTCTTTAAAACTAGTATTGACTTCTTCTGCAACTTTATCATATAATTTTATAACACTTTCTTTATTCCAAGGTATTTTACCTGTTTCTATTTCTTTTTTTAATATAGGATGTGCAGAAAAATAAGCAGAATCAGTATCTCCATATATTATTGCTTTTCCTAAATGGTCATATGCTCCTGTTGTTACTTCATTAATTTTAGCCGCCATATGTTTAGTAATTTGTCTACCTGATAATGTTGTAGATTGTCCTATTCTTTTATCAAAAAATCTACAACCTGGATTTAATATTGCACCATATAAACTATTCAAGTTAATTTTTTTCACTAATTGTCTTCTATCCCAGAATCCTATTTCTGCTTCGTTATTAGCATCTACGGCTTTTTGTTTCATTTCTTGTAAATGTTGTCTTTCAGCATACCATTTTTTTAATAGTCCTGGTATAACGCCTGTAAAATCACTAGTAAAAATTGTACCATTGGCACTTAACATTAAAGAAGCATTACTATCAAATATCAATTTATAAATTTGTGCTCCACTCATTGTTTCGCTTTTGCCGTCTTCCCAGTCCACAGTAATATTAAAATCTTTTCGTTGAGACATTACTGCTTCATATTCCAATGATCCAAACTGACCTTCCCATGCTGATGCGAATGATTTTTTTTGTAATGACATTTGTTCGTCTATAAAAGCATCAGTAGATTCAGGTTTTAATTGTCCGACAATACATTCAGGAGCCATATTCAATGCTCTAATAACAGATGGATATAGTGATTTAATATCCATTGCACCTATCCAATTATGTAATCCTTTTTTAGGAAATGCCACATAAGCACCTGCCGCCGATTCAGTAGAGTGAGGTTCACGTTTAATTCTATTAGGTACTTGTACTCCTCTTTTGTGTGCTTCGTTAATAATGGCTTGTTCTGTTACTGCAACTGCTCCTAATGTTGTTTGTAGTAATACCGTATTTTGATGTGCAAGTTCATTAGTTAAAGTTATAAATTTAAATTTTTTATCTAACTTATCTAGTAATGCAACGTCTTGTCTATTGTACTCAATAAATTTTGCAAAGTCATCATTATATAATTGATCTAACGATCCTTCATATATAGTTTTTGTTTCTCCTAGTTCGTGATCACCAATTGCATCTAGTCTATATGAATGTCGTTCTTCATATGTGTATTTTCTATAAAGTTCTAAACTATCTAAATGTACTCGTCCGATTAAATCATATGTTTCTTGTGTTCTTCCAAATCTATCAAATTCTCTTTTTTTAGGTAATTGTTTCCATAAACAAAAACGTCTTGTATCATCTTTACTCAATATTTTAGATATTCTATTAATTAAATACGGAAGATCATACCCTTCACTATTCCATCCACTTAATACATCTGCTTCTTCTATAATATCTAAAAATGCAGTTAGTAATTGAGATTCATGTTCATAAATTGTTACGTTTTCAAAATTTTTAACAGATTCTTTTGCTCTAGTCATTGACATATTTTTAGGTTTAAGAGCAAACGTAACAAGAGTATCTAACCATTTTAAATGTACACTAATTGCAGTTACTGGCATAAAAGGATCACTTGGTAAAGAAAAACCTTTTTCGGGATCAAAGTCTGCTTCTATATCAAAGAATGCAATTTTTAATTTTGGTGCATCTGAATTAATATAGTTTTCACTTAAACATTGGAAGATTGGATTAACGTCCGATTCGTATAATTTTTTGTTTCTATTGATTGCAAGTTCTTTATGGAAATCTTTTGTGTTTTTACATACGATTCTAGTTAACGTCTTACCGTCGACGCTTTTATGTTTACCTCTAGGATCTTCGTAGTAAAATGTATATTTGATTGGATATTCTCTGAAAATTCTTTTTCCGTTATCTCGTTCTACCACTCTTATGATATCTTGACTTCTATCGAAATAACCATTTATGTAACTCATTTATTCTCCTAATGTCATTTTTGGCTGACATATTACCAATCGTTGTTTTTGGCCAACTAAACCTTTTCTATACTATAACAAGTTTATTGATCTTTGTCAAGAATGCGGTTCATCGCTTCAATAATTTCTTTTATAGTCCAAGTGCCTTTTATTTTCTTTTCTAGTTCTTTTGCCTTAGTTAGTTTGCTCATTTTAATTGAACTGTACCGCCTGCTTCTTCTAAAATCTTTTTAAGTTTTTCTGCTTCTTCCTTTTCGATATCTTCTTTGATTACTTTAGGTAAATCCTCAACAAAGTTTTTAGCTTCTAGTAATCCTAGATCTAATATAGGTCTAACTGCTTTAATAATAGGAATTTTTTGCCCATCAGCAAATCCTGTTAACGTAACTGTTGCAGTATCTTTAACTTCTTCTTGACTTGCCACAGGAACTCCACTTCCACCTGCACCTAATATTTCTTCATAATTAAGTCCCCAGGCCTTTTCTAATTTTTTAGCAAGTTCTCCTGCTTCAACTACTGTTAATTTTCCTAATTGTTCTACTAAATTATCTATCTCTGCCATATTAATATTTAATGATTCTCATAACTTTCATATACCTTATTGAGTTGGTGGTTTACACAAACAAAACTTGCACATTTGGGTATGTCTTTTAATCTTCTTGCCCCAATATATGTACAAGAGGATCTTACACCACCTAACATATCTTCTATTGCTTCTTTAACAGGTCCTCTATCTGGTAAAAAAATTCTTTTTCCTTCGTTGCCTCTATATCCATCTTTTCTTTTGCCGTGTATTTCTCTTGCCCGGTCTGAACTCATTCCATAAAATTCTCTTTTTCCGTCTTTTACTTCAACTTCTGATTCGTTGAATCCTGCTAACATACCACCTAGCATAACAAAATGTGCTCCACCACCTAATGCTTTTGATACATCACCTGGTTCAATACATCCACCGTCAGCCATAATATGTCCACCAACGCCATTCGCCGCATCTGCACATTCTACTACTGCTGAAAATTGAGGTACACCAACACCAGCCATTGTTCTTGTTGTACATACTGAACCAGGACCAATGCCAATTTTTACTATGTCGGCACCACTAATAATTAATTGTTCAACCATTTCACCAGTAACAACGTTACCTGCAATTATAGTTTTATCTGGAAATTCATCTCTTACTTTTTTAACAAAGTCTACATAATTTTCATGATATCCATTTGCAACATCTATTGTAATAAATTTAATGTCTGGAAAACTCTTTAATACTTCTTGCATTGTCCAATAATCTTCAGCATTATCATCCCATAACTTACCTGTACCAGTACATACTGATACATACTTTAATTTAATTCCCCAACCTACTGCTTGTTTCCAGTGTTCTATTGTTGTTGTCTTTGTAATCGTGGTCATCATTTTATATTCTTGTAAAACTTTTGCCATACTAAATGTACCAACACCATCCATATTAGATGCTACAATTGGACAACAAGTATATGATTCTTTAGAGTTTTTAAATGTAAATGTTCTAGTCATATCTACTTCTTTTCTAGATGATAACGTAGAACGTTTTGGTTTTAATAAAACATCTGCATAATCTAAATGTATAGTTTGATCTAGTCTCATAAATTCTCCATGTCATAATAAAAATGTTGTGTTCCTTTTCTAGGAACTTCTACTACTTGTTCTAAAGGAAGAAAAACGCCAGAAGGACTTGCTGTTTCTCCGTCATAATTTTTACCATCTATATGAATACAATTATCTACTGTTAAAATTGGTATGTTAGATGCATATGCCATAAATGATAAACACCCTGTATGATATTTGTCGTGAACAATTCTTGCTGGCTCGCCTTTATCTTTTGCACCATTTGAAGAATGGATTATTAATTTTGTTTTTTCATCTACTGCTACTTTTACAAGATTAGGTTTACCGCTCCAATAACCACCCCAAAGATCATTACATAACATACCAGTAACTTTTATAGTTTTACCGAAATCCTCATCATCTATTGGAAGATGAATTACTCCTGTATCTTCTCCAGCAACACATCCTTCGTCATATGAAACAATATAACGTTTATTAACTGCTCCTAAGAAATTTCCTTTTGGATCATAGTAACGTTGTTGATTTCTTACATCAGCCTTTTCTAATTCTTTATTCTCAACCCATAGAGTTCCTAATATAAGACCTATATGTTTATCACTAGCATATTTTCTTATAACATCTAATGCTTTAGAAACTTTAAAAAAATTAGTATCTACATTAATAGCATCTACATCATAACCTGACAAAGAAGCTTCGGGTGTTACTAGATAATTACAATTATTCTGTTCAGCCCAATCAATACTATTTTTAATAGTTTCAACATTGCTGTCTAGGTTTTGAGTTACTGGAATTTGAGCTCCTGCGATTCTCATTTTTATTTTTTAAATTTAGCCGCTTCCATTATAACCAGCCTTTAAATCCAGCATTTGGATTTTTATAAATTGAACTATTTTTCTCATTTTCTCTTGCTTCTACACTAATGACCCAAGCTCGACCTCTAGATTTTTCTCGTAAAAGTTTATCAACCCAATCACAAAGATAATGTGCTGTACCTTCCATACCAGGTCCCATTGGATGAGTTCTAATTCTGCATACACCTGCTTGTTCTAATTTTCTAAAAGTATCCATGTGAGGATCATCTTCGTCAAGTACTAAAGTATGATCATACATATGATCCAAATGTGCTTTTACATCTTTTAAATCACCATAGTCTACTACAAAGCCTTCTTTTGTAAAATTTTTACAAGCAAATACAAAATGAAAACTTCTGCTGTATCCGTGAATTACATGACAGTTGCCATCGTGTCTATATTGTCTATGAGCACAAGGAAAGTTAAAAAAACTTTTTGTGGAAGTAAATTGTTCTTCTGTTACGTTATCATAATCTTCAGCCATTAAAAAAAATCCTTTTCGTTTATTGCTTTATCGTCAACCCATTTATCATAAACCGGTTTATCTACGTTAATTGATGTAAATTTACAACCCCATTCATTAAGTTGAGCTACTGTATATAGATACCAGTCTTTTCCAGACATTCCTCCTCTGGAAGTCCAATAATGAATTTCATGACCTTTATCATATAATTCATTAACCTGTTTTATTTTTTCTAAATCAGGTTTACTATTATCATAGTCGCTACCTTCAGTATAACAAATGGTTCCGTCTATGTCAATGTAATATATCATATTAAGTTAACCAGTTTGTCCAAATTAATCCTGCCGCGGCAACTGTTACCAAAGTAATGTTAGTTACTATTAATGCAGGTTCTTTCCAAATTATACTTACTGCTAACCAAAGGACTCCTCCTAAAGCTAAAATAATTGGACCTTGTGGGTAATATCCTAATGAATTAATCGCAGTTCCAATAATTAAAGTCGCAGTGGCTAACCATTTAAGGTACCAGGTTATTTCACTTATCTTTGCCAACTGCTACTATCAAGTTTTCTAAGCTATCAAAAGCTTCTGAATACTTGCTCCAATCACCTTTATGTGCAATTTTGATTGCCTTATTAATTAGGGCAGGTTTGATTTCTAATTCTTCGGCTACTGCTTTTACGGTGTCTTTTAATCCTGCACTTAAATCTTCTACTTCTGAAAGAACGTTTGCTCCTTCATCTACTATTCTTTTTAACTTGGCTTGTTCTTCTGGACCATAAGTTCTTTCACTCATAATTCTCCTCAATAAATTTAACTTATTTTACTTAATATTAATAGAAAAGTCAAGAATTCTTTTTGATTATTCTTTAGTAGGATTTGGTTTATCAATTTTTGGTTTAAGTTCTTTTATTTCGTATGCCCAAGTATCTCCATCGCCATAATTGGCTGACCATTTTGGATTATCTTCAACACTATATTCTCTTGTGCTACATTTAAAATCTCCCATTTTAGTTTCATGAGATACTAAACTTTGCTCAAACCATCTCATTCTGTTGTTAGGTTGTGCGGCATATTGTCCGTTATCTAATTTCATTACATTAAATGATTTGTGTTCATCAGGTGTTTCAGCAAAAGTAGTATTAAGTTCATTGTCATTACTGTGACAACTATCTATTGTAAACATATATTCGCCACTATGCATTTTTTTATCTTTACCAAAAAATGCACAACGAAGTCCTGATAATGTTGCTTTTTCTAAAACTGTAATGTAATATGAAAAGGAATCCCAAATTTCTAAATGATCTAAAGGTAAAAATTTACTTGTATCTGCATCTGTTTTCCAAACGTATGCACTCAGAGGTAGTTTATCGTATAATGCACCATATTCTGGAAGTAAGGATTCTATATATAATGCTTTACCTGATATACTTTTTACAGTAACCCAAATAGCAGGAGTATATTTGCCTTGACCTAATAATTTCCCGTTATCATCTTTTTGCAGGTCATAGAGATATTCCATTCTAACATAACAGTCTACTGGCGGTAAGTTTGCTATTAAATAAGCCATACCTTGGTACCTCCTCTAATAATTTTTCCATAACGTAATTATAAGAGTATTTATTGTATTTTAAGGAATTGACTTTATTTTGATAACTTATTTTGAAGTTTTGTAGAAAGGTTTTCTTTGTAAGAATCTTGTGTATTAGTTGTTTCTTTTTTGTCTAAATAGTCATGTAAAAACGCATCAACATCTTCTATTGTTTTAAACGTTCCTAAATGTTTTTCACCTTGCCATACTTGGAAGTCACCATCTTTACTTTTTGTAGTGTATATTCCATATTTGTTCATATCAGGCATAGGATTAGTTTCGCCAACATAATTTATTGAATTGTTAAATTTTTCTTTGTAATCAAAGTGATTGAATACAGTAGTTAAGTAATCAGAAGCTTTAGTAATTTTTGCTTGTATCCAGCCTTCTAGTCCTTCTGATTCACTAACACTTTTCATCATGTCATGAAGTTTAATTGAATACTTTGCGGCTTTGTATAAATCACCTCGTGCCATTTGCACTTCGTGATCCTTTTCAGCTTTTTGAGCCTCATCCGCTAAATTTTCTTTAACTTTAATTTCTTTGTGCTTCATAGTAGTATTTATACTCGTTTAATAGGTTGCCCAAATAAACTTACGTTAGGCATCTCATGGGCACCTTTAACTCTGCCATCTGGATGTTTAGGTGTAGCTACTTTAGGTATTTTAGGAGCTTTCCAACCTGACTTTCCTGGATACCCTGTATAAGACTTTTTAAATCTATCAGGACCAATTGCAACTTGTGGATTATTTACAGTAGCAATGTTACCAGCCGAAGTTGCTCCTGCTGTTGCATATTCATCTACTCTAGTACTTAAAATTTCTCTAATCTTCATAATACTATTTATTTTTGCCTTTATAGATTTGTTTGGCTCTTTTACTAATGCTATATTTGGCGTGAGGAACTTTTAAATTCTTTTTACCGTAAACGTTACCAATTACGTGTGGGTAGGTTACGGTCTTGGCATTAGGGTCAATGCCATAATGATGATCGTGTCTTCTTTTGATTTCGTTGATTTTCATTGTGAAATGAAAAGATAAACCTAGGGGGAACTACTAGTCTACTTTGATTATATTTTTAATAGCTTGATGTAGTTTTTCTGCAGTTGCAACACCTAATTGTCTCTGTGCATACTCTTTATCTCCATCGATAAGAGCCGCTACTTGATCAATCATTTCAAGTTTAGTAATACTACCGTTCTTGAAATTTGTGTTTATTGTTATTGCACTTTCGGCTATAGTTTTAGCCCAGTTATTTTCTGCTACTATTTCTGCTAATGCTGTTTCGTCTGCCGCCGCCATAGTGTATCTCCTTTAGTGTTATACTTGTATTTATATTATCTCAGCTTTTTAATTGTACGTCCTAACCCTAGTTTTTTAACGTTTTTATACTCATCTCCGGGCTTAACGTCGCTTGTAGTGTTTTGTTTAGTAATAATACCCACACTTGAAGCTTCTTCATTTTTATTCTTAATAAGTTGAACAATTTTAGTTCTAGACTCTTCTAAAGGTAATGCTACAATTTCAAGAATTTTCATTATAATTTACCTCTTTTTAATTGATCTTTAGTTACTTTATATGGTACTTTTTCAATTTTACCACCTTTAGCAAGAAACTCTTTCATCATACGATCACGATCTTCTTGCGTTGTTTTCTTGTCTTCTTCTTTACCTGACGAATATACTCTATTGATCCCTGTGAATTTGGGCATATTGTTCTAACTCCTGTTTTACTTTACTTATCGGATTCTTATTAGCCTGATATAAAATTCCATATCCCCCAGACGCTTTCCAACGATCTAAATTTTTTGGTCTATCATCAATTAGTATATTAGACACCTTTGTTCTTTTGTCTATTGCATATGATTCTTTTCTTCCAGTGATAATAATTTGATTTGGTGCTTCTATATTTTGTTGTAACCAAAACCTTTTGCCATTTGTTGAATTTTCATGGTCACCTCTTAAAGGGGATGATAATATAGAAAACGTACCGCCTGTAAATTCTTTAACAGTTGCAATTAATTCATCAGCAGTAGGAAATTTAGGTAATGTTTTAAAGAAATCTGTACCAGTTATTCTATTAATAACTTCTTGTTTAAGGTCTTTAGTTTTATCGGATACTAATTGTTTCCAATGTTCAACACCATATAATTTTTCTACACCACCAAAAAAGTCTGCGATAACTCCGTCCATATCTACATAGACTATTGGTTTGTTTACTGGCTCTTGACCATCTACTTCAAAAAATTTCATTGGAATTATGCAATTCCTATGTGTGTTACCTTAGGAAACTTTTGTTTAATATGACGTGCAAATTGATTGAATTGCATTATTAATCTATTATCCCAACCTTCTGGTTTACCACCACCTATCATTGTTGCTCCACCTCCGGATTTATCAACTGTTGTAGGAACTTCTCCAGATGGTTTATTAATGTGTTTCTTTAACCATTGAGTTGTAATATTAATAAATTTATCTATAGGCATAGGTCCTGCGTCTTCAAAATTAGGATCCATACCTAATGAATTTAATATATCTCTCATTGAAAAGTTTGAAAGATAGGGACTTTCATCTTCATCCCCCATGCCATCTGGGAATTCCCAAACGTCTTGCATTTTACCATCAAATTCTTTTTTAGTTAAAAAATATGGATTTAAACTTGCTCCTTCTTTCATAGCACTTTCATTGTTAGGCATAAATTTTGCATATTTCTTTTGCATATATTTTACTTGATTTAAATCTTTACCTATATCAAGTCTTAATTTTACGCCTTTTATATCTTGTGTAATTTCGTTAGCTTTTTCATCGTCACCTTGTTCTTGTGCAATTTCTAATGCAGAGTTCATTGCTTTTACAACATCAACACTATTGTTTAATGCGTCATTAATTGAACCAACACCTGCTAAAGTTCCTATAATTATTCCAGCCGCCGCTAATTTTCTTAGATATTCTTTTACACCTTCATCTAAATTTTCATCTTCATCGGACCAATAAACTGCTGATTCGTTTTGAACATCGTGAGATGCTAATACCATGGCCATTGCATCTGCTACTCCAATTTTATTTCTGTTCATGTCTTCTAACTTTGAAGTATCACCGTGGTCATTAAACACTGCCATATACTCATGAATTGCATTTGGATCAAATCCTGCTTTTTCTAATACAATTCTGCCTTTTTCTGAAATGTCTTCTTTAGCCATTTTTGTAGCAGTAGCATACATTACAGATTTGTAATCATCGCCATATCTTGCTTTAAAATCTTTGGCACTTTTCTTCATGCCTTTGACATATTTTTCTTTTTTAGATTTTTGTTTTTTAGATAATTTTTTTTCGGAAGTATAAAATTCTTTAGATCGCATTACTCTGCCCTCAATGTCGACTTTTTCCACCCTTTAGCAAGAAATTCATTATGTTTACTTTTAGGAATTAAAATTGTTTTACCATTTTTATGAACATATATTTTAGGTACTGATTGACCTAATCTTTTTAGGTCAGCTGGTTGCATACCATCGCTATCTTGTTCTTTTTTAATAGGTAACTCTGGTTGTTTCATTCTTACGTTTGTTATACCCATTTTTGCTAACTTCTCTGGCATTTTAGTTACAACAAATCTACCACTTGTATCTTTGTCATCAAAATCGTATCCGGCTGTACTCATTAAATCTCTAATTGCAAAGTTTCCATCGGATGATCCAAAGCCTTCTCCATCTGGCCAATCTGCATAATGTGGACCATTAGCAACTTCTTCGCCTGCCGCTTTTAATTCTTTTGCAAAATTTACATATTCTTCTGCTGATATAAATTTTCTCATCACAGCCATTCTAACTAAATCCATTCCTGTTCCAAATGGTGCATCTTCTTTTACTGCACTATCTTCTTTTTTTAGTGGTAATCCTAAATGATCTACACTTTCAGTTGTTTCTTGTTTACCAGCCTGAACTCTATCCCAATAGTATGAACTCATTTTACCGTAACCATGTCTCCAAGCCATTTGACGTAGTGTTGTTTCATCTTTGTCTTTAAATCTGTCTGCTAATTCTTTATCAGACATAAACGCAAGTTTTTGTTTATGTTTAATAATAGATGCTGGCATTCTTTCTTTTAATCCATAATCTTTTTTATCAAAATTTAGTATTTTAGATAATTCTTCTTTTGCAGAAGGACTTTGTTCAACATCAATTAGTTGATTAATCATATCAATAGCATTAACACTATTGCCATCTTGTATATTTTCTTTTATAGCAGTTAATACATCAATTTTATTTGAAAATCCATTAATATTAAATTCTTTTACTGTAGATTCAGTTTTATATACATTTTGAATTTTATCAATTAAAGGAGGCCAACTTTCTTTAATAGTAGAAGATATAACTTTTGCCATATTATTATCACCTTTAAGTACAGCATCAGCTAGTTCTAATCCATGACTTAAAGAAGCCTGTGCGGCACCTAATAAACTTGCTTCAGAATCTTCTTTTACTGATTCATCACTCATTGGACTTGTTATAGGTGTACTTTTTAGAGCTGGGTCTTTTTTAAATGCTGGTTTTAATTGTTTTCCTTTATATGCAGTTTGTCCTGTAGGTATTTTTTGTACTTTACCACCTTTAGCAAGAAATTGCTTCATTAATTCGTCGCTGGCTTTCTTTTTATCATCTTTACTATCTTCAAACTTACTTCTTAAATGATCTAAATCTAATTCAAAGTCATCTGACTTGTAATAATCTTGCCAAGTTTTAAATCGTGCTTGTAAGTCTTTAGCTCTACCGTGTTTTTCATCGTAATACCATATTTTTGCCATTTCTTCTGGTGAAACTACATCTGTATAATCTGTTATTTGTGGTTCATCATCTTCGTTTGCTTTTCTTAATGCATCAGCAACATCTGGATGACTTGATAATCCTTTTGCAATTCTTTCAATATTTTTTACAGCGGTTGTATGATTATCTACATATAATTTAGCATATGCTTTTGCTTTTGCTATTTGACCAAAAGAAAAGTTTTCTTTGCCATCTTCTTTAGTTGATTCTCCTTGTGTTGCATAATCCTCAGCAACCCAGTCAATAAGTTCACCTGTTTTTTCAAATTCTTCTAATTCTTCATCAGTTAAAGGTGTGCCATCTATATATTTTGCTCCAAGTAATTGAAAAATCATATCACTAAAATCCTGCATTTCATAGTCTATGCTATTATGATCTATTTCTTTACCACGAAACATTATATTGGCATAATCAACTTTTTGATCTCTTGCTACTTTATATGCCGCCCAAGATTTTTCGTCATCTTCTTTTAATGGTAATCCTAAATGATCTACGCCTTGCATTGTTGCTGTGTCTTTTTGTAAAAGGGCGTGAACTGTAGATCTTAACTCTGGATCTGTTCTAAACATTTGTGCAATAGAATTTGCGTCAGGTTGTGCTTGTTTTTGTGCTTGTTTTTGTGCTGGTGCTTGTGCTGGTGCTTGTGCTGGTGCTTGTGCTGGTGCTTGTGCTGGTGCTTGTTTTTGTGCTGGTGCTTGTTTTTTTGCTGGTACAACTTTTTTGGCTCTAAATTGATCTCGAGCCATATGTTGAAATATTTTATCAACATCTCCTGCTGATGGATTTTTCCCTTTCCATTTTTGAAGGTAGCTTGTATCAGCTCCTTTTGTTGTCATAAAATCTTTTAATTGTTTTAGTGTAGGATTGTTATAATCTGCACCAACTTGACCCACATACTGTCTCCATTCGTCGTACATTTGTTTCATTACATCATCTGACTGCATTGCACCTTTCATTCCTGCCGCAGTACCTCTCATTCCAAGTTTTGATGCCGCTTTTTGACCAAGACTTGTAGCCGCTCTTTTAAGCATACCCATACCCGGTGCTTCTTTAGTAGTAGTGTCTTCCCATTTTAAATTTTTTTCAGCCCAGGCTCTTAATTCTAATTTTCTTTTTTGGATTTCTGCCATTAGATCAGCATCGGTTCTATTTACAGGGTCTAATGCCATGTCCTGAAGATGCTTCATTAATTCTCTATAATGTTCTTTATTTCGTGGAGTTACAACTTGTCTAAATTCGGCAAGTTTACTAAATCTAACTGCTTTGTTAAGGTCATGTAAATTCATTATATTTTTCTACCTCTAATTCCTTTAGTTTTTTGCATAAGTGGTCTTCTAAACCATAATTTAAACCATCCTGGATCTCCAGGTCTTAATCCTAATGCTTTCTCCCTGTCTTTAATT